CGTAGGCTTCCGAGCCAACGTAGGCCGTGCCCACCGTGGACAGCGTGGCGTTGTCGGTGAGCGTCGTGCCCGCAGCCGTGGAGACCTCCGTCGCCGCCCCCACCGTGCTGATGGTGGCGTTGTCCGTCAGCGTCACACCCGCTGCGGTACTCGCGGCTTCCCCTGCCCCCGCAAGCAGCGACGCGGTGTCGGTCAACGTGACCGCATCCGAGGTGTAAGACGCGCTCGCGGCGCCGACCGTGCTGAGGGACGCGGTGTCCGTCAGCGTGACGGCAGTCGTAGTGCTGCTTGCCTCCCCTGCGCCTGCGATCAGCGACGCGGTGTCAGTGAGCGTGACACCATTGGCCGTGGCATCGACGTTGCTGCTGAGGTTGCCGCCGTACTGTTGGAAGGCGTCCTGCTGAAACGCATCCGGTTGCCACATGGTGTTGGCCGGAGCAAGTTCCCACGCCGAGATGCTGTCGATGTCGAAGGAGTGGTCGAACGCAATGAACCACACCCCGATCCAACCCACGTCCGTGATCGGCGTGGTGCTGTCGGTGTAGGTGATGACTTCGACGTTGTTGACGAAGCATCGGATCAGCGTGTTGGTAGTGCCCGACACCTCCATGCGGAGGGTGCGGGTCTGCCCAATCGAGCGCGTCAGGTCATCGACTGCGTTGGTGGCAAGCGCAGTGGTGCCGCCATCCTTCTTGTCGAGTTGCCAGATGCCATCGGCGTCGTTCCACCCGAAGATGTACGCCTTGCCCGAGGTGAACGTGCAGCGGGCCGCGATACCCGTGGTGATGGAGCCGCTGAAGCCGCTGCCGTTGGCGTCGTAGTAGAAGACTGCCTCGATTACCTGATCCGGCGACGGAGGCAGGGCGAGGTGGCCCGCAAGGTAGTACCCGGTGCTGTTGGTGCCTTGGAGCCGGTTGCTCTGGATCGTCGGCTCGTTGCCTGCCGATGCCTGATCGAGCGTGACCCACGAACCATGGTTGGGCAGCGTGGTGCTGTCGATGTCGGTGAAGCTGTCGCTCATGATGGGCGTGGACGCGCCCTTCAGCGCCATCCACACCCCCGACACCTGCGTAGGCGTGCCCTCCCAGTCACAACCGATGGTCGCGCTGTCCGCGCTGTTGACCACCTTGTAGCAGAGGTTGCCGACCGGGTAACTCGTTGCGTCCACTGACGAAGCCAGTGTCGTCATCGAGTTGTTGGGCGTCGAGACGGTGTTCGAATCCCCCGTGTCGGTGGTCGTCAGCAACAGCAGCAGAGTGTTGGGTACCGCCAACGCCCCGGTGGTCGTCTGCCGTGGGTCACTGGCGTCGTCCAGTGAGCCGCCCGTGTCGTAGCACTGGAACGTCGGGTCGTTGATCCACCCGAAGAACACCGTGGCGTTGGTGGCCACGCTGAACGTCACGGTGGCCGTGTGTGAAGGCCCGATCTGGCCCCACTCGCACAGGTACAGCCGGGTGATCGCCGCCCCGGTGTAGGTCTGCTTCTGCGCGTAGGTGTTGGTGAAGTAGTCGGAGACGGTGATGGTGCCCGCATAGCCTGCGGGAACCACCACCCCGACCACCAACCGGCCACCGCCGAACTCGGTGCCCTGCGTCGTCAGCGCACTCGTCGTGATCGACGTGGTGCTGACACCCGTCGCTACGGTGAATGTGCCGGGGCTAATGGCCATGTCAGTTCACCGTGGCGGGACGTGGGCTTACTTCTTGGTCAGCGTGACGATCAGATCGTTGCTGTGGTTGCGGTAGTGCTTGAGGGCGAACTGCTGCTGCTCATGGTTCTTCATTGAGATGTCGGCATCGAGCGAGAACCCATACCCGAAGTCGAAGTCACAGGTCATCTCGTACAGACCATGGGTCAGCTTCTCCCGCGTGCGCCACTCCTTGTTGAAGTACAGGAACGACTCCGCGCACACCGGAGGCCACTGGTGCGTGTAGTCCTGAATGGCGCGGTGTGAGTCGCCATCCGGCACCACGATCACCATCTGCGAACCTTGTTTCAGGATGCGGCAGCACTCGTCCATGAAGCGGGGCCGCAGGATGCCGGGGATGTGTTCGAAGAAGTGGGAGCAGTTGATGCTGTCCACCACGCCGTCGTCGCACGGCCACGGGAACGTGAGCAGGTCGAAGAGGAAGTCGGTGCTTGGGGTCTGGTACTTGTCCACTCCCAAGTGGCCTTCCGCCTTGCGGTCCCCGCACGCCAGATCGAGACGCAGCGGTTGCCCTTCGGGCGCTCGCCACCGGCCATCGACCACCGCCAACTTCGCCACCGTCGCCTTCCGCTTGGTCACCACCGTGCACCCCCGAGAGTCGTGTTGTTGCCCCCCTGCTGCACCATGGGTGTCGGGGTGCTGCCGCAGTACGTGCACTTGCGCCCCGGGTACTCGGGGGTCGCGCCGCAGTTGCGGCAGTTGTCGTAGTGCACCCGCTGCATCTGCGCCAACTGCTGTTGCTGCGCGAGATTGTGGCTCGTCATCACGCACGACATCAGCGGCACGATGCTCATCGTCATCATGGGGGCGTAGTCCCCACGGCTTGCCGTTACCATCACCACGTTATGTCACTCCCTTGGTCGTAGTGTCCTACCTTCACGCGACAGTCAATCGCGCACCTGTACCCGTGCTTCTTGAAGTCGGTCCACGCATAGAGGTCTTGCGTGAAGACGCCTTCGGCCACGCTCGCGGCGGTCTTGAACCATGGCCGACGCAACTTCGGGTTCTTGAACATCTCCATGCGGAACAGCGTGAAGCCCATCCCCGTGCCGTTGCACTCCACCAGTTGCTCCGGCACCGGACGCTGCGGCTTGAAGTTTAGCGGGAACTCGGCGGGATTGCCCCACACCTGCGCCACGCCGCCTTCGCCCTTGGTGAAGTAGAGGCCACCGATGGCGGCGAACTCAGGGTGCGCCTCCATCGACTCCAACAGGCGGATCAGGCCATCCGGCGGCGGGATGTTGTCGTGTTCCAACGCGAGCAGGTACTTCCACGTGGACAATTCGGGGTTGCTGAGGATCGCTTCGATGGTCTGGGAGTACGCCTGCCCCACCTCCATGCCCATGGCGAACAGGAAGGTGTTCTTCTGATTCGGCGGGCGGATGAGGTTGAGCCACGAAGCCACCGCCTTCGTCGGCACGCTGCCGAGCGCGGGCACGATGATGACCGTGGACAAGTCGCGGTACGCCCCTTCCTTGGTGAGGCGATTGACAGTCGCCGGAAGGTTCTCGTTGTGCTTACCGCCTTCGTAGCTGCTGATGATCTGAGGCTTCATAGGGTCGAGATTGCGAAGTGAGCAACGGGAGCGCGGAGGCCGAGCGAGCCGGAGCCAATGATGTGGTTGGAACTGATGGCCGCAGGGAGAGCAGTAGTCGTGGTGCCAACGATACCAAGGAACGCCGAAAGCTGCCGTGAAGTCGCCGACGCCTGTCCGAAGTACCCCGAGAACACCGAGTTGGGCTGCGTGCGTAGCATCTGGCTCAACGTCATGCCTGCGGGACTAGCGGACGTGCGCGACAGCACCGCAAGCCAGTAGCGACCGGCACTGATGGTGTTGGTCCACGGGATGACGAAGTTGCGTGGCCCTGCATACCAAGAGTACGAACCCACCGTGCCCGACATCGTGGCACCCATTGACGACGAAGTGCTAGACAACAGCGACAGTGTACTGCCGTTGAGCGTGTAGAGACCAACGTGATACGAGACGGTGAACGATCCCGAGGAGTTCGACGTGGCGGTGAAGTGCTGCCCGAGCAGCAAGTAGGAGTGCCGCACTTCCTTGTCCACGGGGTAGGGCTGCACGTGGACCGAGTTGCTACCGATCTGACCGACCACCCACTCATGATCTGGATAGGCGGCGTACTCACTGACGACAAGACCGCCGCCGCCCCCACCAACGAAGCTGATCGTGGCGCTCTGCCCGTTGACCGAACCTGACAGGGTGATGTTGTTGCCGCCGACGAACACCATCTGCGACGACACCATGCCCGAGGTACCCGCACTGTTGCCGAGGTTCGTGATGCCGAGCGTGAGCGCCCCCGTGGCTCCACCGGGAGCGTTGGCACTGATGCTGATCGAGCGTCCGTCCTGCGACAGCGTGATGTTGGGGCCACCCATGATGACGGCGGTGCCCGAGGTGATGTTGCTGTAGCCGCCCACCCCCGAGGTGCTGTTGCCGCCGATGCTCACTGCGGCACCACCGCCACCGCCGCCGGTCTGCGAAATCAGCACCGACCCCCCCGACATGCCCACGCTGATGTTGCCCTGACCCACGAAGGTCATGGAGCGAGCATCGACCGTGTTGGACGAGGACTGCCCCGTGGTCTGCGACGACATGTACAGGCCGATGGTCTGCGCGCTCTGCGCGGCAGCACTGACGGTGATGGTCGCGCTCGCACCGTTCACCGACTGCGACAGCGTGATGTTGTTGCCCCCGGCGAGCAGCAAGCGCATCGCTGCACCGGATGCGATGCCCGACGTGCCTGCGCTGTTGCCAAGGTTGCTGATACCCCCCGACTGCGATTGGAAGGCTGCGCCGCTGATGGTGACGGTGGCCGAGGCGCCGTTGACCGACTGGCTCAGGGTGACGTTGTTGCCGCCCGCGAAGAGCAGGCGCACCTGAGCGCCCGAAGCGATGCCCGAGGTACCGGCGGTGTTGCCGAGGTTGGAGATGCCGCCCGACTGGGACAGCACGGCAGCGGCGTTGGGGCCGCTGATAACGACGGTGGCCGCGCCTGCGGCGGTGACCCCCGACAACGTGATGTTGTTGCCGCCCTGCCAAACGATGTTCGTCCCGCTCAGGGCACTGCTGTTGTTGGTGTTGCCCGACAGTGTGAGGAACTGATTGTGGACCGAGTTCCAGTCCGAAGGACGGAGCAGGTCCGTCGCTGCGCGGGTGGCCGTGGACCCCTGACTGTTCAGCACCGTGACGGTGCCGGTCATGTCCCCGATGGTGTTCGACTTGGCGTGAGAGATTGCCACGGGTTACCTCTTGTGTTGCTTGGGCGTCCCGAGGCAACCATCAATCAAGTTCTCAACGGCTGTCCCGAGGTCTTCTTCGGCGACGATCAACGCGCGCCTTGCACTCTCCGTCACCTCCTCGGGCTTGGCCCGCGCGATCAAGATCGCCGCAATGCGCCACTCGATGGCCCGAGATACCACGTTACGAGCATGTTCCTGTTCGACGCGCAGAGATGCCCGGTCACGCAGTGCTTCTTCCACGACAGAAGCCGACAGCGCGGCGCTAGTTGCGACCTCCCGCAACCATGCAGCCACGCTCTCAGCTTCATCCGCCACGACATTAGTTCTGGATGCGGATCGTGGACGCCGTGAGGGTCAACGTGCCGTTGGTCGTGGACACGTCGGAGCCGAAGTCGATGACGGCAACGAGTTCGTCTGCCGACGACGCGCCGCCCCGGCTCTTGTAGTAGACCGCCTTGCGCGCCGTGATGGTGGACGCAGGCCACGTGGTGCCGCCGAGCGTGACATCGAGCCGGTCGTTGGCCGTGTCTTTGGTGACCGTGATGGTCGCGCTGTTGCCGCCGGTCGTGTAGCCGTTGCCATTGGCGACTTCGTTGGTGACCGCCGACCGCTTCAGGTCGCTGTCCTTGCTCTCGGTGTAGGCCGACGTGGTGAGCAGCACCTTGAACGTGTCGGTGTCGAGGTCGATGGCCCCGCGAGCGAGGTCTTCCCAAAAGCTGTTGTAGATGAGCGAGGCCATGAAGACTCCTTGATGGGGGGACAGCACGAAAACTCAGTGCTTCTGCATCCTATCCAGTGGCCTTGCTCCGAACAACTACGCCGCGAGGAGCGTTTCGTCCAAAACGGTGACAGCCTCGCGGTCCACCACGGTCGTGGCCGGGTGCCGGTCGTAGAGGATGGTGGCGCGGTGCGGCGTCTGGAAGGGCAGCAGGATGCCCACCATGAGCGAGGTCGTGACCGGGGTGAGGTCCACCCCCGAGGCCATGTTGTCGCCGTGCAGACCCCCGGGGAGGAGGTCGAAGAGGGGTTGGAACAGGGCGCCTTCGGCCACAGCGGACGGCAAGCATTGCCCGTCGAGCAGCGTGGCGACCGCCCCGGGAAGCTCTTGCCCCGCCGCGTCGGCGTCGATGACCGGCAGACCGGGCAGGAAGACCACCTGCGCCCCGAGCAGCGTGCCGCCGAGGGAGACCTGCGTCTCCCCATCGAGCAGCGCCGTGGAGGCCGTCAGAACGACGCCAGAGGCGGTGACATCCGAGGGGTAGAGCAGGCCCGGGAGGATCGTGCCGGTGACAGGCAGCGTGACCCCAGAGGCGTCCTTGCCGATCCCCACCGTCCCCGGCAGGTAGACGGTCGTCGGGTAGAGGACTTGCCCGTTGGCCGTGGCATGGACCGGGTTCTGCGCCGACACTGACCCCGCGAGCAGGCTCGCGTTTGCAGACATCTGCACACCGGCCTTGGACGAACTGGCCTGCCCCGCCCCTGCTAGGGTGGTGGCTGTGACGGTGATGGTCTGCCCGTCCGCCGTCTTGCCCACCCCGGCGACGCCATCGAGCAGGGAGGTCGTAGCCGCGACCGTCGCCCCCGGGGCCGTGCTGTCCGCGCTGCGCGCCCCCGCGAGCAGCACAGCGGCCTTGGAGATGGTGGCGCCTGCCGCCGTGGAGGACCACGACACCGTGCCCGTGGTGGGCAGGGAGGCCGTCACCGTCAGGGTTTGGCCGTCCGCTTGGTCGTCCACCCCCGGGGCGAACAGGATGCCGTCGATCAGCGACGCGGTGCGCGACAGCACGGCGCCATTGGCCTGCCCGTCAAGCTGCGTGGTGCCTTGGCCCGCGATGAGGCTGACAGTGGACGTGAGCAGCGCCGCGCTCTGGTAGGCGATGGTCGAGGTCGCCGCGACCACCGAAGCCGTGACCGAGACCGTCTGCCCTTCCGCCGTCGCCCCGGCGGTGCCCGGGATGAAGGTGACGTTGCGGGCGAGGGTGATGCCCCCCGCCGAGGAAGCGCCCGTGGCGCCGCCTACCGTGGGCAGGCTAGTCGTCGCGGTGAGGGTGGTGCCGTTGGCCGTGGCACCCCGGGCCACCGTGCCCACGGTGGGCATGGAGATGGTGACCGTCAGGGTGACGCCCGAGGCCGAGGCCGGGTAGTTGGCCGACCCCGCCCCCACGGTGGCCAGAGACGACGCCACGGTGAACAGCGTGGCCGGTACGGTGATGTCCTTGCCCGTGCACTGCCCCGGCAGGAAGGACACCGTGCCGGTGAGGGTGGCCGCAGCCGTAGTGGACGCTGCGGACCCCGCTCCCGCGATCAGCGAAGCCGTGCGCGAGAGGAGCGCGCCCACCCCCGTGCCGAACACGATGGGCGTGCCGCCGAAGCGCGTGGCGGTGACCGTGAGCGTGACACCATTGACCTGACTGCTTGCGGTCCACGTGCCAAGGATTTGGCCCGCCGTGGCGGGGAGCGTCTGAGCCGCAGTCGTAGAGGAGGCTTGCCCTTCACCCGCGATCAGCGAAGCGGTCTGCGTGAAGGTGATGCCGTCGATCCCGATGCCCCCGGTGCCCGGGGTGAAGCTCGCGGTCGCGGTGAGGGTGGCCCCGGCGGCGGTGGACGCAGCTTGTCCTGCCCCGGCGAGCAGCGATGCGGTGTCGGTGAGAAGCTGACCACTGGCGCTGTTGGTGGCCTGAATCTGGCCATCGAGCAGGCTTGCGGTGTCAGTGAGGGTGACCCCGGCGGTGGTACTGGTGGCAGTCTGCGCCCCCGCGATCAGCGATGCGGTAGCGTCTAGCATCTGCCCCGACGCCCCGGCCCCGCCCCCCACCGTGGCGAAGTCGATGTTCGCCGCGTTCCATGCCGGGGCACTGTACGCCCCGTCGCCGGAGAACTCGATGTTCCTCAGCAACGGCAGGAGGGTGGCGCTGACGGTGAGGACAACGCCATTGGCGGTGGCGTCCGCCATGTCACGCTCCCGGCGTCAAACGATCAAGGCGACCGATGTTCCAAACGTCTCCCCCGGGGAGGTCGAAGGCGACGACGGCGTAGCCCTCGGACTTGGTGGGATCGAGGCCGGTGAACGTGTAGTCGCCGTTGGCGTCCGTTCGCACCATGCCGATGATCTGCTTCGTCTGCCGCCAGATCAGGCACACCTCCACCCCCACCTGCGCTACGGTGGCAGCGGTGACCTTGCCAGTGATCATGCCGTTGGTGGCCATACCATCGTTGAAGTGTGAGCCGTGGGGAGCCGTGACCAACTTCGCTGTGACGACAGCATACTGGTTCATGGGGACACCGGCCACAGTATCCTGCCACAGGCCGAGACTTCGCATCACGCGAATCCGCGCACGCATCGCAGCGGAGTTGGTGATGATGTCGTGCATAAAGCCCGCGCCCCCCGTGAGAGGGCGGAAGCCCACGTCCACCTGCTTGTTGTAGTGCCACACCGCGCGCACGTAGGCGGTGTTGGCGATGACGGTGCGCGTGCCCGCCACGTTGCCCTCGCGGAAGGTGCCCGGGTGCGTGCGGAGGTACCGCTTCTTGGCAGCGGTGTAGATCGCGTTGCCCGCGATGTCATCCCGGTTGGTGCCAATAGCCCCTTGGTCCGCCATCACACATCCCACGTGTCCGAAGTTTCGATGCAGCACGCCCCATCATTCGGCCCCCACACCACTTCGTAGCTGCGCCCCGCGAGTACCCCCCCATTGGCCGGAACCGTGAAGGTGGTACCGGCGGGGAAGTAGGTGCGTACATGGCACGGCACCACCATCCCCGGCAGATAGATGCGCGGGCCAAAGACCAACTCGTACAGGTACACCCGTGACAGCACCATGCCGCCACGAATCGGACAGGGGTATGCCCTACCATAGGAGCCGAGGTCCGTGCCGGTCACTCGATGCTCCAACATGTCTACGAGCTTGCCAGAAGCCACAGCCCCGGGGAACTTGTTCCACGAACGGAACAGGTAGTGCCCGCCAACGGCAGTGGCCCACGTGGCGTACCCCCAGAGCAAGTACGGCACACCTGACGCAGTGGGGGCAGCGGTGTTGTTGGCGATGAAGAAGGAGTTGTGGATGCCCTGATCCCCCGCGTTGATGGACACCCCATCCCCCACTGCCGTCATCTGGAATAGCGCGTTGACGTAGGTGAAGAGGTAGAACGCACGCCCCGTGGCGATGAAGAGGTAAGGCCGCTGCGTGGCGTCCGCCGTCTGACTCTTCCACAGGTAGTGACCCCCGGGGAAGGCGATTTCGTTGGGGATTTGCCCGTACCCGGTCAGTGCCCCGGTGGACTGTTCGAACGGGCGCACGCGAGCTAGTGTGGTGCCCGTGTCGTCGATGGAGAAGCAGACTTGATTGCCCGCAGGCGCCTTGTAGGCGGCGGTGTTGGTGCCCGTGTAGACCTTGGTCCACCCCGCCGTGGTGACGAGGCAGAAGTCCAACACCGCGATGGCTTGCCCGATCTGCCCCGTCAGACTGGGGGCACCCCCGGTGTCAGCCCCGGTAGCCCACCCTTTGCGTACCAGATAGACGGGCATGGCTTAGGCGTCCCATGTGTCCGAAGTCTCCACGATCAGTTGCCCCGCTGCCGAGACGTTGATCACTTCGAAGGTCTTGCCTTCCAACGGCGTGCCCGCCACACCGGAGAAGGTGTCGAGGTGGCTGAGGGGGCGGTTGTGGCACGGTGCCCACAACCCGGGGAGATGGCCACGGATGCCGTTGGTGGTCTCGCTGATCCAAATCGGCGACAGCATGATGCCGCCCTCCACGCCGACCGGGTAGGTCATGCCATTGGCGCCAATGTCCGTGGCGCCGTTGCAGAACACCGAGTTGAGGTGCTTGCCGACGTTCACCGCACCGGCGACAGCAGTGTAGGACCGCGCGATGTAATGACCCGAGGAGGCCGTGAGCGCGGCGGAAGCGTTGGCGATACGGATGGCCGTGGTAGTGGCACTGGCCACGATGTCGCCGATGACGATGGTGTGGTAGGCGTCGGAGTTCTTGTACGACGTGATGTCGCCGAAGCACATGCCATTGCCGACCGTGGTGAGGCCACTGTACTGGCAGAAGAAGTAGAAGATTTTGCCGTTGCTGAACATCTGCCACGGGCGCACCGTGGCATCTGCGGTGGACGAGCGCGGCTGAAACAGGCCACCGGTAAGCTGCACCCCCGTGGGGAAAGGTCCGGTACCGTTGGCGTCCGCCGGTCCCGCTGCCGTCGCCACTTCAAAGCCACGGAACTTGGCGTTCTGCGCCACCGTGTTGGTGTCATCGAGCGCGAAGTAGAAGCGGTTGCCTTGGCCCGTGCCGGGGCGGTAGGTGGCGAGGTTGGTGCCGGAGAAGGACTTGGCCCACCCAAGCGGGGAACGCACCACCGTGGCCGTACCGGTGGCGGGGGTGCCCGAAGGGTCCGCAAGCGGGCAGGTGATGGTGTTGGCATCCACCACCGTCACCGTCTTGTTGGTGATGTTGTAGCCCGCCGGGGAGAGGCCGGTGACGGTGAGGACGACACCTGCGGCACCCACCGGCATTCCGTGCCCGGTCTTGGTGAAGGTGGCCGTGCCCCCTGCCCACGACGCGCTCCACCCCGTGGCCGACGAGTTGACGCCGTTGATGAGCATGGCGTCCATCGCGGTGATCAACGTACCTGCGGTAGAGCCTTGCACCCCCGCAAGTCCCGTCTCCGTGCTACGAAACGCCCATGTCGTCATGTCAGACCACCCTTGTGTACTCTTGGATCAGCTTCATGGTGCCGAAGGACAGCTTGTCGATGCGCGTGCTAGGCGCGGGCCACGTGAGTTCCGCGTCGAAGCCGATCTTCTCCCACGTCTCGCCCACCGTCATGTCGGGCGTGATGACGAACTGCACCAGTCCGTTGAGGCCGTCGATAGAGCCGGTCACGTCCAACAGCGGCGGATCAGCATCCGTGACCTCCTGCCGTGAGTGCAGGCGCGCAGTGCACCCGGTGATGTTCACGACGGCGCCGAGGTCGTCCACCACCTTGTAGGTGTGTTCCCACGTGGCGCCTTGGTAGATCGTGAAGTCCTGTCGCTTGGGTTCGATCATGGCGAAGCCTTTCGTGCAGACATCTGCAAATTAGGCTCCGTAGCCCTGCTGCGCGAACGCCTTGTAGTCGCCCGCCCCCGCGCTGCGCCGCACCCGCACGTAGGGCATCGGGGTGGCCCACTGCACGATGGTGGTGACCGTGGTGGTGATGTCGGCCCCTTCCTGCAACCACGCGCCGAGGGGATGCAGCCGCTTCTCGATCTTGAACGTGCTGCCCGCCACGGAGTCGAGTTGGATGCCCCGCACGCCCTTGGCGGTGTAGGACTCGCCCGTGTCGATGATCTGCATGTTGTTGCCCACCGCAGGCGTGGCTTCGGTGCCCGCCACCGTGTAGGTGAGCGTGTCGCCGTCCGTGGCCGTCAGGGACTTGGAGCCGTTGTAGCCCGCCACGTCGGCGCCCTCGATGGTGTAGGTGCCGGTGGCGAGGCCGTGACCATACGCCTTGATCGTGGCCGTGGTGCCCACGCGCGTGATCGAGGAGATGACCACCCGCTTGCAAACCTTGGGCGTGGCGGCGGTGTCGGCGATCACGGAAACCGGGGCGCCGGGAACGACTTGGATTGCGGGGTCAGCCATGATGCTCTCCTTCTAGGGGTGGGTGAATAGTGGCACAGGGGGGGCCACCGAACTAGGCTTGGGTCACGGTGAAGTCATCGAACAGGAAGTGGGTGGCGTTGTACGTGAACGACGCCCCGATGCAGAACTCGATCACCCCGTCCACCGTTGGCGTGTAGGTCAGGGTGACCTGCTCCCACTCCCCATAGAGGAGCGGGTTGGACTCGGCGCGCAGCAAGGGCTGACCGGCCCCCAACTGCTTGGCTTCCGCCCACAGGCACACGTAGTCGATGTAGAGCAGGGAGTCCCGCTTCACCCACACCGAGGCGGTGATCAGGTGGTTGGCCTTGACCGCCACCCGGGCCAGTGGGAACTTGAAGTGCGTCTCATCATGGGCGCGGCGGTAGGAGTTGGCGAGGTTCTGGAACTTCCACCCTGTGTTGCCCACGATGCGCGCGAACTCGGTCCCCGGGTACACCCAGAAGTCCGAGGTCAGGATCATGGTGTCCTTGACGAACTGCTCGATCCCCGAGAGCCACTTCAGGCCCGAGCAGCGGAAGATGCGGCAACTGTCTTCGAAGTCCACGTAGGGGGCGAGGTTGGCGCCGTTGCCTGCGTTGGTGCTGCCGCCGTAGGAGTAGTAGGCGATGGAGGCAGTCTGCAACTCCCCTGCGAAGGTGCAGTCGGCGACCACCATCTTCGGCCCCGGGATGATGGGGTGGATGTACTGCGACGAGCCGATCACGGTGTTGGTGACCGACGTGTTGCGGCAGGTGAGAGAGCCGCCCTGCCCGCTGTTCAACGTGAAGTTGGTGAGCGTGCAGCCCTCGATGTCGATGCGCTTGCCGAAGGTGTTCTGAAACTGCACCGGGGAAGGACTGAAGTCGGACACCGTGTTGGTGAGGGTGCAGTTCTCCAAGCGCAGGTCCGCTGCCGCCCAACTACCCACGATGCTGCCGCTGTTGACGAGGTTGGGGAAGGAGCAGTTCCGCAGGTACATGTTGGTCATGCTCTGCGGCTTGGTCATGGTGCGGGTGCAGGTGTAGTTGACCAACTCGATGCCGTACTTGGACGCCCAGTGGTAGCCCCCGGTGCACGTCGAGCCGGAGTAAGTGCCCCCAGTCATCGTGCGCTGCTCTGTGATGGTGGCTTCGCAGATGCCGCGCCCTTGAAGGTTGAGGCCGACGCCATCCATCAGCAGCGCGCCGTGGATGCGCCACCGCCCCACGGTGTTGGTGTAGTTGCCCGTCTGCAACGTGCTTTCGCTGCCGATGAACTCGCACCCGTTCTTGAACTCCCACGTGGTCTCGGGGTCATCGAGGAACACCGAGTTGCTGTTGTAGGTCTTCAGCAGCAGCGTGCCGCGACGGAATTTGCACCCATCGAAGGTCACGGTGCCCTTCGACCCCCACGTGTTGTCGCCGCCGATGTTGGAGCGGTAGAACCGGCAGTTGGTGAGGTTGCCGTTGAAGATGTTGGTCTGACTGAAGTAGTAGGTGCCCCCCATGAAGAAGGACTCGCTCGCGTCCCACCGAAACAGTCGCGGGTACCCACTGCTGCCGCCGTTGTAGAAGCCCTGCCCACCATTGGCACTGGCGTTGAACCACGCGCAGTTGGTGTGGTACATGTCGAAGGGGTTGATGTTGGAGTTCGCGGTCACCTGCTGCCCGAGACCCCCTGATGCTGCGGCCCAGATGTTCCGCAACACCTGCCGCGTCTTCCCTTGCGAAGCGACGTTGCGGTAGAACAGGCTCTCGTTGAGGCCGTGCATCACCGCGAGGAAGGTCACTCCCGTCACGGTGTCGCTTCCGGTGTCCCACCCCCCGATGTACTCAAGGTAGTTGGAGGAGAGGCCCGTGGTGTCCCCCTTCTCCATGGGGAACAGCGACGTGGTGTAGTCCTGCGTCATGTCCGCCGCGAGCAGGAACACCGGGCGCCGCGCCTTCAACACCAGATTGGTCCACCCGTTGTAGCACCCGCCGTTGCTGATGGTGGTGCCCGGGGCGCCGCCCACGGTGAAGTAGAGGACCGGCGCCGACGTGTCGCCGTTGTCGATCCAAGAGACTTGGAAGCACTCCTTGTAGTCCTGCTCGTACACCCAGTCCCCGGCCATGACCGTGGGGTTGGCGCCGTAGACCATGAACGTGGCGATGTCCAAGGGTGAGGAGTTCGCCACCACACTGGCCCCGCTGTACAGCGCGATGGAGCGCACCGTGGAGGACAGCGCACCGCCCTTGCGGAACGTGACCCACTGCCCGTAGCTGCCACTTGAGGAAGCGTAGTTGCTCAGGTTGTCGATGGTGATCGTCTCCACTGCCGTGTCGCCTGCGGCATCGGAGCAGAGCTTGATCACCCAACTGGTACTACCGAAGCGGGTGTTCGCCTCGGGGTGGTACAGCCAGAAGGTGATGTCCTCGTAGGTGCTGAGGTCCATCGACACGCCCAAGTCGCACACGCTGTACTTGGTGTTGGCCACCGTGGTGGACGGGAACGAAGTCCGCCATGAGTTCGTCTGCGGGTTGTCCGCCGAGGAACCGTGGGGTGCCGCCTGCCCCCGCGCGAAGTTGGACGACGACACCGTGGCCGAGTTGTACCCGGTGAGAGTGACCCCGGTGTTGGCCGAGCGGATGAGCAGCTTGCATCCGAGACTGGTGTCGCCGGTCATCTTGCCGACGTTGACCGTGCCCGCCCACAGGCCCGTCACCTCGCGGATCGGGCTGTCGGTCTTGGCGATCTTGATGCGATCCCCCGGCCCCGGGTTCAGCAACTCGGCAGCGCGCACGTCGCGCTTGGCCTGCGCCCACGACAAGCCTGTGTTGGCGTTGTTGCCCCCCGGGTAGTTCACATAGTAATCAGTCATGGGTCACACCGAGTAGTGCGGGAGGCTCGATTCCTCGGTCACCTTGCCGATGAAGAGTTCCCCTTGGTAGCGTACCTTGTTGCCCGCCACGTAGCTACCGGGGTTGGGCACCTTGAAGTTGCGCGGCCCATTGGGGGACGAGATGGACACCACGTCGCCGTTGACGCCGGTCACCGTGCCCTGACGGATGTCGTTGCGCGGAACGATCAGCTTCCGCAGGTCGTTCATGATCTTGCTCATGACATCCTCTCGATGGTGAGGCGGGTGGACATCTTGGCGCCCTCGATGGCGCTGTCGATGGCCACGATCTTTCCCCGCCACGCTTCGCCCTGCAACGAGTCGATCACCTCCACCGTCTGCCCGGTCTTCAGGCCGGGGCGGAAGTTTGCAGACATCTGCACAGAGCGCATGTAGGCACTGCGGTCGATTTCCACCTGCCCCCGTGACAGCGCCGGAGCGAGGTCCGTGAGTAGCGGTTCGATGATGTCCTCGCCGCGCCGGTCTCCGGCGAAGCGCGACACGAAGATGTCGATCATGGCGTGGTCCCCTCGATGTAGACGATCACGGTGACGTTGGGCACGCCGTTGATGGCGGACACCCCCGAGAGCCGGTAGGCCGTCGCCACGGTGTTGTACGTGGCTTGGTACACCGACAGCACGGGCCGACTGGCCTTCACGTTGGTCTCGCTGACGGTCAGCGAAGCCACCTCACCGCCGATGTGGCGCCACGACACCCCGCCGCTTGGCGGCTTGGACAGGTTGGCCGTGTTCGACTTCACGAAGGTCACCGTCTCCACCACGGGCACCACGATGCCGCTCCCGGCGCCCGAGATGCCGCCTGCGGTGGTGGTCTGCGTGATGGTCACCGCCGACGACTTGTAGACGAGGTAGACCGGCGAATCGCCGATCACGAAACTGGTGATGCCCCGGTTGAGGCCGTCCGGTCGCGCGTCGATTTCCGCCGACAAGTGGTAGCTCTTCGACTGATTGGGATCAGAGAAGCTGACGACGATGGAGGTGGTGACTTGTCCCATGCTATGCCCCTGTGTCTTCCATGAGGATCAGGGCGTGTGTGTCGCCCACCCCGGTGATGTGGTACGTGTAGACCCACGAATTGTAGGTGACCGTGGCCAAGGCCCGCCCGTAGTTGGTGGCGCTCGATGCGTTGAGGACCGACGATCCCGGGGTGTAGGACAGCCCGCCCAGAGGTGTGGACCACCACTTGATGGTGGTGAGGGAGTCGATGGGGTGCGACAGCCCCGCCTGCCCTTCCACGAACTCCACCATCTCCTCGTACTCCTTCCACTCCTGCCCGATGTAGACGAGGTTGGAGGTGAGCGGCGCCTGCGTGTTGATCAGGCGGAAGGTGCTGCGGATCGGCGATGGGTACACGTAGACCTTGCCCGCCGTGGGACTCAGCGTCCCCGTGGGGTCGCCCTTCTCGTCCCTACCACCATCGGGGATCAGGTCCGCCTCGTACTCCAAGCGATCCGCGAAGGCCGTCTCGCCCTCGCTGATGCGGAACAGGTTGTACTCCTCGCGCACCTCATGGTCCTCGGACACCGACAGCGTGTCTTCGGCGTCAGTGAAGGTGTGGTCCACTGAGGCCGTGGCGAAGCGATGCGCGGCCACCGGGTAGAGCAGGCGCACGGTGAGGTTGCCGTTCTTCTCCGCTTGGAGGATGGCACCCATGGCGCCGAGCAGCGTGCGCGCCGCTTCCAACGGCGTCACGTCTTCGAAAGCGATGCGGTGCATCGGCAGCATCCAATCGGGAGCGTTCCACGTGGTGATGGCACGCCCGAGGATGGTTTCCACCGCCGTGCGGCACGACACCGGGGCCAGATCGTTGGTGTAGCTGATCTGTTCCGCGAACGGCGCGTCGAGCAGCACGCAGTCGGACTTTGCAGACATCTGCACGTCCACCTTGGCAGGTCCGCTGCGGTCGATGGTCTTCCCGGTGACGATCATCGTGTACTCCTCGCCCCCGAGGTCCAACACCATCACGTCGTAGTCGTTGATGCCCACGTAGTCGTTGATGTCGGCGAGGCGGATGCGCGCTTCCCACGCCACGTTGTCTTCCGACTGCGACACCACGGCGTCCGCTACCGGCACCGTGCGCCCGTTCACCGTCACCGACGCTGCCGAGGCCACCAGTGTGGCCGTGCCTTCCATGAGAGACCAGAACGCTTTGCTTTCCTGCCGCGCGACGTTGGTGGACTTGATGTCCCACTCCATGCCGTGCCCCTTCTGCACGGTGTAGGAGGCCGAGTAGGGCGCCACGTGCGCGGCCTGCGGCTGTCCCATCAGCGAGTACGGGGACTCCATGGCGACCGTCACGTAGTCGCCCCCGTCGTAGGGGACGCTGTGAGGCTGCGCCACCGGCACGTTGTTCCACAGGCGGTACTGCACTTCGTGCGCGAGGCTGAGGGGCAGCGAGGCCGAGTAGTCCGCTTGGTTGTCCATGGCCACGCTGTATTGCAGCGGGGCTTCGTGTTGGACCGCCACTCGGCACCCGTAGGATAGCGAGTGCGTCGCCGCCACGCGGGTGCTGTAGGTGGCCTCATGGGCAGCAGTGACCGGCGTGTAGGCCGTCACGTCCCACTGCCCGGTGAGCAGTTCGATCAGCGCCCCGTTGAAGGTGCTGTTGACGTTCAGTAGGACTTCCATCTGCACCTCAGCTAGATCGAGGAAGACATTGGTCAGGTACCACCCTTGGTAGTCTGACGGCATTCCATAACTCGGGGGCACCAACCCGTAAGCCATGCCCATGTACGCGAACATGTCCCGCGTACCCCAGTCCCGAATGATGTTGGCGCGGTGCCCGGGGCTGTACCACCACGCATCGAATGCCTGTTTGGGGGTAGGGAAAGTGTAGTCGTTGAGAATGACACCTGATCTGGCCGAGGGGTTCGCCGGGGTATAAGCGTTGATGCCAGCGAAGTAGAGCAGGATGTTCTCACCCCCCACCCCATCCCGACTCCCGGCGATCACGTGGCGCTGCGCGGCGGTCTCGCGCCCTACCGGAAACCCGGCATCATCGTGTTGGAAGATGCGCGTCGCCGCCATGTCCTCCGAATGAAGCTGCGCGGAATCGAGGTGGTTGGTGTAGGTGGTCAGTGTAGGCAGCAGGTAGGGCGGCAGACCGAAGTACGCGCGCTTCTCGTTGGCAAGGACTAAGAACTCCTCCAACCACGTGATCCCGTAGTGGGGCGAGGTGAGCATCAGCCCAAGCTCGTTGGTATCCGGCGTCGGTTGCGTGACACCACCACCCCCGCCACCACCCATGATCCCTTCGTAGTCGTACAGTTCGAAGTCGAACCACAGCGCGTGGGTGTCGTTGGGGTAGCCTGTGTAGGGGCCGATGTTGACGCCGAGCAGGCCGTACAACTCGGTGTGTCCTGCGTGCGTGCCTTCGAAGTACGACGAGGCCGTGACCTTCCAAGCGTCATACAACTCCTGCGGCGTGGGCACCGTGTAGTCATTGACGATGGTGCGTCCGGTGGCCGTGTCGAGGTCGCCGTTGAGATTGAAGTCGGCCTGCAACCGCTTGAGCGTGATCAAGCCGTAGCCGGAGGCGTTCATGGAGTGCGAGCGCCGATCCACCCACGTCTGGTAACCCGCCGGGAAGGAGGCGTCTTCGGACGCGAACAGGGGCACCGCCGCCATGTTGTCGGCGTGCGTCTGCGACACATCCTCGCTGCCGAGCAGGCGCGCGGGCGTCATGTGCTGATACAGGTTCAGACCGAGAGCCTGACGGTCTACGTTGATGCAGTCGATGAAGGCGTCGGAATAGCCCACGGACCAGTGCAGGTTGGTGATCGACTGTTCATGCACGATGCGGATCATCTTGACGCTGACAGTGGCCGTCAGCCCGATGTCCACCGTGACCGGCATGTACCACCGGAAGACGCCCGAAAAGCTCACGCTCATGGTGAGGCCGATGTCCACCGTCACCGGCATGTAGGACACCACGTCCGTGTCCGCGCAGTCGTAGTACAGGTCCACGTAGACACTCTTCGTCACCGTGGTAGTGATGGCGACGAAGTTGCTTGGCGCGAGGTAGATGTCCACCTTGGGCGGACCCACCGGCACCGGCACCACGGCAACGCTGAGGCCGAGGTCGCAAGTGACGCCGATGTTGCACGTGCGCGTGGTCCACCAGTCAATCCACGTTGCCGCTTGCCATGCAGGCCCGAAGGAACCCCACACGAAGGACTTGCCCGTGACCCCGCTCGCTGAGTTCCACGACTTGTACGTGGTGTTGGACGAGTTGATGAAGTAGGTCATGATGGGCTTGTCGTCATTCAGGACAGCCCAACTCGATGCCACCGTGTTGGAGGTGGCGTCGTCACAGCAAGCGTAGAGTTCGTGCCCATACAGGGCAAGGTTGCTGTAGTACAGCGAGCGATAGCGGTAGAGGACGTGGTAGACCTGATCGCCGTTGATTTCCAACGTGTCCGCCACCAAGCCACCAAGCCTGCCGCTCGTCGCGTTCAGCGTGTCTTTGAGCAGCACTGTGGGCGCACTGGCCGTGCCCGCCGTCCACGTCACCTTGACGCACACCCCATTGAGCATGAACTGCGCGAGGCGCGTGCCGTTGGACAACGTGGCGTAGGGCGCCAAGTCGTGCGGCGGCAAGCGGTTGCCCAACGTGTTGCCTACCCGACTGATGGTGTCCAACCACGTGGTGGCGAACTGCACCGGGTAAAGGTGATTGGACACCACGGCGTTGGTGACTGCGTTCATCACCAACACCCCGATGTGCGGGGCTATCGGCGGGTCAGCAAAGTTGTTGTACCCCGCACTGAAGTACACCATGTAGAAGTAGTCGCCGTCCTCCTCTGGGCGAATGAAGGTGGCCTTGGCAGGCAACACCGACATGTAGCTATCCCCGGTGAACGTGGGGATGACCACCTCGGTCTCCAACGCCGTGCCATTCCACTTGCGATAGCTGAGGATGGACAGGTCGCGGGCAAAGCCCCACACCGGCCACGTGCCGTTCGTCCACTGCCTCGGCGCGAAGACATAGGTGCAGTCGTTGTTGTGCTGATAGACCCCGATGGCGAAGAAGTCGTAGAGCGAGGGGTTAGAGCCTTCGTAACTGGTGCCCATCGAGAGGGAACGCAGCCACGCCGTCTGCGCGCCGCCATGCCGCTCAAGCGCGAAGATGGTATTGCTTTGCAGAGTGCCCGAGACGCCATGGCGCAGGGCCGGGTAGAGCCGAGAGGTGGTGTTGTCAGTGCCCCGGGCCAAGAACTCATGACGGTAGGTCTCTGTGTCCTGCCATGTCGTGAGGGTGCTGTTGTCGGGGTAGGTTTGGTAGTACGGGTAGCCGCCCCAATCGCCACTGCTAGGGAAGCTGACCGCCGTCACCGTACCCGAAGGCAGCGGGTCCGCCGCCGGATTGATGCTTCCCCCTGTGCAGTAGTAGACCCCGCCGCGCAGTTGCCAACGCGACATCATCTGACCCCCCATACCTGCGTAGGGGTAGAAGACCAACTTCGGGTAGTTGGCGAGAGCCATTGCGACTACAGATTGATGTCGAAGTAGCCCGCCGCGATGGTCACCACATCAGGAGGTGTGACAGTGATGGGCGTGACATCCGCCCACGCCACCACGTGCCCTGCGCTCGCCGCGTCCATCAGCGCCGCTGCGTACACCGTGCCCCACGACGTGCCCGCTGCCGCGAAGGCGATGTCGGTGTCGTTGTCGGTGTGCCCCGAGGCCGAGACGTTGAAGAGGATGGACGTGGTGGCCATGATCTTCACCCGAGCGTAGGTGTCGCCCGCCATCTCGGTGGCCGAACCGATGTTGTCCGCGCGCAGGTAGACGCTCGATCCCGCCGCCATGAAGAGGGCCACCCAACAGGACGCGGGAGGCGTGAAGGAAGTGCCACGCCACATGAAGTCGTTGACCTTGTTGGCGTAGTAGACCGAGAGACCTGAAGCCATGGTGATGCCTCCTACTTCGTTTGAGTGATCTTCAACTGAATGCGGTCATGGATCAGCGTGCCGAGCGACGCCCCGGGCGTGACTCGCTTGATCCAGAACGACACGTACCGCCCTGCCTTGATGGTGTCCCACTGAGCAAGCGGGCCGAAGGCCAACGGCGCCAACTTGTACGTGCTGTCTATCTCGTCCACGATCACCCGGGAGATGGCCTCCGTGGTGCCGTTGGAGTCCTGCACCACCTCCACCCCTTCATCAGCGGTCAGCGCCCATGGCGTCTTGCCATCGAGCAGCATCGACCACGGCGCCGTCACCCGGGCCGTCTTCAGCCACGGCGCTTGCAAGGTGAGGTAGCGCAACTGCTTCGACTCCTGCTCTGCCGTGGTCATGGTGCCGTTGTGCGTCGGCGTGGTGATCAGTTCCTCGGCCACCTCAGCGAAGCCCAACGCCGGTTGCTGTGCGATGGTGACCTGCACCTTGCCGGTGTCCACCGTGCCCTCGTTCTTGATGTAGGCGCAGCGGTACTCCACGCGCCCCGCAGAACGGTCGCTCGCGGTCACGTCATCGAGCAGGTTGTTCTTCACCGTCGCCACGACGAAGTTGCCCGAGGTCATGGCCCCCGGCAGGGAGGAAGTCACGACATTGACCGTCAGGTAGGAGCCGAAGTCGCCCTCCAACGTGTAGAGGCCGTCGCTCCCCACCATCGTGTAGTGCCAGTAGACGCCGTTGTAGAAGACCTCCAACATCCCGTTGACCGGGGTGTAGAGCATCGAGTGCGTGCCCACCGGCACGTTGACGGCTTCGCCGAGCGTGATGCCCGAGATGGGCGTGCCCGACCACGTGGCGCGCAGCGACGAGAAGGCACCGAGGTGCTGTTGACTGACCGCACCCCCGAGACTGCTCAGGGGCGCCGTGTTCGACGCGCCCCCCGAGAGGTACAGCCGCAGGATACTGGTGCCCATTTTGCAGATGTCTGCACGGTCACACGGTCGCCGCGAGCGCGAGTACCGCCGTGTTGGCGATCACGGTGCCCCGAGTCTCCACCGGGACGGTGCGGCGCAGCCAGATGGCCTGCCACTGGCCTGCGGTGAGGTTGCCGATGACCAGTGACGAGGCGTAGGTCGTGGGGGCACTGAAGGTCACCGCCGTGGGTGCCGTGGTTTCGTTGCCGATCTGCTGCTCCGTGCTGCCCTTGGCCGACGTGCCGATGCCGATGGCGATGTCGTCCCCCGCCGGGGTGTTGGTCTTGACCCACAGCCGCACGTCCACCGCCGTGTCCGTGGCGTGCGTGTTCAGCACGTAGTGGCAGCGGTAGCTCGTCTTGCCCGAGAGGGCTTGCGCCGCCGTCACGTTGTCGAAGACGTTCTGCTGCTCGTTGCTGATGGTGAGCGAGTCCACCTTGTCCGATGATGGCAGGCTCGCGTAGGTCACCGTGACGACTAGGTAGCCCGCGCTGCTGCCGATCAGGTAGGTGCCGTTGGTGGACACGGCCACGCCGTAGTACGTGGTCTGCCCGAACGGCTTCCACCCGAGGGTCTTGGTCGAGTTGGTGTACTGCAAACTGCCCACGCCCTCGGGGTTGCCGAAGGCGTCGGTGATCACCACCCCGGTGATGGTGTTGGGCGTGGTCGAGGTCTGCGACTTGATGCGCTTGGTCCCCGCTGTCGAGATGGCGCCCCCCAAGTCGGCAGCGGGATCGACGTTGGCCGATCCCCCCGAGTGCACGAAGATGAGGTCGTTGATCTTGATCGCCATCTCACTTCTCCTTCTTCTTCATCTTGGCGGGCAGTCGGATGCCCGCGATCACGATGTTGGGGGGCGGCTTGGTGCCCCGCTTCGCGCGCTCTTCCTGTTCGTCCTTGAACTTGTCCTTCTCCTTGCCATGGAACGTGGCTCGTTGCTGCGCCCTCTTCTGCTCTTCGTCGGTGGTGTCAGTTTGCTTGATCCGTTGCAGCATCCCGAGCAAGTTCACTTCCGTGGTCATATCGGTCCCCCGGTATGGAAGCGGTCGCCGCCCACCAGAGCGCCGAGGTCGCCGTCAGGCCAAAGTTGTGTGTGCACCTTCTCTTCCCCGTTGTTGGTGTCGGGGTAGATCAAAGACAGCACGGTGTGGTCCTTCTCGTTCGATGCGAACACCCCCTCGCGGTAGCAGTAGGTGGGGTGCATAAAGTAGTGATTGACCTCGGGCCGTTGCAGGTACGGGTTCTCCAAGTCGGTCCAGTAGGCGCCCTTGAAGAAGGTGCGCCATGCCGGTTCCCAAATCGAGGCGTCGTCATTCACGTTCATGGGCACACCTTGATACGTCCTGCCTTCGATCTGCTCCGGCTCTGCCACCGACACCCCAAGGTCCGCATCAGCCCACGCATCCCGCTCCACAGTGGTCCACCCCATCATGCTGAAGATGTAGCCGAGATTCACCACCTCTTCAGTGAACCGGTTGTAGATGTCCCCCGTGTTCACTGGGATGTCGAAGTTCTTGCCCCCCACCTCCATCTTCTCTGAGTAGGTGGTGAGGTCCGCCGTCGTTTCGTAGTCGTAGAGGATGTTGTTGTACCGCACGTAGCCAACGATCAGCTTCGACCGCAGGTCCACGTGATGGATGAAGGTGTCGATGGAGTCCCAGAAGTAGAAGTACGGGTCTTCCTCCGTGGGACCGCCGCCGAGCATCATCGACTTGGTGCCGATCAGACCCCACCCAAGATAAAAACTGAGAGCAATATCTGTGATGGTGTAGCCGATGTTGAGCTTGATCTTCTGGTTGCTACCAAGGCCCACCCATGGAGTGTGATCGCCGAAGGAATCGAAGTCCGAGGGTGGGTACTTCTGCCCCTGCGTGTTGCCAGTGTTGGGCGACGGTCCACCTGTATCCACCCCGAGGGTCCAAAACTGCTGCACTCCGAAGTGACAGTCGTAGTTGAGCCACGCATACACCCACGCGCCCCGCACATCGTCCCAGTCCACCGCTACCTTGTGGTCTCCTTGCATGAACAGCGCGTAGGAGACCCAATCCTCTTCCCAGTTGTGTACGACGCCGCCGGGGCCGGGTTCCACGTCGGTCCATGGCTCTTCCGTGCCACGAAATATCTGCTCCCACACCGCGATCTGATTGCCCCCGGTATCTACTGGGCAGTAGTCGCTGCCTATCTCAATGTCCAAGAACACCACGTTGTGCGAGACCGGGCTGTAGTTCATGAGCATTTCGATGAAGCTGTCCTCTTCCCGATCCTGACCCGCAGCATCGGTGAAGACAATCTTGCGCCGACGCATGGTACGCGCCTGCGTGCCGTCCTCGTTGAAGAACCACGGAGTGTCGGGGGCGTAGCCCTGATCGAGGACATAGGACGCTGAACGGAACACCCAACCATTGGGGTTGTACTGGGAATCCGCGAGGGCTTCCATACCCTCACGCACGGCGTCAGTCAGGGAGTCATAGCGAATCGGAGTTGGCAGAGGGCGGGTGTACACCTCATCGACCATACCGTTCTTGCAAATGGCGACGAGGGTCTTCACCTTCTGCTCTGTGATGGGGTCCGTGTGTTCGCAAAACGCTGCTCCGAGGACAGGGTACGGGGCACAGGACAGCACCTTACCATCCATGTAAATCTCACGGTGCTTGGGTTCCCCGTCATAGACGAAGTTGCCCGGGTTCCAATGCCGCGCCGGAGGCCCGTTCACGGTGATGATGAAGCGCCGCTCCTGCTTCTTCACGTCACGCCATGGGCCACGCCAGTCGATGTTGCCCACCGCTTGGTGGTAGACGCTCTTACGCCGCTTCCACGCGCCCTTGCTGATGCCCACCACGCGATTCGGATTGGGTCCGCCCGCTGTCCCCGGCTCGATGGGCGCCCCGGCGCCGGTTGTGTAAGGCTCACCCCACCCGGCAGGCTGTTCCATGGAATGGGGGAAGACGATGAAGCCCGACTGCACGCCCGAGTCGTACTTGGTGGGGTTGTAGAGGATCGCTTGGAAGTTCATAGGAAATTGCTCAGAACCTTCTGCACGATGGCGACAAGCTTCTGTCGATCAGGCGAGAAGATCGGGTTCTCGCGGGCGTACCACGACGTGGTGTGCGTGGACGGCCCCGCCCCCAACAGCGTCTCCGCTTCCTGCACGCCATCCACGGCTTCAAGATTGGCGCCCACACCCTTCTTCCGCTCACGGTCCATGAGACCGGTGGTGTCGTCGTAGCGCCACTCCCACATGTAGCCGCTGTCGGTGGCGAAGATCACCCGTTGGATGACCTCGGTGGTCAACTGCGGGCCACCGTAGTCTTCCGGCACTTCGCCCTCGGCGAACACACCTTCGTCGGTGATGACGACGATGCCATACCACTTGATCCACCACTGGTAGCGGGCATAGACGGGGATTTCCATGGGCTACACCTTCTTGTCCGTCAACGCCTTCATGACGGGGCCGGAGAGTTGCAGCGTCGCATTCTGGTCCCCGTTGAGGGCGATGATCCATGCCGTCATGAACTCGCCCGTGGCATCGTCGTAGTCGAAGATGAACTCGTTGCGAATGGCCGTGATCGAGTAGTCCACGTTGACCAAGCCATAGGCAGCGATGGAGTTGCCGAACTGATCGGCGCACACCAGTTCGTCCACCCCCACCACGCGATCACGCGGGTTGATTGGCTCCGTCTCGCTCTTCCAGTCCACGACGCGCACGGTCTCCCCGGGCTTGCGGATGATCGGCGTGAAGGCCGTGCCCCACTTGTTGACGAACTGCCCCACCGGCACGATGGCGATGTCGCCTGCCGGTTGGAAGCGCAGCGACGCCGAGGGGGTGCCGCTGAAGGACAGGGCTTCCGCCACCGGAGCCATGGTGGCCGGTTCCGACGACACGAAGTTCCCAGAGGTGAACCTGTAGGTGGGAAGGACCGCAGGCACGCACAGCACGTGGCACCCGGCAGTGGGGATGGCGGACCCCGGCTTGGTCGTCAAGCGCACCGGGGAGTTGGGGTCGATCACCAAGCGCAACTTGGGCATCAGCGACCCTGTGCCCTCGCGGATGGCCCACTGCTTCGGCTCCGTGACCTGCCCTTCCTTCTCGCCCGATCCCGGGGTGAGCGTGAGGCTCGCCACGATTTCGTCGGGGTCCACATCCGGCGGCGGGTTGGAGCGCCGCGCGAGGATCAGCATGGGGTGCCCACGCGGCTCCTGATCGTCCTCGGGGTTGGGATACGAGTTGGGGTTCTGCGGGTTGGGCAGAGGCACCGGACGCGGCAGCAGAGGCCGTACTTCGAAGTGCGCGAGCCACAGGTCGTAGGGCGCCCGGTACTCCACCTTCACCATGCCGAAGCACGGCGCCGACGCCCTGATGATGTTGCGAAGGGAGTCGTAGGTGATGGTGATCACCGCCGAGTAGGGCGGGGTCGCCGCGAGCAGCGAACCGAGCAGTTCGAACCGCACCCCAGAGGGCTTCGGGTACTTCAACAGCACCCACGGGTCACCGCCGCTGAAGGTGATGATTTCGAAGACCCGCTTCTGCAACGTCGGCACCGAGGCGGACACCGTGCCCGAGCTTGTCGTGAAGCGAAGCTCGTCCGCCGCCGGGTGCACGCGGAAGTATTGCGCGGGGGTGCCGATCACCGGCCCCGAGGGGACGATGGGCGGGCGGTTGGACGCCTCCAACAGCCATCGCTTGGCATCGGCCCCCGGGAGTGAGCTTGAGGAGGTACCGTCGCCGAAGGTGGCGGTGACCGAGGTGTTGATCAGGCCCACGGGTTATGCGCTCTCGCCGTCCACTGCCACGATGACGCTGTTGCCCGAGAGGGACGCCGCCCCCGCAGGCACCTGCCGCCGGTACCACAGCGGGATCGACGCAGGCGACGTGCGGAAGGTGATGGTGTTCCCCGTGGCCCACGTGCCGCCGAAGCCCGCCGAGCGCAGCGTGAAGTACGGCTTGCTGAAGTCGGCGTTGACCGGCGAGAAGTCGGACGACACGTTGCCCGCGCCGACGCTGCCGAGCGTGTCGCCCGTGACCGTGAAGCCGGTGGCCGAGTTGAAGGTCAGGGTCCAGTCCTGCTCGATGGAAGCGATGCTGTCGCACTCCACCGGGTAGGTGCCCTCGTTGTAGGTGCCCGCGCCCGTCTCGGTCCAGTTGGCGACCGCGCAGGCCACGTCACCCGGCTCGTACACCGAGGCGACCTTGGTCACCGTGGCGCTATAGCCGTTGGCGAGGACCGGCGTGAAGCTGAACGTGGCGACGTTGCCCACGTAGGAGGCCGCACCCGTGAGGGTCACGTACTCCTCGTTGCCCGCGCCACCGATGCTCGCCTTGTCGCTGATCCGCACCTTCATGCCGTTGGCGAAGATGCCGAGCGCCGAGTCTTCCGTCAGCACCGACATGCTGCCCGCGCCCGCACTCACGTTGCCGTTGAGCAGGCCCGCGCCGTACTTCTGCTCGCTGCCGGTGATGGCCGACTGGGTGTTGCGCTGCGTGCCCGCGATGAAGGTCACGTTGTCGTCCCCGGGCGTGCGCGTCTCCACGAACACCTTGGGTGCGACGAAGGAGAGGTCCGCATCGTTGGCGACGTGGATGAACACCTTGCGCCACTTCGTGCTGCCTGCGGTGCGCTCCGCTTGGGGCACGTCGGGGAACACGTTGTTCTTGGTGGCCGAGGTGATCGCCGTGGCCGTCATGCGACCGCCGTTGGTCCCTGCGTCCGACACTTCGGCGGGCCGACGCCACACCAGTTCCGCTGCGATGATGCTCATTGCTTCTCTCCTTGGTCAATGGCAGGCATGGCCTTGCACTCGGTGAAGAACTTCCGCTCTGCGTGTTCGCCCTTCTTGCCGATGTTGAACGAGGTGACGGGCCGGTGATAGCCCATCACGCGCGTCCACACCTCGCACCTCTGGCGTTCATCCGCTTCCAACACGATCTGGTCCATGCTGCCTCCTATGCGACGGTCATGAGCTTGATTTCCCCGGCGAAGTAGTCTTCGGCGAGGGGCACCGCTCGCAACAGGAGCGGGCGAAGGGACACGGCAGGGGCTTCATGGTGCCTGAAGATCACGCTGAAGGTCTCCGCGCCGAGTTCAAGGGTGTAGATCGCCCCGGGCGACTGTGCAGATGTCTGCACGGCGTCGGCCATGGCCTTGGTGAGCCACCCCTGATCCTCCAAGGCGACGAGGGTGATGGGCATCCCGGCCTGCCACGTGCGCGTGTAGACGACGGGCGAGCCGTCGAGCGTCACCTGCACCTCTTGGATCACCTGAGAGTAGGCGTAGCGTTCCACCCACACCATGTTGGGGTTGAGCGTGATGCCCGCGAGGATGATGGCCATGATCAGAGCGTCCACAGTTCAGGGGGCGAGGAGATGCGCCGGATGTTGTCCTTGACCGCACCGCAGCCCGGGCACGCCACGCGCCGGTAGTGGTGCAGCCCGTCGTCTTCCTTCACGCCCTTGGTGTGCGACTGGTAGATGATGCCGCAGCGGCACTCCACCTCGTTGGGGAGGTACTGATCGAACACGTGCCAGTCGATGATGGCAGTCATCAGACCCCCTGAAGGTTCTTGAGCGACGACACCAAGCGCCGCACCTGCGTGCGCTCGCCCATCAGGCTGATCTTCTGCCCGCCGAGGTTGAGGTTCACGTCCACGGTGTCACGCGAGCCGCCACCGCCGTCCCCGCCGCCCATGGGCGCCGTCACCAAGCCCCCGGTGGCGAAGCGCGGGATTGAGGGCAGGGCCATGCGATTGAGCATGTCCATGAAGCGCACGCCGTAGTGCGACACTGCATCGGCGTTCATCACGAACTCATTGTTGGACAGCCGCGCCAAGATCGAGTCACTGGTCTTGGACCCCGGCCCCACCACCAAGCCGCCGGAGGCGAAGCCCTCGGGCCGCTGTGCCGACAGCTTGAGCGACACGGTGATGTTGCTCACCGCGTCCTGAATCTGTTGCACCACGGTGTCGAGCGAGCCGGTGTCGAGTTCCACCGACAGCTTCATCACCTGCTCCCCGGCGAACTTGGCCAGTTCCGCCGTGACCTCCTTCACCTTGGCGAGCGTGGCTTCGTACCCGGCCACGTCCTCGGCGAGCGACGCTTCCTTGAGCTTCTTCTGCTGCTGAAGGATGTCCTGCTGCTGCTTGTAGGCGTCGGTCAGTTGCCCCGCAAGCACGGCCTTCTGCTGCTCCGTGGCGTTGTCGGGCACGCCCAACCGGTCCACCAGTGCGATGCGCTCGTCGTTGAGCCGCTTGGCCAAGTCGAAGTTGCCCTGAAGGCGCGCAGCCTCCGCTTCCGCCGCCTTCTTCTGGATGGCCTCGGTGAGGATGGCCTGTTGCTGCTCCTCGGTCTTGCCCTTGAGGTTCAGGTTGAACAGCTTCTCTTCCAGAGTCTTCTTGCTCTGGAAGATCGCCTCGTCAATCGACTTGATTTCGTTGGCCGTGGCCACCGCGAGGCGCAGGAAGTCCGCCTGCACCTTGGCCAGTGCATCGAACTTGGTCTTGGCCGCAGTGATGCTCTTGGCCGCTGCCTCGCGCTCTGCCGTGAGGATGGCGTTCTGCGTGGCCCGCGTCTCGCCCACCAGATTGCTCGCCGCCGAGATGCGCGCCGCCCGGGTGGTGTTGATCTGCGCGATTTCGCTCTGGTACCGCTTGGCGACCGTGGCGATGGTGTCATTCAACGCCTGCCGCTCCGCTTCGCCCAACGCCTGCTGCGTCTGCGCCGTGACCTTCATCTTGCCGGTCAGGTCGCTGATGCTCGCGTTCTGCGTGTCCACAGCGATGCCGAGGCGCAGGAGTTCGCGTGCCAGTTCCGTGGTGGAGGCCCGCACGGTGTCCTGCACGCCATTGAGCGAGGTCAGGGTGGTCCCGGCCTGCTCCGAGCGCGACACGAACTCGGCCAGTGCCCGGGTGGCCTCTTCCACCCCGGCCTTGGTCTCCTTCAGTTCCAGTTGCTTGAGCTTGGGGGCGATGCGCCCGAGCGACAGCGACCCAGAGTTGCCGAGCAGTTCCAAGGCCGCACGCATCTCGTCGGTGGTCTTGGCCGCGTCGGCGATGCCCTCGGCCATCAGGTCGAGTTGGCCTTGCGTGATCGCGGCACTGCCATCGAGGTTCTTCAGTTCGTCCTTGTAGGCTTCGACCGACGCCTTGAAGGCACCCACCTTCTCATCGAACCCGGCGCTGATGTCGAGACCCTTGCGCGCGGACTCGCCGAAGACGCCCATCTTGATCAACTTCTCGTTTACGTCATCGAGTTCCTTCTTCACCTTCTGATACGCAGCCGCCTCCGCTGCCCGCGCGTCGGCCTGATCCTTCACTTCCTTGACGGCAGCGTTGCTGAGGTTGGCCGACTTCGCCAACTCCTCGTTCTTCTCCGTGACGCTCTTGACCGTCTCCTTGATGGCCTTCAGTTCCTCTTCCGCCTGCTGCACGGACTTGTCGCCGCGCCCGAGCTTCGCATCCTCCAAGGCTTGCTGCGCGACCTTCTGCTTCTCGGCCAACTCGATCAGGATGCGGAAGTTGTTCTCCAACTCCTCCAACGCGCCCTGCGGCTTCTTGTCGGCGAAGATGTTCCACAGCGCCACCACGGCGGTGCCGAGCAGCGCGATGCCGCCGAGGACCACGCCGAAGGGGTTGGTGGCGAAGAGCAGCGTGAGGCCGCGCCATGCGAGCGCGAGGAATTGGATGCCGCGCAGCGCGAAGGACAAGCCCCCGGCCAACAGCGTGAGACTGGTGGTGAGGATGGCGTTGGCGCGCACCACCACGTAGATGGTCGCCGCCAGTTCCGCCAGAGCGATGCCGTTCTTGATCACGAACAACAGCATCTCGCGCAGCGCCGAGACCACGGGGCGGATCGAGTCGGCCAGAGTGCGACTGGCCCCCGAGGCAGTGTTCCACCCATCGGCCACCAAGGTGACCTGCTTCAGGAACAGCGTGAACTCCTGCACGATGGCCAAGTACGCAGGCAACAGGATTTCGCCTGCCGAGTCCGCCGCTTCCTTCTGGTAGCGCGCGAGCGAACTCAGTTGCTTGCCCACGTTGGTCATCGAGGCTTCGTACAGCCCTTGCAACTTCACCGACTGCGACAGCACCTCATCGAGGACGATCTGCTGCTTGGTGGAGCGCGAGATGGAGGCCGCTGCCACGCCATTGGCCGCAGCGTAGCGTTGCGTGGCCTGCTCCACGTCCACGATGATGCCCATCCACCGCAGGCTCACCGTGTTCATCTGCTGCACACTGGTGATCAAGCGCGCGAAGGTCTCCGAAGAGTCGCGCCCTGAGATGACCGCCAAATCCTGCGCCGCCCGGGCCAGTGTCACCGCCTTGGTGATGTCGAGGCCCGATTGGATGAACTGCGACAGCGATTGGCGCGAGGACTCGGCGGTGATGCCCAACGCCTGCACGCCCTTGTCCACCTTGTCGATGGCTTCCGCCGTGATCCCGGCGTTCTGCGCCACCTGCGTCAGCACGGTGCCCAACACCTCGGTGCGTGCTGCGCCATCCGCGAGGCTCTTGACGAAGGAGACCGTGAAGAAGCCCGCGAAGATGCCTGTCACCTTGCGGACGACCCCGTACAACGCCTCCATGTCGATGGCAGTGGACTTCGATGCCGTCGAGAAGCCCTTCAGTTGGTTGGTGGCGCCACTGACGCTGTTGCCGAGCTTGGTGAACTCGTCGCCCGCGCCCTTGACGTTCGCGCCGTCCAAACCCTTCAGCGAGGTCTCGATGCCCTTGAGTTGCTGTTGGATGACCGCGAACGCCGCTGTCGTCTCATCGCGGGCGCGGATGACGATATTGAGGATCGAATCAGCCATCTTCGTTTAGCTCGTCAAGGAATTTCGCGTACTGCTTCTTGTCGGCGTGATAGGCGATCCTCATTGCACTCGCCTCTGCTGCCAGTTCCATCTTCCTTCGGTCTGTTGCCAACTCGGAGAACAGCACCATCTGCTTGAACGTCATCCCCATCAGTGTCTCAAGGCGGTGGCCGCTGTGCAGCAACGACTCCACCAGTATGGGAAGGTAGTTCTCAAGCGTCAGGGGTTGCCCGTCCCTTGTGACATTCCTGCCCGAACCCCTGCTAGACCGACTGACACCCGTTGCAGAGATTCGGATAACTTTTTTACCGAAGGAACACTCAGTTCCCATACTGCCGTAACCGCTTCCACCTGTGTGCCCACGGGCAGCAGCTTGATGTCCTCCTCCTGCCCCACAGCGTCCGCCGCCATGCCGATGACCTCGGCCACCATGTCCGGTGCCTGCGCGACCAACAGCGTGAAGTTCAGGGTCTCGCCGCTGAAGAACGTGGCGAGCGACGACTTGTACTTCTCCTTCGTGAGCAGCGCGATGGTCTCGTCCAAGCGCAAGCCACGAATGGCGAGTTGCGTGCCTCCCACGTCCACGATGCGGGGCGGCGGCAACAGGTCTTTGATGATCACTGCCATGTGTCACTCCTTTGGGACTGCTGAAACGAAGAGGGCGACCATCCTTGGTCGCCCCCATCTTAGCGCACCTGACGCGCAGGCGTTACCGCAGTTGCGTGACCTTGAAGAACTTCGAACCGGTCGGTTGCAGCGGGTCCGACAGCACGTTGCCGTCCAGAACGAACGGGCCGATGCCTTCGCCGATGAGCGCCAGTTCCTTCAGCGGGTCCACGATGAAGCGGAACACCTCCACGATCACCGGGTTGCCGCCGTCCGCCGTGTTCAGACCTTCGAAGCGCATGTACTTCTCCGCAGCGAGTGCCGTCATGGCATCGACGCGGTTCTGCGCGCTGTAGTTGTACACGAAGTCGAGAACGTCGCCGTCCACGCACAGCACCGGGGTGCCGATGGTGATGGTCTTGCCCGCCGTGTTGGTGGCGAGGGTGACCGTCTTGGCCGTGGCGTCGATGGCGGTGACCCGGTGGGCCTTGCTGTTGAGCAGCGCCGCATCCGCACCCGCGAGACCGGTGATCGAGATGTAGCCGCCGACACCGACAGCGAGGACCGACGCCGGGGGCGTGGCAAGCCACGTCAGGACCGTCGTGGCGCCCACCGTGACGCTTGTCGGCGCCGTGATGGTGTTGCCCGTGGTCAGGGACGCGAGGGCGGTGACGCTGCCATCGTTGATCATCACCGAGCCTGCCGCCTCGTTCACCTTGTAGTCGTAGGGCGTGCTGTCGTTGGTGTACGCGGTGAGCGTTTGCGGCGTGCCGCCGTTGCGCTTGACCACCAACGAGGACACGTTGATGTTCTTCAGCGGCGTGACCTTGCCATGGTAGAGCTTGGCCGTTTCGTTGCCGGTGGTGACGTTGCCTGCGGCGACCTCGGTGACGCCACCCGTGAGGGCGTTGGCGAGACCGGTGGACGAGAAGTTCTCGATGGTCATCTGCAACGAGGACTTCAGTTCCGTGATCAGGCGCAGGTCGGTCGCGCGGTTGCCGGTTTGGGACTCCTTGTGTTCCAGAGTCGTCGCCGCGAGGCCGAGCTTCAGCGCCGAGACGTTGCCCACGGGAATCAGACCCGCAGGCTTGCCCGAGGAATCCCGGGCGCCGATCAGAACGACACCCTGCCCCGAGAAGTAGAAGTTGTTGCCGTCAAAGGTGGACATGAAAGCTCCTGTGCTTGGGTGGGGTCAGGGATTACTGCTTGTTGAGCCAGTGCACGACGAGGGACTTCGACGCGAGGTTGGTCACCGACTTGATGCCGCCGGTCGCCGTGCCGCCCGCGAGCGTGGCACCCGAGACCGCCACGTTGGTCGAGGCTTCCACCAACGGGTAGATGTTGCCCTGCGCCGCGTCGAGCGGGTAGATGTGGCACACGTTGGTGATGGCCACGGCCCGCACCCCGAGGTTGCCGCGCTCGCGCTGCGCCTTGTTGATCGCGTTGGCCATGTACTGCGCCATCAGATCGTTGGTGCCGCCCACCGCCACGTCCGTGACGACGTTGACATCCGGCGTGGTCTTGACCGTGAACACGGTGCCGTTGACGGTCAGCGTGTTGGTGTTGACCACCGAGACGGCGGTCGCCGACACGTCGGCGGTGTTGTTGTTCGTGACCGCCATGTTCGCGGAGTTGGTGACCGCCGGGGCGTTGCCCGCGCCGTCCATCACCGCCGTGATCGTGACCACGCCCGCATTCGCGGAAGCGACGACGAGCGGCGTGTTCTGGTACGAGCCGGTGTAGCGGTTCTCGTAGGCGTTGATCGCCGTGGCGAGCGCGAGGGCCATGGCGGTGTTGTCGCCCGCCGTGATCTTGACGTGGGTGAGGTCGGTCAGGTTGCCCGCCGCCTTCCACGTGTAGACCACGCCACCCACCGTCACGGTTTCGTCCGCGACCGGGTTGCCCGAGATGGTGATCGTGCCCGACGCCTTGGTGGACTGGATCGTGCAGTTGGCCACGTCGTTCGCCCACGCGCCGCCCGCATCCGTACCGACGATGACGGCGAGCAGCGTGTCTTCCGCCCGCATCGCCGCGATGTCCATCTTGGTACCCGCCGCCGCGCCTGCGACGTAGGAGATGGTGTAGCCCGAGAGTTCGCGGACGATCTTGGGGAGTTGGTCAACGGCGCCCGAACCACCCTTCATCAGTTGGGACGAAACGACTTCCTTGGTCATGGTGAAACTCCTGTGTGTTGGTCAGGTGGTCGGGTCAGGGGACCGCACGTGCACTGTCGCACACGGGGGTGCCACCTAACAAAAACTTCCGAACGTCTTAGCGTGCAGATGTCTGCAAACGCTTCAGGCTTGCACCCACTTGCCTTCGCGGATGAAGCCATGGTCCCCCGTCTCGCGGCACAGGATCGACGGGGAGAGCGTCAACGGCTCCCACGACTCCACCTGCCACCGTGCCCCGGCGAGTGCCCCCGGGATGGCCCGGGTCTCGGGCAGATCGAACCACATGGCCCCGATGGTGCGCCACTCGCCGTCGATCTGCTTCCACAGGGTAGCCCCCGCGCGCAGCACATCAGGAACTCCGGCATAGCGTTCCGCGTTCGAAGGGATGTCGCGGTCGGGCGACCATTGGAACCACCGCAGTTGGTAGCCGCTGCCCAGATCGAGGTCGAAGGTGTCCATGCTCAAGACGTGAGGATGATGGCCGTGGCCCACTGCTGCCGGTAGACGACAGCGTTGCCGATGGTCCCGGCGGGGCGCTCGCTGACGAAGCGCCACTTGTGGAACGAGGGGGAGGTCTGCAACCTGATCTGCTTGCGCGTCTCATCGAGGAGACGGGCCGCTTCGTTCTTTTGGTCGAGTCCACCAATGGCGTCGTTGGCGATGATGACCAACACCGTGCAGGTCAGGTCCGCAGCCATGCCCTGACGCGAAGGGTCGAGCGAGTTGGCCGCGATACCACCGTAGACCACGCCCGCCATCGGGAACTTGGCACCTTTCAGGGCAGCAATTAAGTCCTGCTCCGAGAGAACGCTGACGGTTTTCTCCGCGAACTCGGTTACTCGCATCACGCGAGTCATCAGGTCTTCCCAACAGGCCACGGCGGTCGTCATAGTTGTCGATGCTCCTCAGACTGTTGACGATGGTAGGCCATGTCGTCGTACTGTGGTAGGCGTCACGGTTGCCGTACTCGTTCCACGTCCCCGAGGTGTCAGTCCACCCATGCAGGTGGAAGGTCGCCATGCCCATCAGGCCAACCCCAGTGCCTCAGCCACGCGCTGCATCACGCGGGCTTCGAACAGTTCGATGTCGCTCTCCACCACGCCCAAGAACTCGCGCACCGGCAGGAACTTGGTGCCGTACTGGTGGAACTTGCCGTACTCCACGCCCTTCTCGTTCTCAGCCCCGGCCCTGATGGTGCGCTCGCCCGCCGGGTTGTCGTCGGTGAGTTGGATCGAGCGCCACAGCGTGCCGGTGTCGAAGAGGGTGCCCGTACCGCCACCGCGTCGCCGCTTGATCGCTGCCTCGGAGGGAGGCCAGTGCTTGCCCTCGGGGTTCTTCTCCTCAAGGTAGCGCGCCCGGGTGTTGTTGAGGATGATGCTCGCCGCCATGTCCAACACTTCTTCCACATCGAGAGCTTGATGCACGGTGTCCAACACCTGTTGGAGTTGGCCCGCGTCAATCTCGATGACAAGCGAAGTCATGCGGCGTAGGGGGCGTAGCTGAAGGGCTGATTGCGAAGGTAGGGTTCCACGATCTTGGCGGTGACGTGCCACGCCATCTTCTGCGCTTCATTGGCCGCGTTCATCACCGCCGAGTCCTGCGCGCCCGAGGGCTGCATCATCAGGTGCGGCAGGTAGGACAGCACGGCTTCCTGCAACCAGATCGGCGCCTTGTGCGTGCTGTCGAAGCCTGCGGTGTAGCCGACGTTGAGCCATGCCCCGAGGTGCGTCGATTCGATGTGCACGATGCCGCGCGTGGTGTCCACGAAGTAGTCGTCCGCCGACACCACCTCCGGCTCCGTTTGCAGCAGCGACCGGGAGATGGCGTTCTTGGTGACCACCAAGGGCACGTCGAGATGCACGAAGGCTTGGTTCAGGCGCAGCTTGAGCAGGCCATCCATGGGCTTCGGGAACAGCCCCTCCTGCGTGTAGAACAGGTCGGTGCGTGGCGTGGGTTCGAAGACCGTGTGCAGCATCCCCTGCAACACCACGTGCGCCGCGTTCAGCACCGAATCTACGGAGGCACGGACCTCAGCGATGTCTTGCAACGCCATGCGGGTAATCACGGCGTCGGTGTCGATGATCAGCTTGAGAGCCATGCCCCCTCCTCAGTGTGCAGATGTCTGCACGTTCAGACCGTCACGCCCACGTCGTCGCCCTTGGCATCCTTGAGCCGCATGGCCCCGGTGTCGAGTTCGTCATCGTCGTTGGGATCGAGAGCGTCGTGCTGCTCTGCCGGGACACCACCACGGTCCTGCGTCGTCTTGGCGGTGTTGTCGGGCTTCTCGTCGGTGACCTCGGCATCGGTCTGCTTGAAGAAGCGGCGTCCCCAGTCGTCCGCGTAGGACAGGAAGCGACCGAGTTGGTCGCGGGGGATGGCGTACACCTTGGGGTTGCCTTCGCTGTCGCGCGAGTAGAAGACCTCCCGCTCCGGCGTCACGTAGGTGCTGCACCCGTTGACGAGACGGATGCGAACGTCGGGAGTCGGTTCCGGCTTGGCGGCGGCTTCCACCGGCTCCACCGTCACCTTGGGCGCTGTCGATTTGGTCACTGCCATGTCGTGTTCTCCTCGTTTCCGGTCTGGGAAGAAAAAAAGCCCCCACCGCGAGGCAGGGGCTTCAGTTTCACACGGACCCAGACAGGGGTCAACTTCCGGCGGCGGCTTAACCGATGTTGCTGTAGGTCACCACGGCATCGGTTTCCTCGATGGCGTTGGCGATCCGGCAGGTCAGCACGATGATGTAGACGCGCGAGCGGATGTCCTTGTCGAACTCGATGGTGACCTTCCGTTGGATGCCGAAGATCAGGTTCATCGGGTCGCAGAACAGGCCGCGAGCGGCGGGCATCAGCGGCACGCCTTGGAGTTGCGAACCCCATGCGTAGACCGGCCCGGTGCCTTGGAGCATCGAGTCGCCGAGCGCCGTCTGCCGGTTGGCATACGTGTCACGGTACTCGGTGTCGTTGTCCACCGAAACGAAGTGGGTCAGGCGACCACGGTTGCGGAGGTACTTGTCGGGCATCGCCTTCACGCCCGCCTTCAGCACGTCCTTGGAGATGGTCGCGCCACCCGCGTTGACGACGTGGGCCGTCGCCTGCTTCAGGTAGCCGTCCATCATGGCAAGGTACGCATCGCCGGAGGTGCTGTCGCCGAGCAGGAGCAGTTCTTCCAGATCGAGCGCCGCACGTTCCGCGATGAGTTGCGTGATGGTCTCCATCAGGCCACCACCGGACTCGCCCATCGAGGCGTTGATGCTGCCGCGCTCGATGTTGTCTTCCATCACGTCGTAGGGAATCCAGACTTCCGCGATGGCTTCCTTGGTCGTCAGGGTGATCTGCGACAGGTCGGGCTTGCTGCGCTTGTTGGACGCGAGCGCCGTCGCCGAAGTGGCGGCGTTCATGATCCGCGAGCCGAAGCCGATCTTGTTGATCTTCCGCGTCGGCGCGTTCATCGTGACCACGCGGGCCGCGTTGAGGATCGTCGGGCTGTCGATCAGGGTACGGATGAAGGTGTCGGTCATCTCGGGGTTGAGAAGACCACCGTTGTTCGTCAGGTCGGACAGCGCGATGTCCGCCTTCTGAAGCAGTGCTTGATTGTCCATGGTGCTTTTGCTCCTGTCAGGGAAGTGGAGTGCGCTGTTACCGGCGCACAGCGGAAGCCGCAGCTTGCCGCTGCGCGTAAGACTTCTGTACCCGCACGTCCTTCTGGAAGGCCGTGTCGATGATGCCGAGGGATTCTTGCTTCTTCACCGGGGTGGCCGGTTGGCGGTCGTCGGCGGGGACGCCGCCGATCATGGTGCCGTTGGCCACGACGGCGGCAGTGGTCTCGGCCTTTTGGGCCGTCGCCTTGACGCTCGCCACTTCCGTGGCCAGATCGCCAACGCTCTTCGTGATGAGCGCCATGTTCGCGGCCATCTCGGTGAGCATCTTCTGCACGTTCGCATCCATGGCCGGGATCGTAACAGCCGCGTCACCTTCCTGAGATGCGTCGTCCTTCTTCGCCGGGAAGGGCTTCTTCGGCGCAGCCGCCGGGGCCGCAGCCGCCGGAGCAGCGGCGGGCATCGCCTTGGCCGGTGCATTCGGGTCCGCCGGGACCGAGGGCGCCGCGTTGGCATCGGCGGCGGGCGCTGCCGCAGCCGGGGCCGAACCTTGGGCCGCAGCGTTCACCGTGGCCTTCTCGTCGGGCGTCATCTTGGTCCATGCGTCTTCGTCCACGCCCTCGGGCGCTTCGCTGCCATCGTCGCCTTCTTCCGCCGGGGGCATGGCGGCAGCGGCGGGCGCGGCGGGGGCCGCAGCGGCAGCAGGCGCAGCCGGAGCAGCAGCGGCAGGCGCCGGGGCGGCGGCAGCGGGCTTCTTCGGCGGGAACGCCTTCAGCAGCAGTTCCATGCGGCTCGCGTCGGCCTTCAGCACCTTGCCTTCACCACCGCACGCCTTGCACCCCTTGGTCTCGCACATCGGGCAGTCCACCGGGGCTTCGGCCTCGGCCTTGGCCACTGCCGCAGCGTCGAGCGCCGCCTGCGCGGCCATCTTGCGCTTCTTGCACGCCTTGGCCACGATGGCTTCGGCCTTGAACGCCACCTCGGGCAGAGCCTTGGTCAGGCGGTCCACGTAGCCGGTCAGGCGCGTGGCCTCCACCGCCGTCTGCATCGGGTCGGCGTCGGACTTGAGCGCCACTTCCGCGCCGTCGAGAGCTTCCGTGCGCGACGGCAGGAAGCCCATCTCCTCGTACAGCGATTCGAACGGCGTGCCCTTGACGATGGTCTCGGCGTCGAGGCCGGTCACCAGTGCGAGCATCCCGTCGTTCATCTTGACCACGACGGCATCCCCCGGCTCCGTGTCGCCTTGGGCGAACAGCACGGTCTCGTCATCGTTCTCGATGGCGTTGTCGGTGGTCACGCCGATGGCGGCAAGTTCCGCCTTGTCTTCGTCGGTGAGGTCGCCCTTCTCCACGACGATGCCCGCGAGCAGCACGGGCGCCGGGTCGGCGGGCTTCACTTCGGCGTCCTTGGCGACGATGACCTGACCACGCGATTGACGCGGCGTGTCGCCATCGGCCTTGAGGACGTTGCGGATGTCGCTCAGGTCGAGCTTGCCGCCGAGGTTGATCATGTCGGACTCCTGTTGGGGATGTTGCTTGACGATCTTGAAGGGGAGGCGATTGGCGCCGCGCGTCACCAGACTGATGAACTCAGCGGTGCCGTTCTCCAACTTGTTCACTTCCAACTTGACGCGGGCCATGGATTTCCTCAGCAGTGGGGCCACTGTAGCAACGTGGCCCGCACCTGACAACGTGCAGACATCTGCAAAATCATCCGAACAAGTTGCGCTTCAGCACCATGAGCAGGTCGCCCTTGCGGGTGATCAGCTTGGCGATGAGGCGCACGCGCTTGGTTATCGGATCGAGGAACTTGGTGGTGCCGGTGTTGATCAGTTCGTCGGGCGTGGTGTGGTAGGTCTCGGTCAGCTTCTTGTACTGGCGCTGCCCCAGATCGAGAACCTTGGCCAAGCCCTCGTTGGCCTTGCCGCGCTCCATGGTCACTTCGACCGCGCCTTCCTTCTCGTTCCACGACACACCCTTGTACTGCGACCCCACCATGCCGAGCGTGAACTTGGGCAGCACGCCCGACACCTCGGACACCGCGCTGCTGTACGCGGCCTTCAGTTGCGGTGTGAGGTGGTCGGCCTTGTCGATGTTGGCCCGCATCAGTTCCTTGGCGCTGCCCACGTCGATCTTGCCCGCGCCGAGCTTGACCAACACCTCGATGTTGCCCGGGACGTGGCGCAGCATGGGCGGCATCTTCTCCTTGTGGAACAGGGCGAAGTTGTCCGCCGTGCTGAAGGCGGAAATCTCGGGCCTGCGCTCCCAGTCCACAGCGGGCGAGTCGTGGGCGCCGATCATGTTCGATGCGAGCGTCACCCAGTCCTTGCCCATGCTCTTCTCCAACGTCGGGGCAAGGTGTTCGTTGAAGTATTGCTGCGACCACCGGGGGTGATCGTTGTCGAGGAAGTTGCGCGCCGGGGGCGTGAGGTAGCCCATGTCGTGCGTCGCCGCGACCACGCTCATCAGCAGGCGGTTGCCCGGGGTGTTCACGTTCATGGGCAGCACACCGAGGATTTCCTTGGCCATCAGGGCGTCCTGCCGCAGGTGGAAGCTGCCGTGGTCACCGAGCGTGCGCGATGCGGCCTCGTAGTCCTGCGCGATCACCATGCGGGCCAGTGCGTGTTGCAAGTGGCCTGCGTCCTCTGCCGACATGCCTGCGGCGAGCGCATCCACGTGCGCTGCGCCCACCAGTTCCTTGATCGCCTGTTGGTTGTCGGGCGGCAGGATGTGCGCGTAGCCCTTCACGTAGTCGTCCAACGTGGTGAAGGGCTTGTCGGGGCCGAGCAGTTCGTTCATGCGCGCGGGCACCGTGTTGCGCGGGTCAGCCAAGCCGTCCCGATGCTCGCGGGTCAGCTTGTTGAAGGCCGGGTTGCGCTCCATGATGTCCATCTTGCTGAAGTCGTCCATGGTGGCAGGGCCACCGGGCGCCGCAGTGAACTGCCCGCCGATCTGCGTGCCCTTCGGCTCCCTCGGGTGCGCTTGCTCGTTCCACCCTTCGGCCTTCTGCGTGCCCATGGGGATGCGCTGCGCCTCGGGCAGGTAGCCGTTGATCAGCCGCTTCATGGACTCGGGCACCGCCTCCATGCTCTCGATGCCGCGACACTCGCCCACCAGTGGCCACGCCACCTCGGGTGGCATGTTGGGCGCCGCGACGCGCAGGTACGCACGCAGTTCAGGGTTCATTGGTTCGCCTCCATGATCAGCCGCAGGTAGCGGTCGCGCCGCTTCTTGTCCTTCATGTGCATGATTGCCCCGATGACGCCCTCGCCCTTGGTCCTACCGAAGGAAGAGGCGGTCATCACGTCCATCATTACCCGCCGGGGCACCACCAAGCCCATGTACTGATGATTCCATGGGTCGGGCACCGTGTGGTCCACCATGCGCGAACCCTCACGGTTCCATGCGTGGGCAAGGGGGATGCCATGCTCCGTGACGATGCCCTCCACGTAGTCTACGCGAGGGCTGTCGGGCTTCAGCATCGACTCCACGATCACGTCCACGCTGTTGTTGTAGCAGCGGTGGGGCGTGCGGATGTCGTCGCTGCCGTTCACCTCCATGGGCTTGCCGTAGCGGTGCACGAAGTCGAGACGCGGGGCATTGCCGTCCACCGCCTCGATGATCTTGCCGAGCAGGCTCTTCACCGGCTCGTCTTCGCTCACGTTGCCAAGCCGCGACACGATGGCCAACGTCGAGATGGCGTTCATGTGCGGCGACATGCCCTCGATGGGCGAACGGTTCTTGTCCTTCAGGTAGGCGAACTCATCGGGGGCGTCCGCCACAGCGTTTTCACTGGTGGTGAACCTGCCCCTCTCGTCGTGGTTGGGGTTGAACTTCTTCACCTTCACGCGCTTCACCGCCTTGCCCGTGTGCGTGCGCCACTCGGACAGTGCGCTCACCTGATAGCCCATGGCCTTCTTGCTGCGCGGAGCGAACTCCATCAACTGAATCTCTTCGCGCTTGGTCTGCCCCAGTGCAATGAGGTTGGAACTGAAGAACAGCGGGTCGAGTTGCTTGGTCACCGCTTCGCGCGCCGCGAGCCACTTCTTCAGGAACTCCTCACGCCGACGCTGTGCTTCCTCGGGCGTGGCATCCCGCTCCACCACCGCGAGGTTGCGATCCTTCAGCGTGTGCGTGACCTTCATGCCCTCAAGGTTCTTGCGCTCGCTCGCACTGGTGTTGTTGGTGCGCTTCCACTCCAACATCTCGTTGGTGAAGCCTGCGCCATACAACTCGATGACCTTGCTGTGCAGAGCTTCGTAAGCGCCGAAGGGCACATCCGTTCCCGGGTAGTTGCCCGCTCCGCTGCCGTAGTACAGCGCCATCTTCTCAAGGAAGCCGTCCTTGCGTGCCGTCTCCACCATCTGCTCTGTGGTGATGTCCCCCGCCATGTAGTCGCGGGCGAGCAGCATCGCACTGTGGATGTCCTCGGCCACCTTCTTGTCCACGGCGAAGCTGATGGTGTCCGATGTGCCGCCGCCCAAGCCCACCCCAGAGGTCTGACTTAGCTCGTCGCGGGTCTTGAGGCCATGCTTGGCCACGTCGGTGGCCGCAGTGGTCACGTGGTACAGCTTGGGCGGCAACGGCTCATACGGACTCGATCCGTTGTTGCCATAGAAGCCGCGCGCCTTGGCCGTCTTCTCGTCAATGTCGCCCAAGGAGAGGGCTTCCGACGTTTGCCGCGTCCACTCGTTGTTGAGGGCACGCTTCTGCCGCATGGCGGCATCCACCCGATCCTGCAACTCAGGAGGTGCCTTGTCGTGGCTCAGGTACTCATCGAGCAGGGCACGGTACTCGGCAGCGTTCTCCCCGGCGAAATCGGCCCGGGTCTGATCGTAGGCATGGGCGAACTGCCCGCCCTTGGGCGAGCCTGCGGGTTCGTGGTTGGGGTTGAACTTGAGGATTGCAGACATCTGCACACCCTCTTCGTCGTCCACGAAGGTCGCAGGCGTGTCCTGCCACGGCTGCGTCTTGTCGAAGGAGACCGAAGCGAAGAAGTCGTCCATCAGCGTGTCAGTCGTCATGCTTCTTCCTCTTGGTCTTCTCCTTGCCCGCCCACCGCCCCCACACCGTGGGGTCGATGTAGCTGCCGAGAGCCACCATGCGCGTGTTGCCCAAGTGCTTGGACACCACGTCGCCCACGTGCACCCGGGCCTTGCGGTACTCGGCCTCGGTGGCAGGCTCGCCAATCTCCTTCAGCACCTTGAGCGCAGTGTACGTGCCATGCCACGTGCGAAAGTCCTTGGCCGAGAACGGTTGGCCCGTCACATCCTTCAGGTACTTGTTGACGCGCCCCTCGTTGGTGGCGAACAGCCGCTCGTCCTTGGTGGTGTGTCGCTTGCGGTTGCGAATGTACTGCGCGAGCAGCATGTCGTTCAACTCATGGCTCTGCATCACCGCGTGCTTGCCGGGGAAGTTGAAGGTGAGCTTAGTGCCCGACACCACCACGTGCCGATCCAACAGCGTGGACGCGCCGTAGGCTTTGCCCTTCTTCGTTTCGAACTCGTTCTCGCCGCCAACGCGGAAGCCCGTCTTCGACATCAGGCGCACTACTGCCGCCGTGTCCCGCTCCGCTTGCGTCTTCCCACTCAGCATGTCGTCGTGCGAGCGCCGCCGCAGCAACGGCATGGCCCCGTTGAAGTCCTTCAGGCGCGAGAACTTCTCCGCTGCGTTGCTGCCCATGGCCTCGGCGCTGTAGCGGTACTGCAACTTGCCATTGCGCGCAGTCCACGTGGCCTGCAACGGCTCCGTGGGGTCGGGGTTGAGGTGCACGTTGATCGAGGCAGGCGGGATGGCCATGCCCTTGAGGCGTGCAGCTACCGGCTCCGGCACCTCGCTGTGATCGCCACCATAGCGCCACACCTTGTCATCGAAGTACATGCCGGTGCCCTGCCGCCATTGAGCGAACTGGCCCCCCTTCGGCGTGCCCGCAGGCTCGCGTGGGTGCTTGCTCTCATCGAACTTGAAGGCACGGTACGCATCGCCAATCTCGATGAAGTATTGCAGCGGCATGGTGAAGTCGCACTTCGTGACCTTGCCACGGTTCTCAGCAATGATGCGTCGAGCCACCCGTTCGATTTCATAGGCTTGATCCGTTCCCTCTGCTCTGCGTCCGAGCGATTCCAGATGATCGAAGACGGCACGTTCGAACTGCTCCATGCCGACAAGCTGCATCGCCCGGTTCATCGCTTCCACGGTCGGCAGTTCGTCGTGCCCCTCTTGCTGCTTCGCGTTCTGGGCGGTCGTGAACCTGCCACGTGCGTCATGGAACGGGTTGAACTTGAGGATGGTCGAGAATTGATGCTTCTGGGTTCGCGCTTGGTCGGAAGTCGTTGCAGATGTCTGCAATCGAATGCGATCCAGATGCTCCTTGAACGCCCGCCGGATGGCCTCGGGGCTGAACCCGTGCCGGGGGAAGGTGGTCATCGGCACCGATGCCACGCGCTCTGACGTGTGGCTGTCGTCCCGCGCCGGGAACGAGTACCACACCGAGGGGAAGTCCTTCTCGTCACCTGCACTGCGCCCCACCACGGGGGAGCCATAGGTGCTGCGGTCGCGGATGGTCTCGTACTCGCCGAAGTGCTTGCCCAAGGTCACCTTGTACAGCGACACGTGACTGCCGAGCGTGTAGCCGCGCTCCGGCTGTTCGAAGTCGTTCATGTCGTCATAGAAGCCCACCACGCCATCGGCATTGCCTGCGTTCACGCCTTGGAGGCTGTTGTGCTTGCCGCTGTCGATGCGATAGACGAGGAACGATTCGCCGGGTTGGGGCACGTTCCATGAGCCGTCCGCGTTCTGCCGCTCCTCTTTGAAGCCGGGGCCGATGCCCGCCTTGTCCACGATGGGTGCAGGCGGGGGGAAGGCATCGCTGTACGCAGGGTGGTCCTTGGGCAGGTACCACCGGGGCACCTTCTCCCACTGCGGGTTGCGGTTGCGGTCGCCTTCCTTGGGCGGGCCTTGGAACTCGGCGTACTTGGGACTGGACCCCTTCATGTACATGAGGTCGTGGCGCGTGGGGTGCGACCACGGGTTGGCCGCGTTGGTGGTCCACCGGCCCCACTCGTCGCGCGGCTGCATCTCGTCGTACTTCTTGGCCGTGGGGAAGCGCGTCAGGTACGACGGGTCGCCATAGCCCGGGGACTGCTTGAAGCCGTGCCGCTTGTACCACGCCACCAACTGGGCCTTGGTGAGTCCCTTGCCCTTGGCCCCGGCGTCGGGGATGGGCTTGGCGTTCAAGTCGATGGCCACGCCATGCTCGTCCGCCATCTGGGTAATCTCGCGCATCAACTCGGAGGCTTCGCCCTTGCCCTTGCTGCCGTAGCTGATGATCGAGGACAGGTGCACCTGATCCATGCCCTGCCATGGCGACATGTCGATGCCCACGTTGCGACGCAGGCGTTGCCGATCATCGAAGGGGTGCGCTTGCGAGCCTTCGATCCACTCCTGCATGAAGGCAGTGGCCTTCTCGGTGAAGCGCCCGGTCTTCGGGTCGTGGTTGGGGTTCATCTTGGTGATGGCCGTCACCAAGCCCTCCCCGTACTGGAACATGCGCTTGAAGCCATGGCGACGCTTGCGCTTCGGGCCTTGGGCAGCAGGCAGGCGTCCGCCACGGTCGAGGTCGGCCTGTGCGAGGTCTTCCTTCTTGGTGCGCGGTTGGCCGCGAGCGAAGGTGTCGTACTCGTTGAAGTAGTGGTCGAAGATGCCCTTGATGGACTTGATCGAGGTGCGACCGCTCTCGCGGATTTCCTTCGGCTTGTCGTGGCTGTAGGTGGCCGCGAAGGCTTCGGCGAACCACTCCCGGTCGTTGACCGCCGCGTAGGTGGAGATAGCGGTCTCGCTGTCCACCTCCTGCCGCAGGCGTTGGGTGAGCAGCTTGCCATTGCGCTTGGTGCGCTTGCCGAGGTAGTCGAGTTCGCCCTGTTCGAACGCCTGCACGTGGTGGCCGAACTCATGCACGAAGATGCTGCCCACGGTGTCGTTGCCGAGGGGGTGGTAGCCCGCCTCCTCCGCTTCCCGCAACTCCATCAGCAGCGATCCGGCCCGGGTCACCGGGGTGGTCAGCAGGTCGTCACGATGGCGCCCATCGGTGATGAGGTTGCTGCCCATGTCGAAGTAGCGCGGGTTGAAGCGCATGTGCCCGTGTTCCATCGCCGCCCATGCCCCGGCGTGGTTGCCGGTGGCCGCGAACACACTGTCGGCAGTCTCCTGCATCCCGATGGTGTCGAGCGCCGCGAAGGCGTCGGGATGGCTGTTGGCCATGCGGTCGATCTGCGTGGCCACTTCGCGCAGGGCGAAGGGGTGCATCCACTCCATGTTGCGGAAGGTGAGATGCGGGTGAGCTTCCTGCAACGCCTTGACGATGGCGTAGGCCGACTTGCCTTGGTACTTGTCGGCGACGAGGCCGCGCAGGTCTTGCTCGCTCTCGTAGCGGTCCACTGCTTGGCGCAGTTCCGCTTCGGAGACACGCCGGAAGGCGCGTTCGAACGGGGAGTCTAGGGCAGCACCGCCATGGCCCGCGAAGGTGAAGCGCCCATCCTTCGGATCATGATTCGGGTTGTACTTGAGGACGGACTGCCAGTCCATAGGTCTTCCCACCGGGTTGGGGTTCGTAACGGACCCCATTATCGCCCGCAGCGGGGAACCTGTGATCGAACGAGTTCATCAGGATGGTGAGGGGGATGCCGTGAGGGAACGCCGCGCAGTTGAAGGTACCCCTTTGCAGATGTCTGCAACCCATGCACATGGGCACGCCACCGATCATGACGTGGCCTCTTCCCACAGCACCTTCTCCACGTAGCTGAAGCGATGGTTGTGGCCGAGGGAAGATTCGGTCACCGTGCCGCGCTTGATCACATGGCTGTGGCCATCGGCAGCGGATGAGGTGCGCCCGCCGAGGAACTGGCCGTTGTCGTCGTAGGAGACGAAGAACTCATGGTCATGGCCATCGTCGGCCTTGGCCACAAGCCCGCTGATCACCGGGGGTAGTTCCACCGTCATGGTGGCCTTCTCCCGGGTGACGAGGGCTTCCATCGAGTAGCCGTTGATTTCGCCCTTCTTGATCATCGACCACACGCCCTTATCGGGGATGTGCATCCCCACCACCCATGACCCCTTGATGAAGTCGGGGTCGCCCTTGCGGGCGATGAAGGACTCGATGATGTAGGCGTTGACGAGCTTGTTGTTGTGCTGAAGGTCGATGCGATCCGTCTTGCGCTCGCGCATGAACTTGTAGGCCATCTGCTCGATGGCCGTCTCGGTCATGATGTCGCCGTCAGCATCGGGGATGTTGGGCGCGTAGACCTCGGCCCACACCATCTGTTGGTCTTCCGACGCAAGCTTGAGGTCCATGGTCAGTCCCACCAGAGTCGCAGCACGGAACCCTTCCACTGGCGCCCCGAGGGGACGAGAGCCTTCGGCCCGCCGCCATGGTACTTGTCCACGTCCTCTTGCGTGAGGAAGCGTTCCCCCGGCTTCACCATGTCGATTTCATCGGCGCGCGTGCTGCGCTTGGCGAGCTTGGCGATTTCCTTCAGCGCCCGCTCCGGCCCATGCACGTAGACCACGGGCGACATCTCACGCCCCGGGGACACCTTGATTTCGTCGTTCCACTTGGCGAGGAAGTTGGCGACGCGGTTGGTGTTGAAGGCGTTGTACCCGCCCGGGGTCGCCGTGCCCATGGTGTTGCGGAAGGCATCGACCGACATCTCCTTCTCGGCCACGAAGCGCAGCTTGTGGGTACGGTACCCGTCGATGATGTCCCGCCGGTCCTTGAACTCGCGGTACATGCCACGCGGGTCAGTGGCGGGCTTGGGTTGCGCGGCGGCAAGCTGCCCTTCCGTGGACATGCCATTGCGCGGACCCATCTTCGGCGGGGCCGTGTTGAAGCCGAGGCCATCGTGGGTGTCCCCGGTAGATCGAGCGTGTTCCGCTGCCGGGTTGGCAGCGACCGGGCCTTCGAAGTCGGCAGCAGCGGCAGCGCCGCCGTTGCTCGTCGTGAAGCGACCATCCGGCCCGTGGTTGTGGTTGTACTTGCGGAGGCGGAAGAAGTAGTTCATGGTCGCGCCCCCTTACCAACCCATGGCGCGAAGCTTCTTCGCGTTCTTCTCCTGCGCGGGCGACATCTGCACCTTCTGCCACTTGTCGCCCATCTTGGCGTGCGTGATGTCGTGGGTGTAGACCGAACCCATCTCGGTGTAGGTGCCGTAGACGGTGGCGAGGCGGATGTTGCCCTTCTTGTTGTCCTCCATGCGGGCTTCCCACCCGTTGCGGAGCTTGATGCGCGTGCCGCGCTTGATGTCGTTGGCGTAGAGCGCCGCCGGGGCTTGGGTGCCCTGCGCGGTCTGCGTGGACGCGGAGTGGCCCTGCGTGCCCGACGTGAGGCCCGTGCTGCCCGAGGCGTTGTCGCCGTCCGTGGCCTTGTTCTCGCCCGAGCGCGGGCCACCGGCATCACCGATGGCGCCCACGTCGCCGCCCGAGGGCGTGCCCTTGTTCTCGCCCGAACGGGTGCCCCCGGCGTCCTGCCCCGTGATGGCGGCTGCGGAGGTCAGGGCGTCGTTCTGTTGGGAGACGGCGGGCGTGCCCGCGTTCTCGCCGCTGCGCGGGCCGGAGACCGAGCCACCGGGCTTCGGGCCACCTGCCGGGATGGCCTTGTTCTCACCGCTGCGCGTACCGCCTGCGTCCTGCCCGCTGACCGACGTGGCCGGGGCCGGAGCCATCTTCACCGGGTCGGTGCGCGGGTCGCCGCCACGATTGGCCGAGGTGCCTTGGCTCTCGCCGGAGCGCGGGCCTTGGACCGGGGGCTGCGCGTTCTTGCCCTCGGTGCCTGCGGGCATACCGGAAGCGAAGCGACCATCCTTGCCATGGTTGGGGTTGTACTTCAGGACTTGCGCGAACTTGGTCATCTTCGTCTCCTCAACTTGGGAACCGCGAGTTACTTCAGGGGCTTACCGGCTCGATTCCACCGGTCGTTCAGGTCGTTCAATTCCTGCTTGTACTTGGCCCCGAGCGCGCGATCCGTCTGCGTCTTCGCCTTCTCGGGGGTCATGTCGATGCGGAACAACTGGTCTTCCAAGGTGCGCTTGCGATTCTGGTCCGCTTGGTACTCGATCTGAAGCAGCAACGCCTTCTGGGCGTCGTCCTGCTTCTTGGCCTGCGCCACCACCTCACCCTTCACCTGCTCCACCGCGTCGTTCTTCGCGTACTTGCGGTCGAAGGCTTCGACGGCGCCGAACGCCGAGGTCACCAAGCCCACCGCGATCCCGAAGAACCACACCAACCCCTTGACGTAGGGGTTGTCCCAGAGCCGTGCAGATGTCTGCAAATCGTCACCCATGGCGGTCATGGTAGCGTGGCCCTTGCCACCGATCAATCAGGGTCCACCAGTTCAGTCACGTCGTAGCCCTGCTCCCGCAGGAACGCCGCTATCTCGTCGTCAACGCCCGCTGCCACATCCACCTCGGTGATGCCCATCAGGGCCGCTGCCGCCAACCACTCCGTCAGCACATCCACCCATCGACCCCGACGTGCCCGCAGGGCGCGGATCAGCATCGACTTGCGGTAGTTGGTGAACACGAAGTCGAGGGCCGTTTGCAGGCGCCCCGCCTTCCTGCCGGTGTAATCGACACTGGCCCGCAGGCGTTCCGCCTCGGTGCGGTTGACGGCCAACGACATCTTCAGGCCATACGCATCGGAGGAGGCCGTGCCCGCCACCGGGTTGTACGCAACGTCCGCCATCTCCTGCGGCGGCAGGCCGGTGATCAGCGACAGCACCTCAGCCGGGTGCACCCCGGCCTCCTTGACCCACGTCCGCACCTCTTCCTCGGTGGCCTCGATGCCCAAGGTCTTGAAGGTCTCCACATCCACTTCGGACGGGGAGAAGTCGCCGGTCACATTCTCGGGGAAGGCGGCTTGGTAGCTTGGCGTGCGCCGGATGTCGGGCACCTCACCCACACGCACCAGTTGGCCACGGCAGTAGGGGTGGTAGGGCGGGATGTGCCACCCACGGTCCACGATGTCACGGGTGGACATCTCGCGCAGGGCTTCGACGCTCGCCTTGCTCTGCGACGGCCATGGTTGCAGCGTCTTCAGTTCCTCGGGGTTGTCGGTGCTGAGGGAGCGCAACAGCAAGCTGCGCGCATCGCTCACTTGGAACGTCTTGCCGTGCATCTCCTCGCACACCGGACAGATGCGGTTGTCGAGTTGTTCGTTGATGGCGTACTCGGTCACGTCGAGCAGCGACGCCTCCTCGGTGAAGCCGAAGGCCGCGAGGCGCGTGGTGTGCAGGGCGCTGATCATCTGGATCATGCGCTGCGCCTCGTTGTTCACCGGGTTCTTGAACTCCACGTAGGGCTTGAGCAGCGTGGTGTCCTCGGCCTTGAACAGCACGTTGCCTTCGGACTGCGCGAAGTTCGTACTCGGCTGCGACAGGTCGTACTCGCGGATCAGGGTGTACAGCTTGGCCCGCACCTGATCGCCCACCGTGTTGACGATGGCGTTGGCGAAGCTTGCCGTGGTGCGCGCGGCGACGGACAGCAGTCGCTTGCTCTGCAATATCTTGGCGTCCTCGGCCTTGCCGCTCAGGCGCGACGCTCCGTACACCATCGAGGCGAGCGACACGTAGCGCACATAGTCCCGGGTGTGCCGGATGACGGGCGCCAAGTCGAGGTTGTCCACCATGCGCGTGGCCCCGAGGACATCGTTGCCCTTCAGGCGCAAATAGACAGAGGGCAAGATGTCTTCCGACACCTTGCCCCATGCCGCTGTGATGCGGGAAGAGAGCGAGGCTTCCAGTGACAGGAACGCCTCAAGTTTGACGCTCATCAGTGCGAGTGATCCATCAGCCCAACGCAGCACCCCGCGAGTTCAGCGAGACCTTCAGCATCGAACGACGAACGCGCGAACGTGCTGTTGGCCAACACCGCATCGAACAGCTTGCGCTGCTCCTTGGGCAACGTCTCCACCTTCTGCACGATGGCACGCCGCAGTTCCTTGTCCATGCGCGGACCATCGCTCAGGCCAACCGCATTGGCCCATTGACCGGCGAGCAGCACGATGTCGTTGGACGTGAGGTCCGACTTCGTAACGGCTGACGACATCGCGCTGCTGCCCGTGCCCCCCGACGATGGAGTGCCTAGACCGGCAGAGAAGGGGTTCTTCGTCGGATCGCTTCCCTGCGCGTTGGGATCACCTCCTCCGAATGGCTTACCGGCTTGCGCCTCAGCCAAGGCTTGCTGTTGAGCTTGCGCCGCCGCCTCTGGATCGTAGGTAAGGCTGAGACCTGTGATCTGGTTGATCGTGTCGATGAGGTCTTCGGGCTTGATCTTGTCAGCCACCATCTCAAGCGACTTCAGTTGCAGGTCCACGTTCTTCAGAGTCGAAGGCAGTGACTTCAGGATGTACCGCTTTGCCCCGAGGGCACGGACGATGGTGTGGTTGATCTTTTCATCAAACTCCTTTCGTTCAGGGGCGAAGACTTGGGCCTCGGTCACCATCACCGCAGTGAGAGCCGTGGCGAAGTTGTAGTCGTCCGACTTGCCGAGGAAGATGGACGGGAGGCGGAAGGCGCCCCGCACATGGTTCTCGCACTTCTCATCGAACACTTGGAACATCGAGTCAGTGCCGTTGGCGCGGTTGTCGCCGAAGCGTTCCACGGTCACCTTCACCTGCCCTGCGCTGTCGAGCGAACCGGACGAGGACTGCGCCTCAACGACGGCTGCGCGATGCTTGTCCTTCAGATCGCCCCCCAGATACGCGAGGAGTTGATTCTTGACACTCTCGGCCAGTGCACCACCTTGAATGAAGATGATGGCCGGGGGCAGGCCACCGGCATCGAAGAAGTCCAGATTGAACTCCTCGGCCTTCCGTGACCCAAGGACAGCGGGGAGGTTGTTGATCCATCGCGGTATCCCGTAAGGTGTGGTGGCATCCTTGTCGCAGATGAAGTGCAACACCTCCGACGCGAGGTTCACCTTCTGCGTCCCATCGGCGTTGGTCAGGTTGGCGGGCCGCTCTGCGCCCGTGGCACTGGCAGGCCCGGGGGCCACGCCGTTGTCCATCTGCCGCTGCCGTTCCAGATCACCCTTCAGCGTGAGCAGGGGCGTGCTGTCCTTGGCCTGCCCATGGGGAGCGCCCGGGTTGGGCAGAGGGAAGCCGGTCTGCCCCGGCGCATCGAGCCAACCGCCATCCTCGCGGCTCAGGCGACGCTCGCTGCCGAACTCCTTGTAGTAGATGTAGTTCGTGCCCACGCGCTGCACGTAGCGCCGCTCGCGCACCCAGATGTTGGCCTTGAAGGGCACGCCGTTGCGCTCGATGATCTTCTCCACCATCACCGGGTTGTCGAGCTTCACCAAGCGCATGGTGGAGGCATCGAGGTGGCGCAGGAAGACGATCTTGCCTTCTAGGTTGCGGATCACCTCAAGGTAGCCGTTGCCGGTCATCTCGATGTCCGCGCGCAGCTTGCGCCGCTGCGACACGAAGGACTCGTTGGGGAACGGCTCCTTGAAGAACGCCTTGAGCATCGCCTTCTCGGCGAGGTCGGCAGGCGTCTCGGCGTTGGGGTCAGGCTCGCCCGTGGTAGGGTCCACTGCCATGGGTTCCTGCGGTTGCAGCGGGAACTCGGACGGCGGGTCCACGCCCAAGGTGGCATGGCGGGTCATGACCTTCGCTGCCGCTGCGGCTGCGGCCACCACGCCGGGGCCGACTTCCTTGGTCACCTTGACCTTGTTGGCTTGAACTAGGGCCGCTGCCGCCGCCGCACGTACCGTCGGGTCGGCAATGGTATTGAAGTCCACCGGGGCGCCCTCCAAGGCCGGATGGGGCTGCGGTAGCTTGTCCTCCTTGTCCTGATCCTCGTCGGCAATCTCGTAGCCCGTGCCATCGACGTTGGTCTCCATGGCATGGACGCACTGCATCAGGATGTTGTTGCGCGTGCACAGACGCTTCAGCACCAACGGGTTGAACGGCGGCATCAGCGCCGCGTTGGTCTTGGTGATTTCGTAGATCGAACTGAACTCGTCCTCCAACTCCAAGGTGTGTTGGATCACCACTTGGGTGTCGGACGCGATCTTGCGTCGGGCGAAGCTGATGCTTGAGCGGTTCTTGCGGACAGGCATGGATACTCCTCGATCAGCCTCGGTCACGGACGGGGTAAGGATAGCCTAGTGTGGCGCACCGGACTACCGTGCAGACATCTGCAAATCAGCCACACAAAGCCTTGTGCTTCTTCAGCGCCCCGAGGTTGGGGCCAATCTCGGTGTCCACGGTGAAGCGAAGCTGCGGCGCCCAACCCACCTCATGGAAGGGCAGGTTTTCCATCAATTCCTTGCGCTCCGTGGCGATCTGCTCCCAGTTGTCTTCGGGCACGTAGGACAGGAGTTGATCATGCACCATGCCGAACACCGGGGCAATATCGAAGGTCTTCTGCTGCACCATCAGGCCCGTGGCCCACAGCGCCATGTCGGACAGGGTGGCCTGCACCGGGGAGTTGATCGACCGCCGCAGTTCCTTGGCCACCACCGCCTCTTCCCGGCTGCGGATCATGGGCAGGTGACGAATGCGCCCGAGCGGGGAGCGCACCATGCCGAACTTCCGCGCCCGGTACTTGTACTCCTTGTGCCACGGGATCAGGCCCGGGTACAGATCGAAGAAGGCATCACGGTTCTCCTCGGCCTCCTCCAAGGTCATGGCCACACCGTAGTTGCTGATGGCGTAGTTCATGAAGCCGTTGGCCCCCATGCCATAGATCAGGCCGAAGTTGCCCGCCTTGCCGAGGTAGCGAATCTCTTCGAACAGGTGGGGGTCGGTCTCGGCCAGTGCGAGGAAGTCATCGAAGTCATACCCGGCGAGTCGTGCCGCCGTCACCGCGTGCAGGTCGATGCCGTGCATGTACGCAGCGATCATCGTCTCTTCGTTGGCGAGGCACGCCGCGATCTTCAGTTCGCCTTGCGAGTAGTCGTTGGAGAGGATGATGTAGCCGGGGGGCGCGATCACCGCGCGCCGCAACCGCTTGGCCCACTTGGTGTGCTTCGGGATGGTCTGGATTGCGGGGTCTTTGACCGACAGGCGACCGGTCACTGCGCCGCCTTCGGTCTCCACCTCGTCCATGCCCGAGAAGAGGAAGTAGTTGGGATGCCACCTGCCGTCCTCACGCAGGTGCGACAGGAAGCCCGTGACGTAGGTGCCGAGCGTCTTGGTAGCTGAGGTGTACTCGCTCAGGATCGACACCAGTGGCGCCGCCTTCGGGTGATCCTTGAACATCATGAGGTGTTCCATCGAGGTGGACGGTGACTTGTCCTTCTCGGTGAACATCTTCGGCTTCAACCCGAGGTAGTTGGGGCTGAACATGAAGTCGATCAGCAGCGCCGCCTTGCCGAGGTTGAGCGTGCCGTCCTTCTTGGTGTGCTTGGCCACCAGTCTGCCGCCCAACACCTCCTTGGCTTCGCTCGTCAGGCGAGCGATGTCGGTCTCTATCTCGTCGCGCAACTCGCGGTAGTACGGCACGTCCACGCACCAACCCACGCGCTCCACGCGCTCGTAGGCCCGCGCTGCCGGGTGCAGGATGTTGGTGTAGAAGGTGGTGAGCTTCTTGTCCTTCAGTAGCTCGTCCTTCATCCGCTCCGAGGCTTGGTAGCAGGCGTCGGTGTCGCCGCCCGAATAGGTCAGGAAGTCGTCATCGGGCACAAGGTCCATGCGCCCTTTGTCGTACTTCTGATTGAAGGCATCGTCGTACCCACCGATGTCGCTGAACAGCTTGGCGTGCACCGTGAGCGAGTTCGAACGGTTCTCATCGAGGATGCTGCCGACGATGGTGGTGTCGAAGTTGTAGTTGGTGCACTCGGTGATGCCCCAGTGCTTCGCAATCCAGTTGAGGTCGTACTTGAGGTTGGCCCCGCGCAGCTTGACCTTGGGGGAGGTGAGCAACCATTGAATCTGGTGCCACAGCCCCGCAAGACCGTCGCCTATGGTGTCGTTCACCTTCTCGCACGCACGGGTGCTGCGGAAGCGCACGACATCCGCCGCGCCCTTCTTGTACGTGATCTGAATGGACTCGATGTACGCCCCCAAGGCATAGGGGTCGAGGCCCAAGGTCTCGGTGTCGAGTGCCACCACGACAGGATGCTTCTGGGCGTTGATCCACGCGACGGCTTCGGTGAAGTCGTTGACGTAGCGGTACTTGCCCACGGTGGGCAGGAAGTCGCCCGTGTTGACGAAGCGGCACGCGGCCACCACGTCCGTTTGCAGGTCCACGAACATCGCGTAGTCCACGTCGAGAATCGACGGTGAGTACGTGATCAATACGTGCCCACCCCCGGGCATGGGGAAGGGGCGATTGCGAAGGGACTTGATCGAGCGGTTCTTGGGGATCACCGCATGTGCAGCGAGGAGGGCAAGACCTTCGCCCCCCATGCACACCAGAACATCGCCCTCTTTGGTCTCGGGGAGCGTGTCCCCGATTTCGACTACCTCATGGTCCACCCCCGACGCCGCTATGAGCGGGCCAAGCTTCTTCTTCAGGTACTCCCATGGTGGTCGGGTCCACAACTTCAACTTCATCGAGGCGGCTCCAATGCTTGTTCTTGACCTCTCGCATCCACATGCCGCGAACCGAGGGGAGGATGGTGTCGTACAACGCCTTCTGCGACAAGTTGCTGAGGGTGGAGAGGGTGAGGCCGTTGGCCTTCGGGTCGATCAGGCTGAGGCTCAGTTCCTTCATGGCCTTGTCGTAGCTGACGACGACGCCGAGGTTCAGGCCGGTGATGGAGAACACGATGTAGGCATCGCCCGTGTGGATGGCCGAGGCTTCCACCTTGCACTTGAGGTCGAGTTCCGCCGAGGGGGCGAAGGGGTAGCCGAACTCGCCGTGGCCCTTGGCCGTGTAGGGGACATCCTTGCCGTTGCCGACGAGGAACAGCGAGAACTGCACCGCGTCCGCGAGCGGCATCAACATCTGCATCGCATCATACTGTTGCAGGGGCTTTGACATGCAGGCTCACTCCCTTGTTCATGAAGGACAGCACGAACTCGCCGAGGTCGATGCCGAGGTACCGGGCCGACAGCACCGCGCCGATGGCCTTCTTCTCCTTCTTGGTGCTGACGACGGTCCACTTCACCTTCTTGTCCGAGAGGCCGAGGAAGATGCCCTCCGTGCAGAAGGTGTCGCCGACTTGGAGAGCTTGCGCCTCCGCTTGCGTGAGGGGCAGGGCGATCTTCATGAGCAGAGTCCCTTCACCTTGTTGAACTTCGGCAGGGGCGTATCGAACTCGATGCCGCACCCGAGGAGGATGGCGCCCAACACCTTGTTGGCCGGGGCTTCGACGGTGCAGGGGTAGTGCCCCGACATGTACTTGAAATCGGGCTTGGCCTTGAGGGAGAGACCCTGATCCGTGAGCTTGGCCACGGTGAGGGCGTCATCGAGAGCGGCCCCTTCCGCGCGCACCGAGAGTTGGACGCCTTCGACGCGCACCGCGATCTTGAGCTTGTCGGTCAGCGCCACGGCCACGTAGACCGAACCGGACGACGTGCCCTTGACCCTCTGGTACATGGCGCAGGCGTCGCGCAGGGGGATCACGTCGTTGGACGGTTCCGGTGCAGACATCTGCACGGGGTCCGAGGGCTTGACGTTGGCCGGGATGCCGCCCGCCTTCTTCTCGTTCTCGATTTCGGTCAGGACGAACAGCATGAACGAGTTCAGTTCCGCCTGCACCTGAGCCGGGGACGCGAGCCAGTTCATGACGAGCTTGTAGCCCTTGCTGCCGTGCCAGATGGTGAAGAAGTCGTCGCCCTCCTGCGTGGCGAGACCGAGAGCCTTACAGGTGGCGATACCGTGGGGGTCGCACCCGTAGTTGGTCAGGACGCTGAGGGACTTTTTCTTGAGGATCAGGGCCATGTGCACTCCTTTGCTGACAGCCTCATTGTACCACAATCAGGGGGAGTGTCAAACCGTCCCCCAGATGTTGCCGGTCATGGTGAAGGGCTTGATTTCCACCACCTCGCCGCTGTACTCCTTGGCGATCTTGTTCACGCGCAGGTCAGGGGCACGGCGCAACACCTCATCGAAGTCTCGCCCCGAGCCGGAGTAGGTCATCGCAGGCGCGCTGTGGTAGGACTTGGGCGCCTTCGCTCCGCGCACTGCGGTGATGTCGAAGTGCTTGGCCAACCAGTCGGCCTGCGCCGTGGTCTCCACCGCCTTCTCACAGTAGTGGCCACGCACGTAGGTGATCGCATCCTTGACACCGCCGAGCATCCTGACCAGTGCCGCGAGGACCATGCCGGTGCGCCCGTGGCCACCGATGCAGCCGACGTGCACCGACTTGCCCGCGACGATCTGATCGCAGAGCCATTCGATCATCAGCTTGAACTCGGTGACATCCTTGGGCACCGACATGTCGCTGATCGGGAAGTAGATGAACTGGCGCGAGCCGTGCCACGGCCACGCTTGCGGGTCGTGTGCAGTGCCATGGTCGAGCGCCACGTAGATGTCGAGACCGGTGTGGATTGGATCACCGCACGCGCCACCGTACACGGTGTAGACCTGATCCTTGCCCGTGACCTCGATCAACAGGGGCGGGTGAGAGTGCGCGCACTTCTGGTAGCCCTTGTGCGCCTTGTGCACCTTGGGGGCCACGCTCGCATCGTATTCGAACCCGGTGTACACCGGGACACCATCCGCCGTCATGCTCGCATCGAACACGACGGGGAGAGTGTTGCTGCTGATCTTCTTGCCCATCACGCCGCCTTCCTTTCGATCACTTCCACCCACGTATCGGGCATCACGTAGAACACCTTCTTGCCCGCCGTCTTCGACTTGAGCATCTGAGCGGTCTTCAGGGTGCTGTAGCTTTGCACCGCGCCCGCCTTCTCCACCTTCACCCAATCCACCGTGGGGCCGAAGGCTTTCGGGAACAGACTGTCCGCGATGTTGACTATCGCCTTGGCTTGCGGCGTCACGTAGTGATCCTTGACCGGGTGGCAGTCCTTGATCAGTTCCGGTATCTGGCCACTGCGCTGCACGTCGAGGATGGTCTTGATCTGGTGCGAATCGTAACCGTGGTAGGTCATCCCCTTGTTGAAGATGGGGCCGTTGTTGTGGCACAGCGCCCACGACACGTCGGTGGCCACCTCGGGGGTGATGTTGCCTTCGACCAGTTCAAGGAACACCTTGGCGATGTCGGCCCACGGGATGCCACCGTACCCACCGGAGAAGCTTCCGTGGCGGAAGGTCCACTCGATGGCAGCAGCGTACTTGCCGAGCTTCATCGTCGGGGCGTTGTTGAGGAACATCGACTTCGCCGCCATCGAAGACCCAGAGGAGTGCATCACGGCGTTGAAGTCCACGTAGTCGCTGCCCCACTTCGCCGCCGCCGACGCCTTGAAGGAAGAGTTGGCGTGCACGTGGCGCGACTCGCGCGAGATGATCAGGAGCAGGTAGTAGAAGAGGCGACGGGCCACATCGCTTGCCGCACCGAGGTAGAGCTTGCCGAGGGACAGCACGTCGGGCGGCAGCGGTTCATCCGGCCCGTACTGCCTGCACATCTCGGCCCACGCCGCGTTGCCCGCGTAGAACGTGAGGGCTTCGGACTCGGGGTGAACCAAAGAGCAGGAGGGCAGGTACGCTTGGCACGCCTTGACCGCATCCGAGAGGTCAACGTCCCGCATCGACTTGGCGAGGAAGAGGGGTTGCCCCTTCAGGTGCGCCAAGGTATTGGGCAGAACGTGGTAGGGGAGAATCAGCTTCGACATCTTTGGCACTCCTTTGCCGTCACAACCCCACTATACGCTAGTGGCGGGAGACTGTCAACGGGGACTCAGGCCCAACCCGGTCGGCTGAAGACCCCGCCGCATCGCCCTGAGCTTGAGCCACGTCAAGTCCCACCGGGTGAACGGGGGATCGTACTCGATCACGTACTGCTCCTGATCCTTGGTCTCGATGGCCTTGGCATGGTAGTTGGCCCGCACGTGCCCGATGGCGTTGGGGATGCCCATGGCCTTGACGAGCAGCGCGAGGAACAGGCCCGTGCGCCCACGCCCGCCCATGCAACCGACGAACACCGCGTCCTTCGCCGCAAGGTGGTTCAGCACCATCCACACCACCGCGTTGGTGCGGTGGAGGTCACGGGGCGTAGAGAAGTCGCCGATGGGCAACTCGATCATGGCGTCAGCCAACACCTCGGGGGCGAGCTTGACGCCCACGTAGCCGAAGGGCTTGTCGTAGTAGGGGCCACCGAAGACCACACGCCACGCGAACCCCATGGGGACGGGCATGGCCTTGGGCGGCATCTGGCTGCGTTGGAACTTGGGGTAGACCACCACGGCACACTCCTTTGTCAGTACCGCGTTGACATCTTGCGGTTCTGTTCACACGTTGGGCACGGGATGCTCGATGGGACCAGACCGGCGTCGCACTTCGTGCACCCCACACCATCACAATGCTCGCACTGATCGAAGACTCGCACTCGGTTGGTGTCCCGGCACGTCATGCACCGGTAGTTCATCGCCTCTTCCAACGCGAGCAGTTCGCCCTCGATCACGATGCTGACTACTCTGTTGCCCTCCACCATGAAGATGAAGTCTTCGTACCTGCGGTTGCCATCAGGGTGCGTGCACCGTGCTGACAACCGAACCATGTCTTGTAGCTGTTCAAGTCCGACGCCCTTATCCTTTGCCCGCGAGACAAGGCTGAGTGGGATGAGGAAGCGTCGTTGACTTTGGGGGTCGGGGCTTGCCATACAACTCCTCGCGCAAGATCACCAACGAGCGTGGTGCCTCGATGACGAGGCGGGGCAGAGCCGCCCCACCTTCTCGCGCTATTTTAGGCACACCACACGAAACATACACCCCCCGCATGATTTCGGTGGCCTTGAGGTCGGAGATGTCGAAGCTCTCGCCGTCGATCAACAGCCGCGCGTGCGAGTGCCCAGTCGAAGCGATCACCTTCACCGGGACGTGCCCGAAGTAGATCGTCTCTCCCACGTGGTAGCCGAGGATCAGTGCCATGTCATTTCACCTGTAGCAGTCGTTGTGCTGAAGCGGTGAGAACCCACGTGGACCCTCCCGGCAAACCCTTGCGGAACTCGGTGACCACCACCAGTCCCTTGTAGCGCAGCACCGTGAGGTGCGAGGACACCTCGTTGGTATCGTACCCGGGCACCGGCTTCTTGTTGTGATTCACCTGTGCCGTGATGTCGGCGGTACTCGCTGATCGTAACGCCGCGAGCGCCACCAAGCACTCCCACAATTTGGTGCCCTGCCGTGGCAGGGTCACGTCTTCCGGCTTCTCGCTGTGGTCGATGATCACGCTGCCAAGCTTGGTCTGTACCAATTTGTGCAGGCCACACAGGCATCGCAGGAACACGTCCTGATGCCCATATTCGAACCACGCCGATTCCGAGCCGCACTTGGGACAAATCGCGCGCACCAAGACCCCTCCTTGGGGGTCCATGGTACCGCACATTTGCAGATGTCTGCACGGTCATGACAGGAGGGAGAGCGCCGCCGCGAGGGGCGAGAGGGCGTACTTGGCGCCGCCCTTCAGGGCGTCGGCACCCACCTCGGTCACGCAGTTGAGGGACACGATCTTCTTCTCGGCGACCACGGCCACCACCTCATCCTTGTTCTTCAGGAGAGCCGCGTGGTCCGCGACCACCATCGCGCCGTCATCGAGAGCCGCGAGGCCGGTCACCGAGTTGACGGTCGGCACCAGAGTGTAGCCCGCACCCTTGAGGGCCACGCCCGCTTCGAACCCGTTGCCGATCACCTTCACGCCCTTGAGCTTGAGGCTGACGAGGGACATCACCTTGTCGGTCTTGTCGCTGTACGGGGCGCCCCAGAGCAGCGCGAGCGGTGCGCTCTCCGGTTCCACCGCCGCTTCGCGGAGGTCCACGATCAGGTCGTCGGCCATCGCCGCGATCTTGGCCACCTCGGCTTCGAACTCAGCCACGCCGAGGGCGTAGGCCGGGATGACCACGCGCTTCGCGTTGGCCACGTCGCTCGCCTTGGTCGCCACCTCGTAGTACCCGTAGTGGTCGCCGAGCAGCGAGAGGAAGTCCTTCACCGCGCCGCTCACGCCACCCACCATCTTCGGCTCCACGCCCACCCACACCGCGCCGCTTGCGCCGTCGAGGGCCACCGTGGTGCCCGCAGTGATCAGGCGGACCACACCGCTCGCATCCTTGAAGCTCCACCCGTTGGAGGTCTTGTCCAACGCGCTGCAACCCACCACCGCCACCTTGTTGGCGCCGCGCGCCACCACCGCCGCGTGGGAGGTCATCCCGCCGCGAGCAGTGAAGATGCCGGAGGAGGCGAGCATCCCGCCGATGTCGTCGGGGTCGGTCTCTTGCGTGATCAGGATCACCGGGCCGTTGACCGCTTGGGTCATCGCATCCGCCGCACTGAACACCGCCTTGCCGATGGCCACGCCCGGGGAAGCCGCGATCCCGGTGGTCATCGGGGGGTTGGCCGCGAGCCACCCGGCATCGAGTGCCGGTTGCGCCGCCTTCATCAGGTCCGCCGCCGCGACACGCTTGATCGCATCCTCGGTGCTGATCAGCTTCTCGCTCACCAAGTCCACTGCGATCTTCACTGCCGCCTGCGCGGTGCGCTTGCCGTTGCGGGTCTGAAGGATGTAGAGCTTGCCGTCCTGCACGGTGAACTCGATGTCCTGCATGTCGCGGTTCATCGCCTCAAGCTTCTCCACGTACCCGCAGAGGTCGGCGTAGACACTCACGTTCCAATCGGCGAGAGAGGTGAGGGGCAGCGGGGTTCTGATCCCTGCCACCACGTCCTCACCTTGAGCGTTGACGAGGTATTCGCCGATCACCTCGTTCTCGCCGTTCGACGGGTTGCGCGAGAACAGCACACCAGTCGCCGACTTGTCGTTGAGGTTCCCGAACACCATGGCCTGCACAGTGACCGCAGTGCCGAGAGCATCCGAGATGCCGTACTCCTTGCGGTACGCCTTGGCGCGGTCGTTGTTCCACGACTTGAACACCGCGATGATCGCGCCGAAGAGTTGGTCATCGAGGTTGTCGGGGAGCGGAGCCTTCACCACGCTCGCGTACATCGAGCAGAGGCGGTCCCAACAGTTGGACGCGGCATCCTTGCCCAGTCGGTCCCACCACAGCGGGCCATTGGCCTCGGTCATGCCCACGTTCAGGATGGTGTCCATCATCCCCGGCATCGAGAACTTCGAACCGGAGCGCACCGAGACGAGGGGCATCACGTTGTTGAAGTGAGAGGCGAGGTCCGACTTGATGGCCGGGATGGCGGTGTAGCGGACCCAGTTTTCGACCGGGGCCGGGTTCGCCATGTAGTCGCGGCACACGTCGGTGGTGATGATGCAGGCCGGGGGCACCGGGATGCCCGCCTGCGCCATCTTCCAGAGGTTGAAGCCCTTGCCGCCGAGGAGGTCCGAGGAGAACCCCGCATCGGGCGACTTCAGGGAAACGAGACGGTCAGCCATTCAGCACTCCTTTGCGATTTGGCCTACAACGTCATACTACCCCTTCGGGTACAGACTGTCAAGCATCTTGCGGCCCTTGTAGTACGAGGCGTACTGCGCCTTGTCCTCGGGCGTGCCGCCGATGGTCTCGGGCGTCATGCCGTCGTTGTACAGGGCTTCCAAGGTCCAGTCCGACAGGGGCGCGTTGGCCGGGAACATGGCGTTGTCGCCAAGTCGGTCACGGGCCTCTGCGTAGGTCATCTTCGGGTCTGCCATGCTACCTCCGTCCTCATCATACCACGGTAGGAAGGGATGCTCAATCCTTTGACGACAGGATGGGACTGCCGCCACCGAGAATGAAGCCGGTCCCAAGCTCCTCTTCGGTCTTGTCCGAGATGGGCATCAATGACGGCTTGGTAGGCGTCTCTTCCTTCTTGGCGGGTGTCCCAACTGCCAAGGAACTCGCCACGTCCGCGCCACTGGGAGATTTCGATTCCATGTCTCGCTCCTGCTTCCTGAACCTGCTTCTTGAGTTGAGTGCCCGGGTCGAACACGTACACGTCGGTGTGCCCTGAGTGCGGGACCATGGTGTGGAACTCCAACCCGGCCTCGCTGAACTTCGCGTGCACCGACTTCAGATCGGTGTCCGACACCTTCACCTTGTACATGGAGTCGGGTCCGTCCTTCTCCACCTTGAAGGGGATCACTGCCTTCTGATCGGCAAGCATACCCTTCATCGCTGCCGACAGCCTGATCTGATCGTAGGAGGCGTTACCATAGACGCGACCGAGCATCGTGTTCTCGGCCCCGTCACTCCACGCACCGACGCCACTCTCATGCTTCGAACGCAGATCAAGCAGCGCATCCACTTCCGTAGCAATCGCCACAACATCCTGATGGCGTGCCGCCCGTACCGCACCCTCCGCGCCTTTAACGTCCATGCCTTCATCGACGTTGGGGGAGACGAAGGAGACACCCTGACCATTGCCCGCGACAGTGAAGCGTCCCCGCTCATCGTGGTTGGGGTTGAACTTGCGAGCGCGCCCCTGATCGAGGTCCAACACCTGTGCGTCGATATGCACTGTGTTGTTCATCGCTTCGAACGCAACTCGATGGTGTCCGTCAAGGAGGTACATCTTGCCGCGATGCCGAGCAACCTGCACTGGCTTCGCGTTGACGTTCTTAAAGTTCTTCACAGCTTCGTGATGCACGACGTTCTGCGTGAAGATCAAGTCCCGTATCGCCACAACCTCAACGGGCTGTTGGGAGAAGAGAACGTCCCGGGAAGCCTTCTGCTCCTTTCCCGAGTCGGCGTTGATGTCGGTGCCCTGTAGCTGCATCAGGTCTTCGAAGAACGGCACCTTGGTGTACGGCACGTAGGTGGCGTCGGGGATGATGCTGCCGAGCGGCTTCACCTGCTTCGGGTCACTGAGCGGTCGCCTCTCCGGCTTGAGGTCGATGATCTTGCGGTCGAGGTCGGTGAACTCCGCGTTGCCCACGCCACCGGAGGCGAAGCGGCCCAACGCATCGTGGTGCGGGTTGAACTTCAGCACCTCCATGTACTCGTCCGCCTTGCGCGACTTGCGGTAGTGCGGGTTCTCCTTGCGGTGGTCCACCACCAACACCGGAGGCTCAGGCCACTTCACCATGTTGTGGTGGATGGTGTAGCCCTTGTTGAAGTAGCGCACCATCTTGTCGAAGTTGGCCTCGTTCTTGTAGTTGCCACCGTTCTGCCTGCCATCCGGCCCCGTGGTGCCCACGATCACGTCAGTGGGCACGTAGCGGCCCCCGGGCTGTAGCGCCCGCCGCGCCGAGCGCGTCGCCGCATCCTTCGGCGGCAGGAACATGTAGGCGCCCTTCAGATCGAACCCGGCCTTCTTGAACGACAGGACGAGCGAGGTCTTGTCGCTCTTCAGCGTCATGTCCAACACCATGCTGATGCGGCTCACCCGGGCGTACTCGATCAACTGCTTGAAGATGTGGTCGCCCTCTTCGTGCCACAGCCCCGCGTCGGCGCCGTTCCACTCCCCATGGTTGACCTGCTTGGAGAGCATCGACTTGATTTCGTCGGGGTCAAGCACGAAGGACTTCTTAGAGCCTTCCTCGTTGTAGGCGAGACCCTTGAGTTGGCTCTTGCCTGAGCCGCCGCGACCACCGAGGACCGTGAGCATCGGAGTCTCGCCCTCCTTGGCCTTGAACTCGTCCATCCCCGGCACCCACTCACCCTTCTCGTTGGTGAAGCCGTTCTTCACCTTGTCCAACACCGCACGGTGCGCCTTCACCCTCTCGGGGAGGTAGTGCTTGCCGTCGTGGTTGCGGGTCCACACCAGATGGGTGGACATCCCCGCCTTCAGCTTCTCGGTGATGGCGCGGTCCAAGGCGTTGATCTTCGCCTGCTCCTCGGGCGTGAGGTCGTTGAACACCTCGGCCACCGACACGGGGCGGTTGAAGCTCTTGGCGAGAACCTGTGCCGACTGCGGCGACCACTGCTCCGTGGCCCCTGCCGTGCCCTTCGGGGCGAACTGTCCCCCCTTGGGGGAACCGGCGGGCTGATGGTTTGGGTTGTACTTGAGCAGGTGCAGGAACATGGAGACTCCCCCGTAGACCTGCCCATTCTACGGGGGGATGGGGAACCTGACCAAGGCGTGCAGATGTCTGCACGCTAGGGTGCCTGTCCGGCGTCTCCGTTGGTGACGATGCGGGGGCGATCCACCGTGGGTGGGGTGGGGGCAGGCGCAGGCGCCGGGAAGGTCGGGGGGTTGGCCCGCACCCACGTCACCTTGCCACCCTCCGTGCCCTTGCTGCGCCAGATGCCCCACGCCGTGACGTACAGGCGGTCCTCGGGCGCCACCTCGTTCAGGAAGGCCGTCAGTTCGATCAGCTTGGCCGTGCGTCGCCGCAGCAGCGGCATGACGTTGGTGAGGAGTTCGATGGCCTCCGGCCCCTTCACCTTCTTCGCCTTCAGGCGAGCCTCCAAGTCCTTCATGGCCTTGTCGCCCGTCATCATCGTGATGCTCATGGTTCGCTCCTTGGTCAGAACAGCACTTGGACTCGCGCCTTCATGCGGGCGTACTCTTCCGGCGACAGCACCGGGGACACCTTCTCGCCCGGGGCATCCTTGGCTTCTGCGGCGATCTGCTTCAGATCGGCGTGCAGGGCGCCCTTGGGGGCCGAGAACGGTGACACCGGGGCGGGAGGCTGCGTGGGGTGGAGGTAGACGTGGGGGTTGTGCGTGGCTTGCCCCGAGGTCACCTTCTTCGCCAACGCCTTGAGCGCCGCCGCACCCGACGACACGTTGTCGCCCCACGGCAGACCGTAGTGGCCCGCGCAGATCGGGCCGTAGCCCACCGAGGTGGACTTCTCGTCGCTCAGACCCTTGTTGCAGAAGCAGCACTTGCCGTGCAGCTTGCCGTAGCTCGCCGCGACGCCTGCCGGGTCGGTGGCGAACGCCTTCAGGGCCGTCTTCACCTTGCCGAGGAACACGTCGTTCAGCGTCGGCTTCGGCTTGAAGGTGCCATCCGCGAAGATCGTGCCGTAGAACATGTTGGGGTAGCCCGTGTCGGACACCACCAAGATGTTCTCGGGGTTCTTCGCAGGCTTGAGGGCCATCTTCAGCCCGTCGTAGCTGATCTTGATCGACGGCTTCTTGAGGTGCACTGCCGCCGTGACGAAGAGAGCCTTGATCGCCGACATCTCGCCTTCCGAGGCGACCGGGGCAGGGCCGTTGTCGATGACCGGGGGCAGGCCCGCCACTGCCGCGAGAGCAGCGACCCCTGCGGCGGACAGCGGATTGGCGGCAGCGGCCTTCGCCTTGTCCACCATCTTCTGCGCCCAGAGGGCTTGCTTGTCGGACCACCCACCGTACTTGATGTGCCCGTCGCACAGCGAGAGGGCGAAGCCCTTGTCGCTCTCGGGCAGGTTGGGGAGCGCCGCCTGCAACTCACACAGCAGGGCGGGGTACGGGGTCTTGGGCTTGAACAGTTGGTAGGACATTTAGCACTCCTTTGCCATCACTACAACCCCACTGTACTACAACGCCGGGAAACTGTCAACCACCACTCTTGGGCAGGGGGCGGCAGATGGTGTTGCGGCAGGTCTCGCACACGAAGCGCAGCTTGCCCCCCATCTTCACGCTGTTGCCACTCCGCACCGGCATCATCTTCGAACACATGAAGCACTTGCTCTCCCTCTTGTCCAACGTCACGTCTTCTCTCCACTGGTCGCAATGGTCTCTGTGATCTTCGTCTTCGCCAAGCCGATCTGATGCAGTTCGTAGTGCACCGAGAGCTTGGCCCGCTGCTCTGGCGTCAGGAACGACGCGCAGTCCTTGATCATGGTCTCAGCTTGCTCCAAGGCTGACAAGATGCCCGCGAGGCATTCCGTCATCTCTTGGAGCCGCACCTTCATCGGGATGTAGACGACGCGCGACTTCGCGTCCTCCCACGTGTGCCCCTGCACGCACACTCGGTAGATGGCAGGGAGCCGCCTCACCACCTGCCCCGCCTTGCCGCAGTAGGGGCAGTGGTCCGCGCCCTTCTGCGCGCCGGGTACTACTTCGATTTGCGCCATGGTCCCTTGGAGACGTTGGGTGCCGGGGGGACCACCTGCTCATCCGGCAGCGAGGCCACCGTGACCATGGGTTCCACCGGGGGCCGATGCAGCACCGCCGTCTGCGCGGTCTTCTCCACCTTCTTGTCGAGGGCGTAGCCCACCTTCGACTTCTCGCGCAGCCAGATGGCGTTACGCAGCCACGCCGAGCGCATCGACTCGTTGTTGGGGTAGACCTGCCACGACCGCTGCTCTAAATCCTTGTTCTTGCCGCGCTCCTTCGCCATCACCACACTCCTTCGTTGACGAGCTTCTTGATGTACCACAGGTTGCCCAGTGCCACGCCGCCCCACAGGAGAGCGACGCCGGGTTGCTTGGCGACCGTCGCCCACAGGATGGCATTGAGGAAGTACAGCAGTGCATTGAGTCCCAACGTGAGTCTCATGATCCCCTCCTTAGACCAACACCACTTCGATCACCCGAATCCCCACCGGACCCTTCGCCTTCTGGATGCCGACAGTGATCGGGTACGCCTTCTTCGCTGCCTTGATGGCCTCCACCTCCGTGGGGAAGTCATCCTCCACCCGCTGCGCGGGGCGCCACACCCCGTTGATGCGAATCTCCACCACGAAGGCCGTCTTGCTCTCTTGGGCGCTCACTTGAGGCTCCTCACTCTTCCCATGGAGGCTTCGCCCCCGAGTCAACAACGGGTGCGACCGGGGTTGCAGATGTCTGCACAACCTTCGACCGCTTGTCCTTCTTGATCGGCTTGATCCTGACCATCAGACCGTAGGCCAACAGAGGCGACGACGGCCCGATGGAATCCGTGCGAAAGCGCAGGATCACCTCGGCCTTGCCCTCGATCACCATCATGTTGAGGGCATCGTAGCGACCCTTGCCCACACTCACCTTGCCGCCGCGAGGGCCGGTGCCGGTCACCCACATGGCCGAGAGCATCCGCTTGGTGTGCTTCGACTCGGCAATCAACTCCAACTCGGAGTGGGTGTACTTCACGTCGGTTCCTTCGGCAGTTCCGGCTCCACCTTGTCGAAGCCGAACGCCTCGTAGAGGTCGGGTTCCAGAACACACTTGCCCGTCTTCATGATCTGCGACCGCAACGGCTCCATGATGCTCTCCCAGAAGTGCGCCTCACGCTTGGCCACGCACCACCGGCCCGTGGGGAACACACCCGGGGCCACCTCCGGTTGCCACCGCTCCTTCTGGTACTTGGTGGCCTCGATCACCGTGATGCCGAGCGCCATGTTGCGGCGGCACTGCGGGCACGGCTCCAAGCTGATGATGGACTTCCGTTCCGCCTTGCGGCCCTTGTTGTACCCGAGGAGGCCGATGGTGCCGTCCTCGCTGCCGCACCAGAAGCACAGCCCGAGGGTGGGGTTGACCCCCTCCGTGGGGTGGAGAGTGATCCTGCTCATCCGAACATCCTTGGCATCGTGAGAACGAGTCCGGTGTTGCGCTCGATGCAGGCGCGCAAGTCGGAGTTGAAGATGTCCTTGTCCGAGGCGACGGTCTTGCACGTGAAGCCACCCTTGCCCCGGCGAATCGAGAGGAAGTCCACGTCGTACAAGTCGCTGCCGTTCAGGCGGATGACGATCTTGTTGATGCGAGGCCGCGACAGGTTGGAGGGGATGGAGAACTGCAACCCCCCGGGGGACGTGTCATTGGCGCTCAGGGCATAGACCTCCCGCGCCCCGAGCATCAGCCGCAACACCCTCATGCCGCCCAACTGCGCGAGGATGACGTTGCCGACGAAGTTCTTACTGGTCAGGTCGTTCACGCTGCCACCTTGCCGAGGAAGACGCGGACGTACCACTCGCCGAACCCGAGGGAGTAGACGCGCTCGCGGTTCGCGGCCCGCTTGAGGACGCTCGCCTTGTAGGCAGCGTAGTAGTCAACGAGCTTCGCGTCGGCGACCTCGTAGACCGGGAGGGGCGGGAACTTGAGGGCTTCGGCCATGACGCACTCCTTTGCGGTGGGGAAGGACTACAGCCCCATGATGCCCTACTCATGATGCAATGTCAATGGGGAACAAGCTGCCCGCCCTCGGCAGCGAAGTAGTCCAGTACCTCTGCCGCAACACAGGGCGGCATGTGCTGCTGCACCGGGGCACCATCCCACCACATGGTGTGCAGCCAGTCGCGGGCCTCTCGATCCAAGGGGACCAAGACCACCATGTGATTGGACGGCTGATGCAGGGACATTCTCATGGGGGGATGATAGCCGAGCGTGCAGACATCTGCACACCCGGCTCAGGAGGTTAGCCCAACACCTTGAGGTAGTACCGGCGCTTCTTCTCAAGCTTGGCCAGTGCCGTCTTGGCGCGCTTGGCTTTGGTCTCCCACCGCTTGATCCCGGCCTCCACCAAGGCGAGCTTGCGTTGCCGTGGGTCCGCCACCGGGGCGGGCTTCTTCTCCGGTGCCTTCAGCTTGCCCGCGAGCCACCCCCGCTTCAGGGCTTCCTTGGTGAGCTTGATTTCCCACCGGGCATGGTGCTTGGAGTGGGGCCGCTCGCCGGGGTTGGCGGCATACCAGAAGTAGTGGCTGAGTTCGTGGATCAGGTTCTTCCACCCGCGACTCGGGTTCACCGTCAGCACGCCGTTGCGGTACCAGTTGTAGCGGTTCCCCGTGCCGATGTGCACCTTGCCCGTGTAGGTCTCGCCCATGGCGTAGCGCCACAGGCGCCGTGCTGCCCGCTCCGCTTCGTGGGCCGTGAGGGGTGGCAGGGGATTGGGCCACAGAGGCGCGACCGGCTTGTGGATGTCGATGGGATCGTACTGTTTGACTGCCATGCTGCACTCCTTTGCTGTGTCACCGGGACCGCCCCGGCAGGGTCATTATAACACAGCGTCAGGAGACTGTCAAGCGGCCTCTGATGCGTCCTCGGTCTCTCCGGTCTTCAACTTGTCCGGTTTCTTGATGGCTTCCTTGATCGAGTCGGGCACCATGATGAGCGGGATGTTGAAGCTGCCCCACACCTCGCGGCGCATGGTGAGACCGAACACCACCCCGGCCAGTGAGTCGGCGATGTCCTTGCTGCCCGTGGGCAAGTGGTCCACCTTGAACTTCTTGTTGAGAGTGTTCAGCACGAACTGCAACTCGCGCAGTTCCTTGAGCAGCTTCGGGTTCTGCGGTATGTCCACCCGCTTGTCGTAGATCGCCGCCTTCAGGAAGTCGTAGGGCGTGGTCTCCTTGTCCATGGAGGTCAGGCCCACCGAGTAGCCCTTCTGCCGCAGCAGTTGGATCGAGTCCACCGACTGGAAGGCGTCGAAGGTGACCCACCGCAGGTTGAGGCCCAACGCCCGCACCATGTAGAGCAGGCGCCGCAGCTTGTAGAACAGAATCTCGCCGTTGCGCGGGGGCACCACCTCCAACGCCCCGTCGATGTAGATGTGGGGGAGCAGTTCCGAGATGCCGCCACCCCGGTCCATGGTCATGAAGCGGTCCACGTGCCCGATGGTGACCCCGGCGCTGTCTCCGCTCACCGCCAAGTCGATGTGGCAGAAGCGCGGCATCTCGGGGTTGATGAACGCATCGGGGATGATCTTCAATTCGCGCCGGTCGAAGTCGGTGTCGTCCCGGCTGAAGATCGACTTCCGCTTGATGAACACGCGGTTGATGGCCGCAGGGTCGGGGATGAAGGGCGACTTGGTGAGGTTGGACACGCCCGCGAGTTCGCGCAGCGCGTTGGTGGTGTCCTTCTCAAAGTCAACGCGGAAGTCCTCGGGGATGTGATCCACCAAGTGCTGATCTTCCGGCTCCACCTTCTCGCCCTCCTCAAGGATGCGCGGCTTGCGGAAGTCGTCGCCGATGAACACTCGGAACTTGCGCGTGCTGAACGCCTCGGGCTTGATGTCCCACACCCGCTTGTTGTAGACAAAGATGGTCGGGTCTTTTTTCGCCTCTTCCTCTTTGATGTCGGTGAACTGCCCGGGGTACCGCTTAGACGAGACGAGGCACAGAATCCCCGGCATCTTGCCGCCGCTCAGGAAGCGAGACTTGCGGCGACGGGCGATGGAGTTGTAGACCTCGATGGCTTGGTTGTACGTGCCCGCGTCCACCGAGCGCGATGACTTCTCGATCACCGCCATGTAGTTCAACTCGTCAATCAGCCCGCCGATCACGTTCTGCCCGATGGTGGCCATGGACGAACCGCTCACCGGCTTGACGATGATGCGGTTGGGGAAGTGCATCTCGCTGTCGAGTGAGTCATCGAAGGCGAAGTGCTGTTGGAAGTAGGGACTGCCCGCGATCATGGCCTTGAAGCGGGGGTAGTCCACCGTGCGCGCAAGCTTCTCGGTGATGTTCTGGAAGACGATGATCAACTCGTCGTTGACCGAGATGCCGTACAGCGCATGGGGGCTGCGCGTGATGGAGAGCAGGTACAACTGATACGCCGTGGTCCACAGCGCGACGGTGGTCTTCGCGGAGCCGATGCCCCCGGTGAACACCGCCTCAACGTACTTGCCACTGTTGCATTCGACCACCTCGGGCAGCACCAAGTCGTACACCTGACCATGCAGGTTGAGGTAGTACGGGTCGAGCAGGAAGGTCTCCACGTCCACCGGGGGCACGCGGTAGGGCGACGCGGCGAACTGCAAATCACGCCCGGTGGCCTTGCCGATGTTGAGGAGCAAGCCTCGGAAGTATTCCTGCTGCTCGTCCTCTTCTTCCAACTCAAGGCCGATGGAGTACAACTCCTTGGCCGTGTCGTCGCCAAAGGCCACCCGCAGGAAGAGCAGGAAGTCCTCAGTGCTTACGGCTTGGCTCATCGCTCGCTTCGGCAGTGAACTTGCCCTCGATGATGGAGAACGCCCGGTTCAAGGCAGCGTCCACGCGGTTCGACTTGTTCATGGCCTCCTGCAAACGCTGCTGCGTGCGCGAGGCCAAGCCCTCGATCTGAAGCTTCTGCGGCACCTTGCGGAGCAGGCCGAGGTCCATCTGAAGGTCGGCGAGCTTGGTGTACAGGTTGCCGAGCAGTTCCACCTCGTAGCGCGTCTTGCGATCCAAGATGCCGGGGTGCAGGGTGTTCTCGGCGTGGATGGCCTTGGTCACCCGAGTCTGCTGCAACTCCACAAGCTTGGTCAGGTTCTCCAACACGTCCACCTTATCGGCGAACTCGGACAGGCGCGGCGCGGTGGGGTCCGCCATCAGGACCAGTTTGCCGATGAGGCAGTCCTTCTTGTAGCGCCCGAGCGTCTTGGCGATGGCGTTCATGGTGCTGCCGGTGAGCAGCTTCCAATCCAACTTGATCGTTCTGGCGATGGCTTCGCACGTCTCTCCGTTGAGGAGGCGGCTGTCCACCATGGCCATGCGCTCAGGGCCGAGCGTCTTCGTCAGGAGTGTGTGCGCGGGCTTCTTGGCCGTCCCACGGGTATGGGGAGGCTTCGTCTTCGCCTTTGCAGATGTCTGCACGGTCTTCGTGTGTACGCGCACCACCATGTGCTGCTCCTGTCGGGCCAGTATAACAAGAGGGGGAGGCTGTCACACCTCCCCCTCGGGCCGCATGGTGGCCGGATCAGATGCCGTTGCCGGGGAGCAGGCTTGCCTTCACTGCCCTCTTGACCCCCGCCACCTTCACCGTCTTGACGACCTTCTTGGGCGGTCCCGGCTTCACGGTCGGGGTCTCGTCCACGATCTTGAAGTCGCCTGCGTGCACGGCCTCCAACAGAGCCTTCAGCCCCTTGTCGCGCATCGCCACCGACGTGTAGCTCTCGGCGCCATCGGCGATGACCTTGCCGTTGCGCGACCGGATGCTCCACCGATGCCCCTTCTTCTTGTCCACGTACTTCACGATCTTCAGTGCCATGACTTCCACTCCTTTGAGGAACTACGAACGAGTGGGCCACACCATGTACGCTGCCGCCAACCACACTGCGGCAGTACCCGGCTTCTCCCACGCCACAAACAGCGCCGCCCCACCAAGCAACGACGCGACAAACACCTGAAGGAGGATGACCCTCTTCATCGGTAGTGCGTCACCGTGACATCGCTCCACGGAACCATCTTCTTCTCCAAATGCCGCGCCTCGCGGTCGGAGTCCTTCGCCATCTTGCACATGGCAAAGATGAAAAGGTAGGCGAGGCCCACCCCGATGGCCACCAGTACCCACATGCCTGCGCTCATCCCGTCACTCCTCGTTGAAGACCTTCTCTTCGATTTGCTTGAGGATGGTCATCTGCTTGTCCGTGAGAACGGTACGCTCCTTCACCGACTCCAAGAACTCGCGCTCCCACGACGTGACGCCGTACTGGGAAGCCACCCCTTCGATTTCCGCCTCGATCTTTTCCACCCGCTGCCTGACAGTCGCCATCGTACCATCTCCTATGTCTGAAGTCCCATGGCCTGCTTGAGGGACTGTTGGAGAGCGAAGAAGGCTTGGCTGAACTTCTGATCGAACGCCATGGCGATGGCATCGGTGATGCCCCGGCCCATACGCTCCTTGATCACCGCCTCGATGACCGCTTGGTTCTGCGGCTCCTTGGCCCACTCGGTGACGACCTTGTGCGCCGTCTTCTCGATCAGCGGGGTGAGGATTTCCTGAATCAGCGGGGGCGCCTGCTTGGTGCCGCCCCCGTAGCGGTTGTCGTCGCGGACGGTGCGGACCTTGAACAGGATGTCGTTGACCGATGCCTCCACGATCTTCTTCAGATCGTCGTCGGACATCAGTTCGCCCATGGAGTCGCGGATGCGATCCTTGAGCTTCTGTTCGAACGTCTGGGGGATTGCAACTTCGTTGCTCATGCTCACTCCTTTGAGGGGGAGGCGGCGGGACCGAAGCCCCGCCACCTGTACCACGGTACTGCGCGCAGCGAGTGCCCGGTTAGACCGGCTCGCCGAAGTTGATGACGCCGCCGACAGCGGTACCGGCGATGACTTCGACCGTGCCGAGCAGCACGACCGGAACCACGCCCGCGCCCAGATCGGCGTCGGCAGTGCAGGTCACTTGGCCGGAGCCGAGCGGACCCACGGCGGCGACCGTGGCGCTGCCGTCACCGTTGTCGGTGACCGCGAGCAGGTCGGGACGGTCGGTGCCCCAAACCGGGACGCCTTCCACTTGGGCCGGATTTCCCTTCGCGTCAACGAAGGAAGCGGTCGCGGCTACGCTCTTGTCGTCAGGCAGTTGCATGTTGAAGTCTCCTTGGAAGCGGACGCTAAACGTACCGAGGGAGAGCGTCCAAACTCCCTTCGGCGGTACAGGCTTCGGAGGGGCATCGTCCTCCTCACAGCACCCACAGAAGACGAGGCAGAACAGCTTCCTCGCCCACCGGGCATACGACCCTGCTACTTTGATGGCCATCAACCACCCTCCTTCACAAACTGGTGCCACTGCGCCACGTGGTGTTGGGCCTTCAGGTGATTCTGCTCCCCAAGCAGGCCCGCCCACGCCATCGCAAGCCATGACCGCTTGAGATGGAAGAAGACGGGAGCCTCCCGCCGGAAAGGTTGTCTACCTCGGGGCTTGGTTGGCATCGACCGGCACCCCGTCAACGAACGTCTTGGTCTTGGGACCAACCATGGTGTGGCGGATGAAGCGCACGTGCCCGCAGTCCTTGGTGTCGATGATCTGCACCTTCTTCAGGGCTTCCGTGCACGTCAACACCGCCGCCTCCTCACTGTCCGCCACCACCCCGATCACCTCCGCGAAGGTGGCGTCGCCATCATTCACCTCATGCAGCAGGTGGACCTGCCAGTACCGCACACTCATGGTCTATCCTCGATGGGTTGAAGTGTAATGCACAGGGTGCCACCTTACGTGACTTTTTCGTGATCCCGCTTCCACCACTTCTCAGCGGCCTTCAGTTCCGCCGCCACGTGGAGCTTGATCTTCTCGGTGGCCGAGAGATGGCCCGCGCGACTGTTGCACACCTTGTGCGCGAGGAACAAGTTGGAGATGTGCGACGGCCCGCCATGGCCATGGGGCACCAGATGCTCCAACGACGCCGCCTCCTCGGTCACGTGCAAGCGGCAGAAGAAGCAGAGGTCACCATCCCGCTCGCGCACCGTGCGGATCACGGGCGATGCCTTCTTCGGTCGCGGTTGCTTGGTGCCGTTGACGGTGGGCAGCGCGGGCTTCCATGCGTGCTGATTGACGTAGGCACCCCACGCCTTCTCGGACTCCTGCGTGAAGGTCACGTGGCCCTTGGCGTTGCGATAGACGATGCTCGTCTTGCTGCCCGTGCGGAAGCGCAGCAGTTCCCACTCGTTGGTGGTCTGCAACACTTCGGCGCCCGCTGCCTTGAGGAAGGAGAGGAAACCGGGGAGCTTCTTGGAGAACGTGACGACGTTGGTGAACACAACCCACTCCTTTGTTGGTCGCACTCTACCACGATGGGGGAGAACGTCAAGAGGCGTACAAAAAAAGGGGGAGTGATCAGCCCCCCTCCCTGCTACGACCGCAAGAAGACCTACGGCAGCGTCTTGGTGCCTGCCTTGAAGCGCGGGTTCATCGGCGTGACCGGCTTCGGCTGCGCTACGGATTCGAACACGAACGGGGGCGAGCTACGCACGCTGTCCACGTTGTTGAGGACGGACGACACCTCCACCCAGTAAGTGCCCACCGGGTAGGACGCCGTGAACTGGCAGGCCACCGTGCCCGGGGGGTTCGATGGGTCAGCAGTCGGGCCGGGGACCACCGCTACCCGCAGCAGGTACACCGCAGGGACAGTCGGCGGTCCCGAGGTGGCCCGGTACAGCGTGCAGTGCGTGGGCTGCGCCACCGGGGCGCCCATGCCGTCCACCAACGGGAAGGCGTCGGTGATGATCGTGCACACCGAGGGAGATGCACAGATGTACTTGGTCTGCGCGTGCGCCATGGGCAGGGTGACCCACAGCATGACCATCAGGAGGAACAGTCGCTTCATGGCTTCGTCTCTTCAGTGGTGGGAGCCTTGTCCTTCTTCAGGGACCGCAGCATCTTCTTGATCGACTCCCACAGGTTGCGGGCCTCTACCGGGTTGCGGCCTGCCCAGAAGCAGAACAACCCGAAGAGGATGTGTGAAACCGTGATGGCGAGGATGCCGGTGAAGGTCATGGTGGCCCTCAGCAGTTGGCCGCGCCGCCTGCACCGCCGCTGCTCGATCCGCCGCTGCCGCCCGTAGTGGTGCCTGCCCCACCGGACCCTGCGGAGACGTTGCCCGCGTTGCCGCCCGTGCACTCACGGCGCACGTTGTAGGAGTCGGTCACCGTCGTGGTGGTGAAGGAGCCGTTGCCGATCACGCCGTTGCCGCCGATGGTCATGTTGGGCTGCGGGGCTTGGATGTAGCTGCCAAGCTGCGCGTTGGAGTTGAAGCCCGCGATGCCAAGGTTGGACATGCCCGTGATGCCGCTCTGCGCGATGCCCGTGAAGGCGTTGTACGACGCGATGGTGGTGTCCGCGTTGTTGTTGCTCTGCGTGACGCCGAGGCGGTACCCGAAGTAGCCCGCTGCGATGTTGGTGATCGGCCCCGCGAACAGCGCCGCCCACTTGTAGGCGCGATCCGCATCGGACTCGGGCGGTACCGGCACCGGGGCTGCGGTGATGGGCATGGCGGGGATCGAGCGCCCACCCATGGCGAGCGCCATCACGGCGAGCGACCGGGTGTTGGGGTCTCCGGTCTCGGCGATCTTCTGCAACGCGAGGAAGCGCGACTCCTCGGCCCGGGCCTGCTCCTTGAAGGCTTCGACCTTGGCCCGCTCCACGGAGGCATACGCCTCGATCTGCGCCGCGTAGTTGGCGTTGACGGTGTTCGTCGCGCACCCCGTCATGGTGACGGAGAACGCCACCAACACGATGGCGCTGATCAGCTTACTTGGTTGCATTCTTCTCTCCCAACAGACGTTGCCGCAACTTGATGGTCTCGATCAACTCGGCCTTGCCGTCCGCGCAGTCGCGGTACTTGAAGCCTTGGACCACCGCCCACCGCTCTACCTCATTGTGGCTTCCGCTCTTCAGTTGCTCCGGCTCCTCGCACGGGTACAACTTGGCTTGGCTGATCGGAGGCAGGTCCGACTCCCCAAGCTGCATTGATGACGCGCACCCGGCTAGGGTCAAGCCAACACTGAGCAGGGTCAGGAAGAGTTTGAGCATGTTGGGTCACCTCGGTCATGATGGCGGGCTTCTGCGCGTCGCGCTTGGTCTTGCGCTCCACGTACTTGATGACGACCTTTTCGACTTCGCGCTCGTAGACCTTGCGGAGTTCCGTTGCCGCCATCATGCGTTCCGCCTGTGCCGCGAGGTGCTTGTTGCCCTCGTAGGCCATGCCCTTCATGAAGGAGAGGCCACACGCCGCTGCGAAGGCGAGGGCCGCGATGATCCAAACGCCGAACGGGCCGAGAATGGGCGAGAACATGGAGCGAGCCTCCTGAGAAGCCCCATCTTAGCGGGAAGCGCCCCCTCCTAACGCTTGGTGGACCGGTCCATCACGGCCCGGGCACGCCCATAGAGGGTGATGCCCTCGTAGCGGATGTAGTCGCGCAACTCGGGGCAGTGGGACGGCTCTTCGGTGCCGGTGGTGCATTGGCACTCATGGCGGTCCCGGTTGATGCAGTCCTCGCACTCCTTGCACCATGGACTGAAGAACTCCTCCACCCACCGCAGAAGGGAGCAGTCGCCGCCGAACTGGCGGTGGGGGAAGTCGTAGGCGGGGCAGGTGCAGACTACTTCGCCTGCTCTGGCCCGCCTGCTCATATCTTGTTCTCGTCCACCTTGTGGTCACCGCACCAGTCGGTGGAGAACACCGCCGGGTAGCCGTTCATGGTGGGCGCGTGCCTGCGGCAGCGACCGAACCCGGGCTTGGGCGTGGTAACGAGGTCACTCGTCTCTATCGCGGGTGCCTTCTCCACGTACCACATGCACGTCCTGCACTGCATCCCCTTGCTCCGGTGCTTCCACGGGTCTTCGCTCATCTCGATGCTCCTTTGTGGTCCGAGGGCGATCCACAGCGGCCACCCAACCGAACTGTTTTCGTCGCGCACGCCCGCCGATCTGAGCGGCCCGCCTACGTCTACCTTCTGACGCGATGTCATTCTTGGTCTTCTCCGAAAGCATGGTCAGTTGGGCTTGATTTCCACCAACTTCCGGTTGTCGAAGGGGAACGCCTTCGCCAGTTGGATGGGGGACACCGCCTGCATGTAGCCCTCGGCGATCTTCAGCGGCGCCGGGAGGTGGCAGAGGATTTGCGACTTCGGCAGCATCAGGTCGGCGTCCTCGGCGGGGATCATGAAGTTGACGAAGCCGATGCGAATCTCCGGCCCCACCTGTTGGTACTGCAACACGCGCAGCTTGCTGAACACCACGCTGTCCTCGGTCTCAGCCACCATCTGGCCGATGCAGTCCGTCATGTTGTTCAGCTTGAACAGCAGCACTTCCTTCGTCCCACTCATCGTCGTCCTCCTTCGGTAATCGCAACGCCTCTTCCCGGGAGATGCAGCCGCAGGAGAGAGACGCACCATGGCGCAGGATGTCTCCGCGCAGAGTTTCCACCGTGCCGCAGATGCAGCGACAGACCCACAGCGCGTGCCCGTGGTATCGCTCTTCCGACAGCCAGATCACAAGCCACGCGCCAAACCTCTGGCGCGTCAGGTCTACCAACTTGCGGCTCACGGCGCGATGGTGAAGGACCACCCTGTAGGTGGCCTAGCGTTGTCCATCGGCCCGAGCAGCGCCCCCGACTTCGAATACACCTTGACGAGAACCTTGTGGGGCTTGTTGTCGTAGTAGGTATCGGGGATCACCCACTTCCACACGTTGACGTGCCCCGGGTAGGTCGGCGTGGGGACCACGGTGTAGACCGGCCCGACACCATCCACCTGCAACGTGATCTTGTTCGACTTCTCCACCACACGACCGGAGATGTAGGAGCCGCCGATGGTGTTGGGGTTGGTCGGCGGACCCACGTCGATCTTGCCGGTGAGGAAGTCCTGCGGCTTGGGCAGCTTGGACTTCAGCACGAACTCCAAGTACGGCACGTCCTGCGACCGCACGATGGAGTCCACCATGCCCTTGGTGTAGGTGACCGCCGTGCCCTGCTGCACGACATACCCATCAGGGAACGTCAGGGTCACATCACGCGGCTCCACCACCGTCAGGTTGGTGGGTGGCGGCAAGGTCTGCGGGTGCGCCTGTTGCGCGGCGAGGCCCAAGGCCAACACCGCGATCACTGATCCGATCATGGTTGCGTCTCCTTTGCAGATGTCTGCAACACCGCGCCCTTGCGGTGAACGAGGTCAAGAAGCTCAGGGGTGGGTTCCTTCGTGCCCTCGGGCAACACCGCCATCAGGTAGTTGGCATCCACGGTGGTGTCCACGCGAGAGTCGAACTCGTACCCGGTCTGTGAAGTCAGCATCAGCCGCCGCGACTCCTCATCGAAGCCACGCACCCGATACCATACCCTAGCCTTGATCAGGTGCAAGAGGAACTTGACCCTGCCCTGCTCGTCGGAGAAGTCCATCTTCCGCAACAGCACCGCACCATCGAACTCCCACCCTCTCGGATGTGGAGAAGCCCCCGGGGGGCCACCCTTCTCGGGCGGGGCGGGGGCTTCTGCCGGGGGCGTGACGGGCGGCTCGATCTTCTTACGGATGATCCGCACCGGCATGGCTCACTCCTCGGGGACGGTCACATCGAGCGTCACCTTGGGGAACGCCTGTTCCAGAGCCTTCAGGGTGTCGTCCAACTTCAGGTCCACCATCGCTTCGACCATGGCCGCGATCTTCTCGGCCTTGGTGAGCTTCTTCGGCTTCGCCGCCGGTTCCGCCGGGGCATCCGCGCCGCCGATGGTCGGGATTTCGACCGAACCGCCGAGGTACCCGGTGGCGAGGTTGGTGATGGCCACCGAATCGTACTCGGTCTTGGTCTCGGCCTTGACCTTGGCGAGGGCTTCCTTGACGACTTCCTTCTGGTCCGACTTCAGCTTGAAGGTCATCGTGGTGAGCGTGCTGTCGCCCTCGGTCTCGGAGGCGTCCTTGCCGCCGGTCGCGGTCTTCTTCTTGACCGCATCGAGCAGTTGCACGTAGGTGAGCTTCTTCGCCTTGGCGACCCACGATTCGACGTTCTTCGCGGTGATGACCTTGGCGATGGCCGCGATCTTGGTCCAACCGAGACCCTGCACCGCGCTGTACGGGATGCTCTTCTCGGTCAGGTTGCGGTAGATGTCGATCAGGTACATCGCCTTGCGGTAGTGCAGGGCGAACTTCTCGTTGCACAAGTCCTTGAAGGACTTGGCGTCGCCCAACCACTCCTCGGCGCCTTCCTCGCACTTGGCCTGAATCGTGGACAGTGCGCCCCCGAGCTTGAAGCTGTTCTGCTCGATGTCGTTGGACAGTTCTTCGACCAACGTGAACGCCTTCGCGGCGGTCAGGTTTTCGACCTCCTGCGCGGTAGCGAAGATCAGGTCGGCACTCGCCGCCTTCGCCTTCGTTCCCGCAGCGACCTTGCTTGCCACACCCTTTTTCGCTGCCATGTTCCACACTCCTTTGGTTGGACCCCTTACCGGGATCAACTTCATCTTACCACATTGACAACGGAGGTCAAGCGTTTTTTGCTTTGACCGCCGCCAGAACTTCCACCTGTGGCTTCGTCAGCGCCCCCGGGGGGAGCTTGTAGAGCGACGCCGCCATCTGGGCCAGAACGTAGGCGTCGGCCAGATTGTTGGTCGGCGCCTCGTACCCGTACTTCTTGAACACCTGCATCATCACCTGCTCCTTCTTCCCCACCCCCTTGCCGAGGATGAACTTCTTCAGGGCCGCAGGAGCTACCTCGTACAGCGCCACGTCACCGGAATTGAGGCACATCAGGACTGACCGGACACTGGCCCCGAACTCCACCAAGGTGACGAGGGAGTGGGCGTTGGCGTACCCATACCCCTCGATGGCCACGGCCCTCGGATAATACTTGATCATGGCCTTGTTGACCGCCGCCCGCAGGTCCAAACAGCGTTGGGTCCGCTGCTTCATGGTGGCCGTCTTCGGCAGCGAGGGCAGGTTGATTTCGAAGTCCGCCACCGTGCGCCACACCTTGTGGCTCTCGTCGTAGCTCAGGACCACCACCCCGGTGTCGGTGGACACGTCGAGGCCCATGACCGTGGTGAGGGTGGGAGTGACGGGGTAGGAGTACGAGGATGCTTGGGGCGGCGATACCGTGGACCCTTGGGGGGTGAACCCGGGCATGTACGAAGTGAACGCCGTCATAGATGCCGGGGCACCACCGCCCACCTGAAGAATCTGGGGCTTCATCTTCTTGATGATGTTGATCGGCATCAGAGCTTCACCCCTGACGGGTACTTGCCGCTGAAGCACTGCTTCACCACCGGGCACGCCTGCGCTCGCTTGTCCATGTGGTTGGTGCAGATCACGTGCGGCAGCACGCCACCCTTGCGGAAGGTCTGCACCCGCTGCCCGAGTTCGAAGTATTGCTCCACCGCCTCGTCGTTGCGCTGCACCGAGAACTCCTTGAAGGGCAGCACCTTGCCATGGTCCGCGTTCATCTTGCCGAAGCCCTTGCTGATGTACAGGATGCGCGCATGGGTGAGGTCGATCTGCTCCTTCACCTCCTTGGAGGCAGCACGGTCGATCAACGCGAGGTAGACCTGAGAGCGAATGCGGTGCTTGGCCATGGGACCGGCGAGCTTGCCGAACTGGTCCTTGTCGATGCTCTTCGCTTCCACGATGGTGAGCTTCTTGTTGCCCATGTCCACGAAGAAGTCGATGCTGCCGCTGATCCCGGTGGCGGGGTCCACGAACTTCTCTTCGTGGTACTCCCAGTCGTGCTGACACAACTCGGACTTGGAGGTGTGCGGCAGCTTGGAGAAGTGCCGCTCCTCTTTGCACTTCTTGCACTTCCACATGCCGATCACGTCGTGGCGCAGCCACTTGTTGCGGCACAGGTCATGGAGGGCTTCCCCGTTGTCGAAGGCCACCTGCAACGCGGCGTTGATGTACTCGGGGGGAAGCTTCTGCTCAAGGACATCGAGCAGTGCGAACTGCCGAGGGCAGAAGCCCAACTCGGAGTCCGTCACGGTGGAGACGTGCACCACCTTGTGCGACCGTGCTTCCCGCTTGCCCGCGAGCCGCACGTTGAGGAGTTCGACCAAGGACCGTTGGGACAGGTGGTCGTCCTGTAGCCGCTTGAGGAACTTGAGCGCCATCAGTCCTCCGCGATGATGCGGCTCGCGCACACCACATCACCGTCCACGTTCTTGGTGGTGAGGGAGAAGAAGTCGTTCCACAGGTAGTGGCCCTCGTTCGAAATGTGGTACGCGATGGTGAGGCGGCGTTTGCAGATGTCTGCAAATGGGCACGCCTCACCGTCCCTGCACCGAGCGTAGTCGATGGGCAGGCGATGACTCATTTCATCCTCAGCCCGGTCGGGGTCGGCGGCACGGTCGCCAGTGCCGTCACGATGTCCACGTTGAAGGGCAGGCTCACCGGACTGGTCCCCGCTAGGTTGGTGGCCGTCATGGTCATGGCGTAGGTGCCCGGGGAGAGGGTGGCCCGCACCGCGCACGTCTTGGACCCTGCCGGGGCTGTGGGGTAGGGCGGCGGGGCCGGGAGGCAAGCGCCCTGCAACCCGACGATGGTCGAGGAGTCCACCGGGGGCGCCGTGGCCACCAAGGTGCCGTTGCGGTACAGCGTGCAGGACGTGGGCACCCCGGTGCTTGGGGTGTACGGGTCCGCCACGATGGTGCAGTCGGGGGTACACGTGCACTGCACGTTCTGCGCGAAGGCAGGCAGCGACACGACGATGGCAAACAGTCCGACGAGAAGCCAGAAGCGTTTCATGGTGAGTCTCCGTTGAGTTCATCGAACACGTACTTGGGCATCAGCACCCAATCGCCATTCACCTTCGGCTCTCCGCTGCCGTTGACGAAGGACAGGAACAGCAGGGGGTCGCATCCCAACTCGATGGCCTCCTGCGTGATCTTGGTGAGCCACGCCAGTTGCAGGCTCGCCGAGGAGTGTAGCGTGGCCTTGGCCTCAGCGAGGTACTTCCCCTTCCGCATGTCCCCCTTGCGACCATCGAAGGCGCCGCTGCCGGGTTGCAGCTTGGCGCCATGGGCCTTGGCCACACGCTTCTCGCTGCGCTGCCCGTGCTTGCCGCCCCGATTGAAGAGGGGGTTGGTCACAGGTTGGGTTCCCGGTACGGCTCATAGCGGCGGTCGTGCAGCCACGTCACGCAGTCGGGGCACAACGCCTTGGCAGGACCACCCACGGTGTCGAGAGCCTTGCGACAGCACAGGCACAGCACGAAGGCTTGGGTCACGATGGTGCCCGGGGCGCGCTCCTTCGCCATGGTGAGGCGGTAGTGCGGCGTCATCATCCCAGTATCTCCCCCGTCTCCTTGTCGATCTTCGCCGTCACCGGAATCTTGTCGATCTTGGTGGCCATGGTGGTGACTGCCGCCTCGCACTTGCGCGCGAACTTCGCCTCGGCCCGGTACTCATCCTTGATCACGTCCAAGGTCTTGTACTCCTTGCCGAACAGTTCCCACGAAACCTTGCCCTTGATCAACTGCCCCTGCGCTTTGAGGAAGGACGCCACGGTGTTCCACGCTTCGACTTGACCCACGTCAAGATGCTCATGGGCGATCAGTGCTTGGTCGAACTCAAAGCTGCGTCCGACGATAGGGCACTTGTACTTCTTCACGATCCCCGACACGTGGATGACGGCAGGCTTGTCCTTGCTCACCGACTCGATCATCACCTTCTTGCCATACAGGCGCAAGGTCAGCGACGACGCGAACTTGAGAGCGTTGCCGCCGCTGAACTTCTCGGGGTCGCCATGGGTCTTGCCAATCTCGTAGCGGGTCTGCGCGATGGCGACGAGCGCCGGGAGGTGGTCAAGCTTGCTCTCCCGGGACAGGGCCATGGTGGACTTGCGGACCATCTTGCTGACGATGGCCGCGCTGCCCGCCACGATCTGCTTCTCGGCCCCCGACACGATTTCGTTCTCGGTGACCATGGCCGACACGGAGTCCACCAACACCATGCCCACGTCCTTGGCGTAGAGGAAGGCTTCCACCGCATCGACCGCCTGCTCCGCGTTGTCGGGCTGCACGACAATGAGCCGCTTGGTGTCGAGGCCGAGGATGCTGCCCCAGTCGTTGTCCCATGCGTGTTCCGCGTCGATCAGCACGGCGGTCTCGCCCATGGTCTGCACCTGCCGCAGCGCAAGGTAGCCCTGCATCGACTTGGCCGATGACTCGGGGCCATAGACGACGCTCACCCGGCTGCGGGGGATACCACCCCCCGTGGCCAGATCGAGCGGGAAGATGCCGGTGGGGATGCGGGGAACCGGCTTGAACACCCCACCCTTGGATGCGACCTGATCCCCGTGCTGCTTCTTCAGTTCCCCGAGAACCTTGTCCGACGCGAGCGAGCCTGCCTTAGTTGTCTTGAGACTGACTGCCACCGTCATGCTCCTCGGTCAGCGACGCCATGCGGGTGTCCACCCACGCCAAGCACTCCTCGTAGCAGGCGTCCACGCTCTCAGGGTCGCACGGCATGTGGATGGAGACGCCCACCTTCACGCTGTTGAAGTCGCCGAGGTTGATGGTGCGCTGCGCCTGCACGCCGACGTTGGCGTAGACCTTGGGCACCTCGCGCAGGGGTTGCACGGTGGTCTTCACCACCTCGCTCCCTGTCTTGCTGTGCGCGACCGAAGTCTCCACGATCCCCGCCACCTGCGTCTTCTCGGAGATGACCTGCTTGGCCGTCTTCTTGTTGGGCACCGGCTTGGCCTTCTTGATGTTGATCGCCATCACGCCGCCTTCTGCCACGTGGCCTTGATGCGGGACACGATTGCGGCCTGCTTGTCAGCGAACTTGGGGTCGGTGTAGTGCATCGCGCTGCGGTGGGTCACCAACCGCGAGACCTGATACACGTTCTTCGGGTGGTAGCGCCGACGCTGCACGCCATCGGTGGTGCGCGGGATGAGCTTCTTGCGCTCCAAGTTGCGGATGGTCTCGGGGCTGCACCCCACTTCAGCAGCGAACTCGCTGATCAGCATGTAGTTCCTCACGACGCGCTCCCTGTTCTGCCACGGCTTGTTCTTCTTCCGCCACTCCCGGCACACCTTCAGATTCTTCTCCCGGTACTTGCGGTCCTCTTGGTACCGTTCCCTCCGGCGCTGCGCCACCTTTTCCTTGTTGGCTTGGTACCAGATTTGGAACTTGGTCAGTTGCTTCTTTGCCATCTTGGTCCTCTACAGGTAGATCACCTCGCCCTTCAACTCAGAGGAGGTGTATTGCTTGAGACGGGCCTTGAAGTAGCCTTCCAGAATGGCGCTGTCAGTGTCCACGAAGTCCACGATCACCGGCTTGGGCTTGCCCGGGTACTCACGCAACACTCGCCCTGCGGCTTGGGTCACGTTAGCCCTCGGGGTCGCCAAGATCAGACAATCCCACCATGGCACATCCGTTGCCTCACTGGTCATACCGTAGGTGCAGAAGACGAGGTGCTTGGTCTTCGCCACCTCAAGGTCGGCCTTCTTCATGCCACCCTTGTAGTATGCCATGTCACTGTCAGGCACTCCGGCCCGTTTGCACATCTCCCGCAGCATACCAAGGTGCTTGTCCTCTGCCAAGTCCGACATGACGATGGTCCATCGTCCCTTCTTGTAGGCTTGCACAGCGGTGTTGACGATCATGGCATTGCGAATGCCGTCCTGCGCCATGGCCGTGATGATGTGCATCAGCTTGCCCGCCTCATGCGGCATCTGAATCCTGATCAGGTTGCCGTGCGAGTCCCGACGCATCACCCGGGGCAGCTTCCACCCGGTCATCTTGACCAACACCTTCGGCGGCACCGGGATCAGCTTGGCCTTGACCCCCACCCTGCCGATGTGACCATGGAACACCCCGTCCTTGCCGTCGATGCGCTGCGGTGTGGCGCTGAAGCCGAGGCGTAGCTTGGTGGGGAACATGGCAGCGACCGTGCTGAAGGTCTCTGCGGCCATGTGGTGCACCTCATCGAAGATGACCAAGCCGAACTCGGACTTGTCGAAGTCGTACTCGCGCTGCGCGAGGGAGTGCACCATGGCCACCACGATGCCCCGGCCCTCCACCTCGCACTTGTTCTGTTGGATGATCCCCACCTTGGGCGCGGAGGGGAAGAACTTCGCCACCTCCTTGGGCCACGACGTGAGCAGGTCTTCCTTGGTGACGACGATCAGCGTCTTCACGCCTAGCTGCGCCGCGATGTTGAGAGCGCAGAAGGTCTTGCCGAAGCCCGTGGACGCTTCCACGATGTGCGAGTGGTCCGCCTTGAGCAGGGCCACCGACTCCTTGATGACGCGAGCTTGCTCCGTGTTGCGCGGGGAGAACGCAGGGGCACCCATGTCGATGGGCAGGCCCGCACTGCGCTTGTCCACCTCGGTGCCTCGCCAGTTCTGCACCATCTCGCGCGGCACGCCGATGAGCGGAGCCATGCCGAAGCCGAAGGCCACGGAAGCAGTGCCCGCCGTCGCCATGTTGTACGCCTCATCGAACCGGTTGATGCGGTTCAGCGAGTCGTGCATCTTCTGCGTGTGGTGGTACCACGCACAGGAGTCAACCAACAGGGGTTTGCCGTAGATCATTCTCCCTTTCCCCAACGCTCGCTCACCACTTCGTAGTAAAACTCTTCGGGGGTATCCCTCGGCGGATAACACCACACCGCAGAACGAGCAACCAACGCCCGGGCCTCTGCTTCGTCATGGTGGTTCTTCACCTTGGCCCGTACCAAAGTTTGCCGCACGATCTGGGACACCCTCTGCTGAGAGATGCCCCACTTGCGACCTAGCGCGGCGCAAGTCATGCCGCAGAGATGGTCCAACGTGATCATCGCGTTGCGGCGCCGAACCGAAATACCGGTCTCCCATGGCTCCGCGTTGACGTTGATGACCTGCACGCTCACTCCTTTGAAGGTGGGGGGTTCCGGCCTGTATCGTTTCATCCGGCGTGGGCAAGTCCCAACCCCCCGTACTGCTACATGTGCTTCCCGGCCTCCGCATCCGCCGCTTCCGCGTCGGGTGCCGACTCGCTGCCGATGGGCTTGCCGCTACCGAAGCCCTTCGCGCGCAGTTCCTTGCCCGAGAGGAACACGATTTCCTTCTCGTAGTCGGCGGGGACGAAGACCGTGGTGGTCTTGCCGTCCTTGCCCTTGCGCGTGTACTGCTTTTGCAGCGCCGTGATGTTGCCCTTCTCTTCGAAGTCGAAGCTGCCCCCGACGTTGGGATCGCTGTCGTTGAGCCGCGAGATTTCGAAGGTGGCCCCGGCGAGGCCATCGCGCTTGGTCGCCATCTGTTGCAGCAGCTTGATGGTGTTCTTCTTCGCCACGTAGAGCTTCGGGGTGTCCTTGTAGACGCCCTTCTTCCCCTTGTAGGTGCGGTGGTCGATGATGGTCAGCACGCCGACGAGCGACGGGAAGTCACCACCTTCGCACAGCGGGCAGGGTTCCGACTCGGCGATGCAGACGAACTGCTCCCAGTCCCCGTTGACCTGCACGGAGTGTTCGCGGAACGTCAGGATGTCGAGCGTGCCATCGGGGAGCAGGTTGCCGTCCACGAAGGTCACACGGGCGGACTCGCCCTTGGGAATCCAGAACCGCCACATCCGGTTCTTCTCGGCGAAGTGCTTGTCGGCGTCCTTCTCGTACTGCTCCATCGCCGCCGTCGCTGCCTTGCCGCGCTTCGCCCAACTCGGGGTCTTGCTGCCGGTCGGGGACTTCTCTTGGGCCGCAGGCCCGGTCTTCTTTACGATTGCCATGATAGGCATCTCCTTCAGGTTTCAAAGTCGCCACGTAGGGCGCACGTCAATGTACAACGATCAAACCACAGGGTCAAGCTTCACGAAAGGGTCCAATGCTTCTCGGATGCTCTCGGATGACATGTCGCCCGGGTCTTTGCTCCCCTCGGGCAACTGCACGCGCTGCGTGTCGGGCAGCATGTCGCGCAGGTGCCAGAAGACTTGCTCTCCCGCGAGGTCGCTGTCGGTCATCGCCAACACACCTGCGGCAAGCGAGATGGTCGCCATCTTGCGCTTGTTGATGGACGCCATGAAGATGGCGCACACGTTCTTGTAGTGCGGGTAGACCGCCGCCAGATCGAACGGGCCTTCCACCACGACGAGAGGCTTCAGTGGGTTGATCCATGACTCGCCGTAGAGGACCACCGACGTGTTGTTGTTCCCGTTCCACACGAAGTCGTGGTACCGCTTGGCCGTCACGGAGCGCCCACGGAAGCCTGCCAGTTGCCCGCCGCGATGGCGGATCGGGAAGCAGACCATGCCACGCTTCTGGTCCCACCGCAGATCGAGCGCCCTGCACGTGGCCTCGGTGATGCGGCGCGTGATCAGGTAGGCCCGCGCCGGGGCCACGCTCCATGCGGGGGTGTAGTCGTCAAGGAACCACTCCGGCCATGGTTCGAACACCTTGGTGTCACTGGTGTCCTTCCACTCATGGGGCATGTACCCAATCTCGTCTTCCTGCGCGACGATCTGCCGTGCCTTGGCGAAGTCGATGTCGGTCTTATCCCACCGCTTGGCATCGTGGTGCAACTCGATCAGAAGCTCGCTCAGGTCGCGCCCCTTGAGGCCGCAGGCGAAGCAGTTGTACCCGCTCTTGCCGTCCTCCACCACGTTGATGCCGAAGGACGGGTTGCTGTCGTGGCCGTGGGCATGGCGGGAGAAGGCGCCGGGGCAGCTTGCCTGCACCCACTCGCCTTCGTCCTTGGCGCCCTGTGACCCGAGCGCCGCCAGAAGCTCTACGATGCCCTGCCGATTCACTGCTCGTCTTTTGCAGATGTCTGCACGGACCCGCCGATGGTCTTCACCGCGTCCAACTCGGTCTTGACGGGCGGGAACTCCACCTTCTCCACCCACAGCCACAACAGGTAGGCGCACGTCGCCGTCTTGTCCTCATGGCGAGGCTCCCACGACCGCAGGATCGACGCCACGTGCTTGTACGCCGCCTCGGCGCTGACGCCCTCCTTGGTGTAGAACAGCGTGCCCTGCGGCAGTCCTTCGAAGAACCACCGGTCCACGACCTTGCACCATGGGTCGGTGCCGTCGCAGAACCTTTCGGGGATGTCATCCGGCGGCAGCAGGGACCGCAACTCTTCCCCGTAGGCACCGAAGGCGCGAACCGCATCGGTGGTGACTCTTGGCATGAACATCAGGCACTCCTTTGCTGACGATGGGATTGCCCCTTACGGGGGCAAGTCGCTTCTCCATGGCCACTTCACTGAAGACTCACTCTCCGAAGAGGGCTTGGTGGTATGCAGCGGTGGGGGAATCAGCAGTCCCGCATCCTCGGGTAGGCGGGGCATCAGCCCCTAACCACACTTCTAACCCTAAGACTCACCCTGTCTCGCGCTACCGGCATCCTTGTGGGACTCGATGTACCCACTAAGGAGGGCGTCTAGCTGCACACTACCAAACCCACTTCGGAGAGCGGGGGGAGGCATCGTAGCTGATAGCCACCCCCACTCCGGTTTCCCCACGATCACTGAGCCTGAGACGAGAACGATATAAGACCGGTGTCCTGAGCCACTAGACGACCCCCCTGTGGTACGCGCTACGCCGCGCAGTGGCAGGAGGGGCGGGATTTGAACCCGCGTTTCCGATCAAGTTGTGGGCGAACTTGATCCTCAAAATCAGTGCCCACGTCCCAGTGTTCGTGCCTTACGATACCGATGTCTTGGCAATACGACAGTCAGTGACGACTACGCCAACGACAACGATAACGCTGCCAAGCCCTCCTATGCCTTGAGCGGCGCGAGCAGGATCGCAACCACCTTGTCCGCGATCTTCTCGGTCACCGCTTCCGTTTCGTTCGCGCGCATCCGCGCCTGCTTGACCTCCACCATCAGGTCATCGACCACCTTGATGGCTTCGGCCTTTTGCAGCGCCGTGCACGCACCGCTTCGCTTGGTGATGGAGTTCTTCCCCACCACGATGTCCTTGTTCACCGCCGCCACCTGCGCCGGGTGCTTGTCCGTCGCCGGGGACATCTGCACCGGCACCGTGACCTTCTCGGTCTTGGTGGTCTCGTCGGGGAACTTGGTCTCCCAGATGCCGACACCCAGATCGCCCGCCTTGACCCAGTGCTTGGTGGCATCGAGCGTCGGCATCTCGGCATACAGCGCCCGCAGACGCATCAGCCGCGCTTCCAGACCGAGCAGTTCATCCACCGGCAGGCCGGGGAGCAGCACGGTGCCGCGCCACATCACGTCGCCCGTCGCCTTGCGATTGGTCGCGTTCTTCTGGTACTGAAGGTCTTCCGCCTTGGCGAAGATGTCGAGCGCGTAGGTGAGCGTGTCGAGGACCGTGGTGGTCACCGGCTTCTCTTCCCGCGCCGCCGCCTCGATGGCCGCGTTCTCGGGCGTGCCCTCGATCATGGTGAGGGACTTGCTGTGGCCTTCGAAGAAGTGACCGACGTTCTTGAACTTCTTCAGCGTGTCCTCGTACAGAGCATTCCACGCCCCGGTGGGCGTCTTCTCTGCGGCGAGCAGTTCGTGCAGCTTTGCCATGGTTCTCACTCCTTTGGTTGGATGACGACAACGAGATGTGATTCTACTACGTGTTTCCGAAGTGTCAACTACTCCTTCGGGGCAGGCAACTCGATGGGGGGCTTCTCCCCCTTCAGCACAGCAAGCCCAGTGCGAGACACGATGCTGCTGACGTAAGCCTCCACCTCGGTCTTGGCGTCCTCGGTGACCTTCTCCATGTGTTCTCCGAACTGCTCCGCGACGAACTTGACGGAGGAGGTTACACCATAGCCCGCCACCTCCAAGGCCATGAGGATTTCCTTCTTCGCCTTGGCCGACAGGCTAGTGCCCTCGATCATGGTCCGCACCTTGTCCAACCCCGCGTTGGTCTTGAGCAACGTCTTCTTCATCTCCACAGCGAACTGATCCTGCCGCCTCTCCGGTGGGGGCAAGCCCGGGATGTTGTAGTTGCCCTTCACGGCCAACAGAGTGCAGGGGGTGCCGCTGCCGACGTTGAGCGTGGAGATGAACGTGGCCCACTGCGCCTCCGACATCTCCACCTCGGTGATGAGGCCGCGAGCGAAGTGCCAGTCCCGCGACAAGCTGCGATGCAACTCGCTGTGCTTGATTTCGATGCGGATGGTGTTGTGGTGGGTGAAGTCGGAAGCGTACAACTGCGTTTGGCCACTCACCCGATGCGCGACGATCTGCGCGAAGGCCGGGTGCGTGGTCACCGTCTCCGACACCACGGAGGTGCCCTTCTCTGTGACGGGCTTCTCGATGGGCCGCATCGTCACACCACCCCTTCGTCAACCCACATCACGGTCTCCTCGGTCACCCGCTTGACGACGCGGACCTTCTTGAAGCCCTCCCGCACCTTCTTCTCCTTCGCGTAGCTGAGAGAGTCATCGAAGGTGGGGTACCACGGGCCGAGGTCGAACCACACCCCGCTGCCGTTGGCTTGCGATTGGTACTTCGTCATCGTGGTCACAGCCGCATCTCCTTGAACACCAGAGTCCGCATGTCTTCCAAGTGGGCCTTGGTTGCCGCCAACTCGCCGCTGCTGCCGACACCAGAAGGCCGCACCCCCGAGTTCCACAACTCGGTGATCAGGGCTTCGGCCTCTTCGAAGGTCAGCGACATCGAGGGGCGTGCGATGGTCTCGTTGGGTTCGATGGTTTCGAACACCAAGGTCTTGGCCACCGCCACCGTATCGGGGGAGGCGTGCGAGAACACCGTCAGTTCGAACGCCCGTCGCCGGATGTCCTTGTTGACCCAGAACTCCAAGCCTTGCCTGATCATGTCTTCCTCTCACAGCGCCCCGCGAGGGGGCGCCACAGGTACCCAGTGACCCGCATCCATGCGGTCTGCGTCTCGCGGTGCTGCACCTTGCCGCAGTTCGCACAGCGCCGAACCGGCTCGCTCATGAACAACTGAGCGTTCGACCATCCCGGCGGGTGATACGGCTCCCACTTGTGCGCCATCTACTTCTCGATGATGTCGATCTTGCGGGCGCCGTTCTCGATGGTGATGAACTCGGCGCTCTCGTTGGGGGTGAGGTACTTGTCCACGTCCGTGAGCGTGATCTTGGCCACCTCCCAGAAGACCTCGTTGCCGAGAGCCTTCTTCAGACCCATCATGTTGTCGATCTTGCGGACCTTGGTGGCCTCGCTGAAGACCACGCTGTAGTCGGTGCCTTCGAACACGACCGGCTGCGACGGGTCTTGCTCCATGGCCTGCTCGCGCAGACCCTTGGTGAGCTTGTCGTACTCCTTGGTGATCGGCGCGAGCGCGTCGATCTGCTTCTTCAGTTCGATGATCCGGTCCACCGTCATCGCCGTGGCGGACTTGGGGGCGGCTTTGGTCTTGACCTTCAGGGAGACTGCCATGGTTCACACTCCTTTGTCGTTGGGGTCCAACAGTTGCAATGTACCACGTTGTTTGGAAGTGTCAAGGGGCGTGAAGCCCTTGCACGTGGTGTTGCGGAACGGGAAGGACTTCAGGTTGGCCATGCCCTCCTTGTACGCGCACTCCCACCACCAGATGTGGGGCATCTCCCATGACTCTTCTTCCCGGCGAAGATTGGCGCAGCGATGGCAAGCGTTCACTTGGCCTCCTTCAGGTGGTGCTTCCGCAACATCCTGCCATTGGGGCAGATGCAGAAGTTGATGCGACCGACATGCCACCCGGCAGGCGACACTGCCCGCCCCGTAGTGTCGATCTTGCCCGTGTTGCCGCACAAGGTACAGAGGCCCGTGCGCTCATCCGTGAACTCCTCTGCCCATTCCTTGGATGTGATCATTTGGTCACCTCCGCTTCGATGCACTCGTCCGTGTCATCGAACGTCACGGTGTTGGGGTCGAAGCCCAGTTCCCGGCCCAGAACGTCCCACGCCTCCGACAATGGGTTGGGGTGGGGCACACTGCCATCACGCAGGTTGGTCATGGCCAAGGTGCGTTCCGCCGCCACATCAAGCTCCTTCTCTTGCTTCTCCGTCAGGTAGAACGTGCGCCTCATCGCGTCACCTCGTAGGTTGTCACCACAACGCCCTTCTCACGGTGGCCACGACGATGCGCCTTGCGCCACCACTTGAGTCCGCCGCAGGTCATGCAGCGCCACTGATTCACGTCGTACTCGCGCCAGTCATGTTCATGGTTGTGTTCGCGCGTGGTCTTGTCGTGGCAGAAGTGGCCACGGCAGTCATGCTCGCGGCGCCACACCCCACCATGGCCGTACAGCTTCTTGAAGAGGGGCTTGGGGTCGAGCTTCAGGCGCACCACGCTGTGCCGCGTCAGGAGCGCCGTCTTGGCATGGATGAAGCCCTGCGCGGGGCCGATCTGATCATCGAAGCGCACCTCGTTGGTCCGGTTGAGGAACAGCGTGAGGGCGATGATGTTGCGGAGGTCACCCGCCGCACTGGTGAACATCGGCGTGATGAGGTCATCCACGTCCTTGGCATACCAGTGTTCGAAGCCATGGTTGGCACGCAGCGCCACGCGCTCCGACTGAGGGAGCTTGTTGTAGCTGCTGCCCCAGAACAGCACGTCGATGCCGAGGCGGCTGACGCGCGCACGGTTGCACACGTCCAACTCCTGCTCGATGGTCATCGGTTGGTTGAGCGTGTAGGCCAACGGCATCATCATGGCCTGACAGCCGAGCTTCTTCCGCATCTCGGCGTTCTCGGGGCCGTTCCACACCCGCGACAGCACGTAGGCCCGGGGGCCGTCGATGAAGTAGCCCACCTCGGTGTCGCCCATGATGGGGTCGTGGGGGTTGTTGCCGCCGAGGGTTTCGAAGAAGCCGGGGTACGGCAGTTCGATGTACATCCTCGGGAAGCAGGGGATGGCGAACTCCTGATCGTGCGCGACGGCGATGGGATGGTCGCGGATCATCTCTGCCGCGTAGATCGCCGCCTTCTCATCGAGGACGAACTTCTTCGCCTCCCGCAGGTTGTTGCGGACGGCGAGGATCAGACGCTCCTCCTGCTTGTCGGGCCATGGGACCATCTTGGTCGCAAGGAACTCGTCAACGAGCAGGGGGCGGCGCTTGGGCTTCAGTCGGGTCTTCATGCTTTGCAGATGTCTGCACGACGCCCCGCCAACGGGCGCTCAAGCACCACGATGAGCGGGTGGAAGCTGTCGTGATTGATCAGGCTGCGCCGCACCTCAGCGGCGTTCTTGTACCCGGTGTAGAACACCGTGTCGATCTTCTTGCCCCGCAGGTACACGTCGTAGGCTTTCATCACTTCACCTCGCACACGTCGCCGAGCCTCACCATCTTCCACGGCGTCGGCTTGGCGTAGCCCTCGGGCAACGGCTCCAAGCATTCGTGGACCATGCCCATCATCATCGGGTTCTTCCACCCGCAGGCCGTGCACCGGGGGTAGCACTCGCCCCAGTGGTTCGTCCCGATCAGCGATTCGTGGCCGCACGTCGTGCAGCGGTATCGCTTCATGCTGTACTTGCCGGTGGTCTTCATGCTGCCTCCGTGCAGATGCCGTTGGCGATCAGGTCGCGGGCCGTGCGCCCGAACCACCCTTGGAGCCGCCAACACAGGCCGGTGTCGATCAGGTGTTGCCACGCTTCGATGACCTGCTCTTGGCTCTCGGCTTCGATGAAGCCCTCGGCAAGGCCGGTGGCAGTGAAGTCGTCCATCCGCGTCTTCGTCGTCATGTCAGTCTTCCTCCATGAACTCGGGGCTGCACTCGGGGGCCGGATTGAACGGGCCGATCAGTTCGCACCCGCTCAGGTAGGGCCAGTCCTTGGCCATGGCATCGACCTCGGCCTTGCTGAAGAGCTTGCCGCACCGCGCGAAGGGCGACCACAGCGCGGGGTAGTCTGGGTTGACCAAGTATTGGTTGAACATGCCGCCGAGGCGGGGGTCTTTGATCAGGAACTTTTCCATGGTGCCCTCCTCAGTCCATCCGCGACATCGAGTAGGCGCGGAGGCCCGCGTCGCTCAGGACATCCGCGAACGCCGCTGCGTACTTCTCCTTGCGCTCCAAGGACTGATTGAAGTCCATCACCGAGATGATGTAGCCGCCCTCGTAGCTGTCGGCGCGACCGATCTTGTTGGCCTTGCACCAGTTCACGAAGTCGCCGCGAGCGGGGCGAATCTTGATCCACGCGAACCCGCACACCCCGTCCATGACCGGGGCGTACCGCTTGACCACCGGGGACGAGTCATTGAGGGGGTCGGCGTGCTGACAGACAACCATCGGGACCGGCTTCGCCGCACTGCCCGCCGCGAGACCGGCGTCACGCGCCTTGCGGTAGAGGTCGGCCATCGCTGCGTAGTTGGGTTTTCCCATGGTGCACTCCTTTGCGCGGGGGGAAGGGGACAACCTCATAGTACCACAGTGGGGGAGAATGTCAACTCTTTTTCTTGGGGCAGGCGCCGTCACTGAAGCGGTGGTCCTTCCAGTACGCCCCGCAGACGCACTTCACCATGCTCTGCAACTTGGGGCCATCGGGCTTGTCGTCCCACTGGGGGAACCACACCCCGTCGAACTTGCTGCCCTCGATGAAGCGGTCAGCAGGGTCCATCAGTAGACCCCCTCGGCGTTGGAACCGTCCTCGTTGAGGCAGCGGACGATGGCCGCGTCGTTGAACCGGCGGCAGACGATGTAGAGCGCCGCCTTGTACTCGGCCCGCGCTTCCCTCACCCCGTAGCACTTCCGCTCCTTCTTGGAGCCATCGGGGAACTCCACCACGACGTTGAAGACCTTCAGCTTGCTCGCCATGTCACCCTCCTCAGTCGCACATCCCGTAACCGTCGAGCCACGACACCATGCCGTCGCCGACTGCGATGTTGCTCGCGCCACGCGGCCAACGCAGGGCGCCGTAGGAAGAGCCGCCCGGGTACTTCGCGCGCACCGCCTTCTTGATCATGTCCGCGTCCCAGTCCGCCGGGAAGGCCGACAGGGGAGCGATGCAGTCCCAGTGCCCGCCGTAGGCTTCCATCACCTCGGGGCCGTTCCCAACGAGGGACCAGTCCACCAGATCGAGGGCGGGCTTGGCCGCAGGGGCGGGGGAGGGGGCGGGGTCGTCCATCACGGCCACGTTCCTGCCGTAGGCCCAGACCACGTTGCCCGCGTCGTCCTTGATGCCCACGCGGAGGTAGGACTTCTTGCCGTACCCGTCCGCCTTGGGGTAGTACCACTTCTCCCAGAAGCAGAGGCCGGAGAAGCCCACGTCGGACTTCCCGCGAACCACGGCGACCTTCGATCCCTTCAGCATTTCGCACTCCTTTGCGGTGGTGGGGGGGACAACCCCATAGTACCACAACGGGGGAGAATGTCAACTACTTTGCAGATGTCTGCACGGGCATAACACGCAAGAAGCGGAGGTGGGCGTAGTCGTACCGGTCCACCGTGCCGTCATCCCACTTCACGTGGACACTGCTCTTGTCCACGGAGGAGACTTCCCCTCTGCGGTGGGGCCACCATGAGTCGTACACTCGCACCCCCTTCGTGAGGGGAATCAACCTTGGCCTCACCACGCCAACCCGGCGGGCTTGGTCTCCGCAGCGAGAGCCTTGACCACGGCGTTGCGGTCCACGCCACGGCAACCGTTGCCGCTGTCCATCCACCGCTCGCTGAAGTTGTTGAGGCGTTCGAACTCGGCGAAGGTCTCGCCGTACTCCACGGTGAAGCGGGCGGGCTTGCCCGCCTTCTTCCACGCCGCGATGATCCGCGCCGCACTCGGGCGGCAGTTCTTGCCGTTGGTGGGGGTGAAGTCGAAGTGGGCCATGGTGTCTCCTAGTTGAAGAAGTAGGGGTACGCGATCTTCATGCCGAAGAAGCCGATGAAGAGGCCGATCAGAATCCAGAACGCGAGGCACATGGTGTCTCTCCTATCTCAGGTAGTTGGCGCCGTGCACGCCGATGCCTTCCAGACCGTTGGAGGCCGAGAAGATGTTCCCTCTGGCGTGCTTGGCGGGCTTCTTCCAACCCTCGCACTTCAGCACGTCGCCGTTGGACTTGTCGATGAAGCAGTGGGAGGAGCGGGAGCCGCTACTGTCGTGGCGCACGATCCTGATGTACTTGAGACCCTTGGCGTCGGGGCAGAGGACCGGCGGTTCCAAGGACGGGTAGTGCTTGGCGTAGTCGTCGGCGATCATGCCGTTGGCCTTGATCAGGAAGCCGTCGAGCGCCGCGAGGAAGGCGGGGGAGAGGGGAAGGGATTTGGCCATTTCGCACTCCTTTGCGTTGTCACTACAGCTAGATCATACCACACTCCAAAGGAATGTCAACACTCTCCCCCACCCCTGCCACATCACCCACCCCCACCCGCACAGGAACGCGGAGCCGAGGATGTACCCCGCCCACCGCATGGCCGGGGTGTCGAACCTGTTGGCGTCCATCCTGTGACTCATGCGACCACCTTCTCCCACCCCTTGCGCGCTGCCTGCCGCAACACCCCCTGCTGCTTGCGGGTGAGCCACCGGCAGTTCTGCGGGGTGTAGCCCTTGGTCACGTCGATGCGGCCCAGTTGATGGTCACGATCCGGCTTCGGCCCCATGTCCTTGAGGAAGGCCGGAAACGACATCCATGGTGGGCACACCGTGATGCCCTTGCCCCCGTAGTCGTCCCACCGTTGGTGGTTGGGGTTGGTGCAGCGTTGCACCATCGACTCCCACGCACGGTAGGTGGGCGACCGATTGGTGTCGCTGCCGTGCCCGTGGCGGCTGTAGCTCACTTGGCATCCCCCGCGAGGGTGTAGAGGTACAGCATCACCTTGGCTGAGAAGGCGTTGAGATGCGCGATGTCGAACTCCAACAGTTCGATCTTGGACATCAAGCCCCGCGCCACCTTGTCGAGTGCGATCACCCGCTTCGACTCGTAGTCGAGCTTCGACTGTTGCAACTCGTAGAGCGTCATTGGTCCCCCCTGATCACCACGTCGTGCAAGGTCGGGATGGGGCGGTAGGCCACCAACAGCCGTGCCACGCTGATCCGCACCCCCTGCTTGCGAAGAGCCTTCGCCGCAGCAAAGGCACCCACCTGCTGCACCCGGCGCTGCCACTTGCGATGGAAGTACCACCCCACCGCGAAGTAGAACCGCTTGATGATGGTGCGCTTCACCTGAACTTGTTTCGTAGCGGCTCGATGATGGCCTTGTGCTTCTGGTACCAGATGGTGCCGTCGAGCATCTTGAGTGCGTCGAGAATGACTTCGCGCCATTGCTGCCTCTCCTTCTCCCACGCTTGTTGGCCCGCCGACGTGTGCAGCGACACCGACAGCTTGTTGGGGTCCATGGTGTGCACCCCGTCGTAGAGACCGAGGTCTTCCGCGTTCTTCACCATCTTGTCGAGTGCTGCTTCCTTCTGCGGGTCGGTCATGGTGCCCTCACACGAACTTGAGTTGAGATGCCTTCTCCGGCACCGCCTCGTTGAAGTTCATCTTGTCGAAGTCCCAGTGCACATGGAACTTGGTGGGCCGATCCGTGCGGCACTTCAGCACGTCAATCTCGCGCAGCTTGGCGGTCTCCACCGTGTCCTCCTGCTTCATGCCGAGGACGATGCTGCTGATCTGCCCGATGGCGTCGGCGTGCGCGATGTCTTCCAACCCGCCGCCCTCGTCCTTCTTGCCCTTCCACTTCTTCACCGCGTCGCGGTTGAACTGGAACGAGCAGATCACCGGGATGTTGCACTCGCCTGCCCTGCGCTTGATCAACTCCACGTTGGCATCGACCCGCTTGTACTTGTCGAGGCGGTCGTTGGGGTGGCCGAGCAGGTAGGCGCCGTCGATGAACAGTGCCGCCGGTCGCAGTTGCTTCACCACGGTGAAGATTTGGTCCACCTGCGCGTTGAGGTTGCCGTCCATCAGCCACAGGTTGTTGCTGCGCTCCTTGCCGCCCTTCATGGCCTTGGTGAGCCGCAACGTCTCCACCTGCGTCAGTTCCGCCTGCCGGATGTGGTTGGTGGTGACGCCCGCCGTGATGCCCATCAGGCGTTGCGCGATGGACAGCACGTCCATCTCCATCGACACCGCGAGGACGTTGTTCTGCTTGACCCACCACATGAACCACGCGATGAACAGGAGGAACCACGTCTTGCCCATAGCGGGTCGCCCGATGATCGACACGATGTCGCCACCGCGCAGCCCACCCGAGAGCTTGTCCACGGTGGGCCACCCCATCATCAGCCCCGAGTCCTCCCCGGCGAGCTTCACCCGGCGAATCTCGTCGGCCACCAAGCTGCTGTGCCCGAAGTCGGTGACCGCCTTCGACAGTTCACGCATCCGCAGTTGATGGACCACCTCCTCCATCATGTTGAGCGCCGTCCACCCGTCCTGCTCCTTCATCAGGGAGTTGGCTTCCAACAGCGTGCGGTTCAGCGTCTTGTGGACGTAGCGCGCCTCCACATGGTCGAGGTAGAACAGCGGCGGCTCTCCGGCCTTGGGCAGGTCGGGGAACTCCGCTTGCAACGTCTCAAGCTTCGGCAGTTGGTGATGCTTGGCAACGTGCTTGGCGACGAACTCGTAGATCGGCAACTCGCTGCCGAAGAACAGACCATCATGCAGTTGGTACCGCATGTAGTCCTGTGCGTTTTGCGCCTGCACCAAAGCAAGCAGCAGTTGGCCTCCCACATCCATTGGGACTTGCTCCTACAAAATGTGCCAGTGAGCTTCGATGAAGACGCCAATGCCTTCGCCGAAGTTCTTCTTCAACCCTTCGATGCTCTGCACGTAGATGACGGTGGTCTTCTTCTCCACCAGTCGGCGCATGAGGATGTCTTGGAGGATGTTCACCTGCCAGTTGGTGTTGGGCTTGCCCCCCGCGTACTCCACGTAGAAGTTGGGGATGAGCAACACCGTGGGCGACTCCACCTCGCCGGTCTTGTGTTCCTCCAACAGCGTGGTCATGGTGACCACCCGGGCGTCGATGTAGTTGCGGAGCAGGGCCGCACCGATGGCCATCATCTTGGACTCCACCGGGTGCTTCACGTCGATGCCGGTCAGGCACAGGCCCGCCACACCCTTCTCCCGGTGCAGCAGGATGTGCCGCACCCACTTCACCTCCTCGGGGCTGCAATACTTGGCGAGGGGTTCGTGGATCATCGACACCGGCACGTTGGCGACCCCTGCGAAGTGGTCGATGTCGGCCAACAGGCGAGCGTGGTACTCCTCGTTGAGGATGCTCGTCGGTTGCTTGGCGTCAGCTTCAGTCTTCATCGGTCTTGTCCATGCTCTTCAGCATGGCCTCAATCTCTTCCTTGGTGGCCAGTACCGGCTTCTCCACGGTTGGTGCAGACATCTGCACGGGTTCCGGCGAGTGTACCGGCTCCTTCACCTTCAGATAACCCTCCACCGCCACGGTGCAGCACTTGAGCAGGGCCGGGATGGTGGGCTTGGACGCCACCTCTTCCCCCATCTCCTCCTTGGCCCGGTAGCGGAACTTGGCCCAGTTGCTCAGTGCCCACTCCATGGCGGGCAGTGCATGGGCACCGGTCAGCTTCACGTAGCGGGACAGCATCCCGAGTTCACGCATGGTGTGCGGCTTCTGGAAGCCCACGTCGAAGTGCTTGGGCACGATCCGCTGCCAGTGCGTGGAGAGAGTCTTGGCCTGAACCTTCCCTTGCACGGTGGGTGAAGCTGCTGCCTTCTTCTGGATGCCCTCAAGCACTTCCCGTGCGGTTTTCCCGGCCATGGACTCCTCCGTTTCTTCTTGCGACGCGAAGTCGTCGCTTAATCTATGTATCAGTTTCTTCTTGGGTGGAAGACACGAAGTGTCTTCTACTCCTGTTATGGATTTGTTGATTCCCGACTTGTGGGGAGCAACAAATCGGGCGAGCTTTTCCACATCAAGGTGGTAGTGGTTGGTGGGGATCGCATCGAACTTCCACACCACGCGCTCCACCAGTCCCATGGCAAGCAGCTTCGCTTCCGCCGTGCGTGTCGCCTGTGCCGACAGGCCGCACTCCTCGGCGATGTCCATGCGGCTCTTGGCCAACCAGAGCTTGCCCCGCTTCTGCACCCGCAGCTTGGTGGGCGTGTGCGTGAACCACCAGTACAGCCACGACAGCAGCACCCCTGCCGCCGCACTCTCGGTGATGACGTTGAACGCCGGGTACAGGGTGATGCTGCGCTTCATCTGCCACTCCCTTGGACAAAGGCCGGTGAGCTTTCACCCACCGGCCTGATGGTACCACGTTTGGTCGGAGGTCTACAGGGAGTCCTCGTCCCCCACATTGCTCTCGGGGGTGTCGTCGCCGATGGTGGGCGGGCCTTCCGGTTCCGGCGGGCCGTAGGAGTCCTTGCCGAAGTACACCTTCACCTCGGGCAGCGGCACCTTGTTGTCGGGGATCATGTCGAGGAACCGTTCGCGCAGCACGGTGAGCAGGTCGTCCTTGCCGACGATGATGGTCAGCCCCTCGGCGCCGCTGAGGCGGTCGTACAGGCCGTCCACCAACTTCTCGATCAGCTTGTCCTCCACGATGTGCTGCTGCACCACCCATGGCGACAGCGTGAGGTTGCAGGCCGGGATGCGGAGTTGGCCCACGTAGCGGTCGCCTTCGCTGCGCTTGCTGAGGTAGCCGATGTTGAGGTACGTGGCCACGCCGTCGCGGGGCGGCAGGGTCTTGCCCTCTTGCGGGCGCACGTGCACGCGCAACCCGATCTGGAAGAAGCGCCGCGTCTTGTCGAAGTACACCATCTGCGCTTCGGGCTTCACCGCCACCATGATGTCGGGGTCTTCGGCGACGACGATGTAGATCGTGTTCTCCGACGCACCCGGGATGGTCTTCAGTGCTTGAAAGCTTTGGTCCATCTGTCACTCCTTTGAGGTTGAGGGCACTACGATGTCATCGTACTACTTCTGTAGGAAGTGTCAAGTGCACGCCTTGTAGAGCAGGGCGATGTTCTTGGCCACCTCGTTGTACAGCGCGATCAGACGCACCGCATCGAGTTGCCGCACATGCTCCTTGCGGGCTGCGTTGAACGCGCACGCCGGGATGGTGACATCGAACCGCATGGCGTGGGCCACATCCGTCAGTTGGATGTTCTCCACCCCCATGACGATACCCCCCGCAGGAGTGGTGGGCTTGGTCTTCTCTTGGGTGACCTTGGGGGGTGGGACCAAAGCGACTCGTTGACGCTTGTCCACCACCTTGTCGAGGGGTAGAGGGGAGGACCGCTTGCGCCCCGAAGAGAAGGGCTTGTCCATGAGGGGCTTGCCGTCGTAGTTCTTGCCGTAGTTCTCTTCGAAGAAGAGGTTGCCACTGGCGGTGATGCACCACATGTCTTCGGAGGTGGCGTCTTCCCGCACGTAGTTGCCCTTCTCCTTCAGCTTCTTCAAGGCCGCGCGCACTTGCCGCATTGAGAGGCGGTTCGCCTGAATCTTCACCCCATGGTTGACCAACTTCTTGATGGCCAACACCGAGACGTAGAGGGTCTTGTCCTTCCGGTCCTCCTCGTTCTCGGCGTTAGGATCGCCGGGGATCACCACCCCACTACCCATCGTGTGCAACTTCCGCAGCACACGGGCGGGGTGCGTCTTCAAGTCCACACGCACACGCAGTGGCTTCAGTTCCGTGGAGGGAACAACAGAGGATTCGATCTGGGTTTCCATGGTGGGTCTCCTTTCAGTTGGACAGGCACTTCTTGTTGTGCTTCACGTAGTCGAACACGAACTGCGTCACTGCTGCCGGGGTGATGCCCTCCTCGCCAATCTCCTTGACGAGCAGTGTGTTGAGGCGTGGTTCGTAGGGAAGCTTCAGCGAAGTGCACAGCGCCGCTGCCAGTTCACGCGCCGCCTTCTCCTTCATCGGGACAAAGGTCATCACGCGGTCGATGCGACCGTTGCGGTACAACTCCGCAGGTAGGGCGTCCCGCTTGTTGGTGGTCATGATGGTGAGGATGCGCGAGGTGTGTTCCTGCGCCCACCACAGCAGTTGCGACAGGATGCGCGACGTGGTGCCCGAGTCTTCCCCGGGTTCGAACAGCTTCTCCACCTCGTCAATGAGGAAGACGCATGGCTCTTCCTGATCGAGCATCGACAGCACGCGCCCGAAGTTTGCTTCACTTTCGCCCACCCACTTGGCCAGAGACGACGCGAGGTCGAGACGGTAGAGGGGCACGCCGAGTTCACGGGCGACGTACTTGGCGCCCTGCGTCTTGCCGGTGCCGGGTTCGCCATCGAACAGCAGGCCACGCGGGATCAGCCGAGGGTCCGCTGCGTTTTCGAAGTAGGGTCGCTCCACGTGCATCCACCGAGCCAAGCGAATGTCAGGAATGTAGCACTGTGTGTCGGTCTCCACCAGAGACAGCCCCTTGAGCTTGCCCACCATGCGTGCCCGCTCGCGCAGCACAGCGGGGACCGACAGTTGCTTGTCCTCGGTGATGACCATGCGGATGACTTCGCTCGCGCTCTTCAGCGTGAGGCCACGGAAGGCGGGCAGCAGCTTGAAGGACTGCTTGGCGTCGGTGATTTCCTCGATCAGTTCGCGGATCAGCGGCGAGGGTACCGGCACTTCGCCGACGTTGATGGACAGGCCGCTCTCGTCCTCTTGGTTGATGAGCAGCAGTGTCTTGCCCTGTTCCGCCAAGGCTTGGTACCACGCATCGGTGACTTCGACCTTGGTGGTGGCGATGAACACGTCCGCCGTGGCGATGGCGCGAGGCCCGCCCCAGTCGGTCAGCTTCAGCTTGGGCACCATGTGCGACAGCACGTCGTGCAGGTTCACGGTGTCCGTGGTCGTGGCCCGCAGCAACGGCAGGCGCGCTTTCAATGCGGAGAGCAGCATGGTCACTTCCCTTCCTTCACACAGATTGGACAGGTGGCGAGGCCACGGGGGCGATTGACGCTCCACCCGCCGCGCCGCGCGTTCCTCAAGCACTCGCTCTCCGTCAGGCCCGAGAACTGGAAGTCGTACAGGTGCAACCCGCGCCGACTGTGGGTGCGCTCGTCGTGCTTCTCGTCGTCGCAATACAGATGGATGGTGTAGCACCCGACGATCATGCCTTCTCCTTCCGCAGCGTACCGCACTTGCACGGGTCACCGCGCCCGGGGACCACGGGGGTATGGCACTTGGAGCAGCGCCATGGCGTAGACGTGCCAACGCCCTCACGGGCCTCGGCGACGCGCTCCAACACGCGGCGTTGCAGTTCAGGTGATCGAAGACGGCGAACAGGCATGGCTCACCCCGCGAGGTAGGCGTCGGCGACCGTCTGGTACACCTTCCGGTTCGCGTCACTGTTGGCGCTGTTCAGGAAGAGGGCGTCCGAGATGCCGGTGGCCCGCATCAGGTCGCACATCAGCCTGACCTGATCGGAGCGCGACAGATCGGCGATGGTGACATCGAGGACGATCTTCTGGCCGATGCTCATGTAGCTTCCGCTCATTTGAGGCTCCTCAGAGAGAGATGGGGATGAAGCCGAAGGAGGCCACAGCCCAGTGGTTGCCCGCACCATCGTCCACCAGATCGCCGACACTCATCGAGCGCAGCCCGTCCTTCTTGAGGAAGACCGCGTTGGCGCTGTCGGGCAGGGCATCGGCCCAGTGGCAGTCCTTGCTGTTGCACATCGAGAAGACCGCTTCCAGATCGGGGGCGTCGAGGTTCACCACCCGCTCGTACAGGCCGTTGGCCGCAGCCCACGCCACGTGGGCCGAGAAGTCCACGGCGCTCTTGCCCATCCCGAACGAGGCGTCGTAGTACGCCTTGGCGAGGGAGTCGTTGGGCCGCTCGTAGACGGCATCGAGGACGCTCTTGGGGGGCATCAGGTAGGAGACGCGGTACTTCATGGTCAGAACTCCTTGACGGAAGCGGCGAAGGCTTCGGCCCAACCGGGTGGGGGGACTTCCTTCTCGGCGACGCCCCACAGGGGCTTGCCGCTCTTCATGCCCGCGAAGGAGAAGCCGTTGGGGACCAAGGCGATGACCGCGAGCCACGCCTTCGGGCTGTTGATCAGCTTGGCGGCGCACCACGCCTTGGCGATGGCGGCGTTGCCCTTGGGGCCGAGGGGGGAGGGGACCATCTTCATTCTGCACTCCTTTGCAGTGGCGGGGGGACAACTCAATACTACCCCCTACCCGGGGGAATGTCAACCACTTTGCAGATGTCTGCAATCATAGAGGAAGTCCACCGCCTTGCGGAAGAGGGCTTCGTCGCCGCCGTTCAGGGCGAGCAGCAGGATCGACTTCTCGCGCAGGAACACTCGGGCGAACTTGGGGTCGTAGGCTACGATGGACGGGCCGTTGTCGAGCAGGTCCGCGAGCTTGATGGTCTTCACCTCGTTGGGGGCGCCCATCAGGCGGTCCACCGTCATGGCCTTGCGCGCGGCACGGTTGCCGAGGGTCTTGGCCGGGTCCGTGAGCAGGCTCACGTAGTGAGCCACCACCGGGCCAAAATGATCGAACACCTCCTTCTCATAGATAGGGGTGTCCTCGATCACATCGTGGAGCAGCGCCGCTTCCACCATCTCCATGGTGGCGTGGGGGGTCTTGGACACCATCTCGGCCACGCGGACGAGGTGGGTCCAGTAGGGTTCCCCCGTGTATTTGCGCTTCTGGTCACCGTGCGCCGCCTTGGCGAAGCCAAGGGCACGGTCGTATCTGGGGTCAAGGAGCATGGCTACATCTTACCACGCCCCCAGAGAATGTCAACCGGGCTTCAGCTTGGTCTTCAGCCGGTTGGGGAAGCGCCCCTTGACGGGCACCCCATCCATAACGTGCTGCGGAAGCTCGCGCACCTTCATGCCGTGAGTGGAGGCGATGAACTCGTCCACCACGTTCGCCGGGGGACAACCGTCCATGGCGTTCTGCCCCGCACACGCCCGCATGAAGCGGTTCTGCGCCCTGCTCACTACTGGACCGGCCATGATCCCCCCTCCGTGATGTAGATGTACAGCCCCACCACTACGATGCCGAGGGTGAGGCCAACGATGAAGTACCCGAGCGCGGAACGTCTCATGATGTAGGCGGTGGGTTAGTAGGAGGCACCTGCACGTCTTTCCAGATGCTCATCATGGAGCCGAGAAGGTAGCACACCGGGGCGTTCACCGCACCGATGATGGCGGCAATCTCCACTCCTTCCCGAAGCGAGGTCTCGGCGAAGTGGAAGAACCACCACAGCGTCCACGTGAAGACCGACAACACCCACACGAAGATGACGCGCTTGACGAAGTTGGGCTTGTCCAACAGGTGCCAGTTCACGGACATGCGATGGTCCTTCCCCACGTGGTGTACTTCGGTTGCAACGTCTTCAGGATGCGCGGCGGGTAGCCCCGGTTCTCGTTGAAGAACTCCTGCTTCCGCCCCGCATTGTACTTTTCGACGGACCCCCAGTAACGACGGGGATCGTCGCCGTTTCTTGCCGCCACTGCCTTGTCCTTGGTCACCCATCCTGCGCCTCCGTTGTAACCGGACAGAGCGAAGGCCATGCGGTCGCACTCGGTGATGCCCTCGGTGCGGTCCCACAGGTGCTTGTCGTAGCGCACCAGAGCCGACAGTGCCCACGTCGGGTTGTAGGGTTGGTGAGGGCCGAGGTCAGGGTACACGTCGTCAATCCAGTCCGCCGTGGCGGGCATGAACTGCGCGAGACCTTGGGCACCCACGGGAGACCGCGCCTGCTCGTTCCACGCGCTCTCTTGGTGGACCTGTGCCCCGAAGACCGGAACGGGGGCGCCAAGCCCCCACACCGACTGCGCGGCACCCGTGATGGTCCTGCGGTACTTGCGCGCCGCAGGGGGCGCCAGATCAGGCGCCTCTTCCTGTGCAGATGTCTGCACGGGAGCTTTGGGTTCTGCTTTGGGAGGCGTGGGCGCCTCGGGGGTGCATGACACCAAGGTGGCAATTGCCACCACGAAGATGGCAATTGCCACTAGCCCCCGCAGGAGGCACGCTCTACAGACCAAGCGTAATTCCGAGAACGGTTCCCACATAGATCAAGGCCCGGGCAAGGATGCGGGCCGCGCTGTACAAGTCGCGGGTCATGTAGGGGTCGAGACGCGCCTGCGCGCCGTCCCTGAACAGGGAGCGGTCGATCCAGTAGGCAACCACTGCGGCGACGGTCACCATCGAGAGCTTGTAGAGGACCACGGGGAACTGCTGCGGCGAGACGTGCACCACTGCCGACAACAGCAACGTGGCAATCACCATCCAAATCCACAGCCGGGGCAGATGGTCGAGACCTTTGCGGACACGTTGGATCACTTGGTTGTCCCCCGCTTGAGTGCGTCTTGGTGATTGAGCAGCGTTTCCAACATGAAGGTGCGGTTCCGCAGGTCTTCGAACTCGCCTCGCGTGATGCGCGGGGTCTGTTCGATGATGGTCAGCCGCTTCTCCTGCTGATCGTTCATCTGCCGTTCGTGAAGGAGACCTTCGACGTGGCCGTTGAGGATGTAGAGGCCCATCGAGAGGATGATGGTCATCACCGCGCCGAGGCCACTGACGGAGTAGGTGAGCATCTTCTGCATCCCCCGCCCCTGCGCGAACAACTCAATCTCGTCCCGCACGTGCTTGTCGAACTCTTCACGGTGCTGCTTGAACTCTTCGACGTGAGCGTGGAAGCCCTCTGCGATGGCTTCGGTGGCGGTAGTGTTGGACTCCAAGGCCCGTGTCATCTGCAACATCACGGAGAGCATGGCTCGCTCTTGCGGGGTCTCCGCAGCCTTCAGCAAATGCAGGATGTCCGCATTGGGCGTGCCATTGTTGTTGTTGCCGTTCTCGGACATGAGGTCTCTCAGGATGTTGGTCATGGGCCTCCTGTGATAGAAGCCATGCCATCATCCTACGGCTCGCCCGAGAACCGAACAAACTCAGGCCGCTTTGCCGCCGAGGTAGTTGATCACTACAGTTTCCTCGGCCAGATCGTAGAGGATCGTGACCGGATGGATGTCATCCACCGCCGTCAACGGCACGCTGTCCACCACGGTGGTGAGCGGGGTGTACCGCACCAACACCGTGGGGTTCGCGGAGGGCGCGAAGTTGACCACCTTCACCGTGCCGACCGTGAAGGTGACCGTGACCCCGAGCAGGGTGCTTGGCGTCGAGGAGTCGGCGCTGCGCCCGCCCTCGATCAGGGTGAGGACGGTGCCGAGAACGACACCGGCCACCTCGGCGTTCGATGCTGCGCTGCCCGGGATCAGCGACGCCGTGACCGAGACGGTGCCGCCGACCGCGAGGATGGTCGAGTCCGCCATCCCCGGCAGCAGGGTGGCGGTGGCCGGAAGGAGAGCGCCATCCGCCTGCGACGCCGCCTGCCCCGCGCCCACGGTGCTGAGGGTGGCCGTGCCCGTGAGGGTGACGCCCCCGGCGCTCCCGTTGACCTGTGCCTGCCCCGTGATGAGGCTTGCCGTGTCGGCGATGGTGGTGCCCGCCGCCGTGGCGTTGACCTGCGCCTGCCCCTCAAGGAGGCTCGCGGTGCCCGTCAGGGTGACACCGGAGACCTCGATGCCCCCGAAGCCCGTCCCGGCGATCAGGGAGGCCGTGTCCGTGAGCGTGACGGCGGTGGTGGTACTGGTGGCACTCGCCTCCCCGGCGAGCAGGCTCGCGGCGTCCGTGAGGGTCGCAGCCCCCACCGAAGAGGTCGCCGACGCCGCCCCGATGGTGCTGAGGCTCGCGGTGTCGGTCAAGGTGGTGCCAGAAGCCTGCGACGCGGCCTGCCCTGCCCCCGCCACGGCGATGGAAGCGGTGTCGGTGAGGGTGACACCCGCCGCCGTGCTTGCGGCCTGCCCTGCGCCCGGGATCAGGCTCGCCGTGTCGCTCAGGGTGGCGCCGTTGGCGGTGGCGCTGCTCTGCCCTTCCGCCGTGCCCGCGATCAGGGACGCTGCGTCGGTGAGGGTGACCGCCGACGTGGTGGAGTCCGCCGAGGCGGCGCCCGTCGTGCTGAGAGAAGCGGTGACCGAGACCGTGGCGCCGTTGGCTTCCGAGCCACCGTAGGCCGTGCCCACCGTGGACAGCGTGGCGTTGTCGGTGAGCGTCGTGCCCGCAGCCGTGGAGTCCGCCGTCGCCGCCCCCACCGTGCTGATGGTGGCGTTGTCCGTC